CCACACAGATGTAGAAGTAGAAGTAGATGTAGAACGCCAACACCTGAATTGCAATAAGACACAGAAGTAGATTTCTCTACTCCTGTGCCTTATTTTTTGTGCGGTCTTTACTACTGTCCGCACTCTGCACACACCTTGCAACTATCCGGGCTGCAAGTGGTTCCAATTTCCACAGACACGGTTCCTATGCGTAACGTGCTCGCACAATTCCCGTTCTCTTTGTCCTTATCTGTCGATGGGGAAACGAAAATTATAGGCAAAGCCGCTTCATCTATCCCACCATAAGTAATAGCAAATCCCTTTCCATGACTCTGCCGCTCAACTCTAAGCTCATTCACACCGTCATCCAACACTATCAAATCCTTCTCACTATCAAACAACATGCCCATCACCCCTTACCAGAGAAACCATCCTTTGTTTCATGCCTGCATTATACCATACTACAGGTCATTTGTCAAGAGAAATCTACCCACATCCTACAACTTGCCCCCTACTCCCGCGCCTTATTTTTTGTGCGTTTTTGCTATACTATACAGATGCTTACCCTACCAGAACAACGTCTCCGTGCTCTGCAAAATCTTCCGGGCTAGTGGGATACAAGAGAGGGAACGCCCTGTATGTATCTGCACTCATTTCAAAAATGCGATTCTCCCCGTTCTTGTACTTGAACGTCGCACACACACTGCCACTTATCTGCCTAGAAGCGGACCAGCGCACACCTAGCCCACTAGCCATCATTACCCGCTTACGTTCTTCTCGCTCTCCGTAATCTGTCTTTGCTTTGGCACACCCACACCTTATGTGAGCCTCTTTACTAAATCTATCAGCGTACCCCTTCCGGCATCTTGGACACGCCGCTACTGGCGGACAATTGTTAAACGGACATTTGTAGTTACGTACTTTACCCGACGCCCCGCATATGCTACAACACAACAAGCCCTTTGAATCATAAATATTTCCCATTGTTTCTGCTCCCTATTCATCCATGTGACAAAGCAAATCAATGTCCTCATTACTGAACAACTCAGGCGCAAGCTTGCCTAGTGTACATGGAGTCCAGTACCTATCACGTTCAACCAGTAAACCAAGCGGCCCACGTGCCACCGACAACTCAGACAAACTAAAACACCCAAGCTCCTTTTTGAATCCATCCACAAGACCAAAAAACGTGTCCACACCGTCAAACTCTGTGGCATACCACGTCCAGGTCGAATCGGGCGTAAAAAACTTCACACGAATAACAGCCTGCGCACCAAGCCCTTCCTGACTATACAAAGCCGGTAATGCACGCCGATTTGCTTTCGTGAGTAACATCATCTTATTTTCACCCCCAAGAGTAACAAACTAAAGAAGGGGAAAGGTTAGATTCTGGAATGGCGCACACAGTATCCTAACCTTTCCCCCCCTATGCTACTGTGCCCCCTTTGGCTTACGCCGATAGTCGGGTGAGCCTACTGCCATGATATGATGCCTACCAAGCTCATGCCCGGCACCCCGAATACAATAGCCGCACACCTTACAACGATTCGCCCTACCCTCTCCGTCCATCTTAGGTCTGTACACCATTTTTACTACTCCTGTTCAAAGTACCCATCTCTGACTATGCCTACATTATACCATACTACAGGTCATTTGTCAAGGAAAATATCAAGATTTTCTACAGACACAATAGTTACATTACAATACGCAACACCCACAATAGGCTCCATTTTTGCAACTATTTCCCTTTTCCTATCTTGCTTACGGGCAAGCCTATATGCTTCAGCAGAACTAAGCATACTTCGTGATGCCATATCTATCCAACAAGGGCCAAATGGGCGCGTTCCATCGCCACCAGTCTCTCGCACAACAGCAAAGAAATCATCCCCATCGACACTTGCAACTCTTTCCTTAGTCCATGCCATTGTCCGTTACTCCCTTTCTTGACGACGATAACCATAACGTCCGTATTCTGCTGCCTCAAATAAAGCATCTTCTACATCACGAACCGCCCAATCAAGTGCATTATACATTTTCTTCTTCTCAGCACATACTACTTCCGCTTCTGCCTTATCAAGCGTAACAAAATGAGCAGTATTATCATACCCGACAATGTACACATTTTTCCCTTTGGGGTCAACCTTAGCCATTGTTTCTACTCCCTTCTTAATCCCCACTGACCTTCTTAGCTACTAGCCATGCTGGTATCCCCACAACGTCCATAGGCCCCATACCACGCGCCTGAACGTTGCACACTGACCGGGGGCACCATATGCGCTTACCTACCAGTGACTCGGCTTGTGCGTCCCCGCCCGACCTTACCAAAAACAAAACGGCCTTTGCAGTCTCTCGCTTTATGGTACCATAGACATTTACCAAATCTGCCATTGCCTTAGCCCCTGCAAGAGTAACCCTGCACAAATGCCATAGCAGCTTCCATTCCCTGCACAGTCCCCAACACACCCCTAGAAAAGAAATAATCGGGTATAGACCCATCTCGCCGCAAAGGGAAAAACCTGTAACACGGCGGACCATACTCAGAAACCCGCACACACACGGACAACCCCGCATCATACGAAGCGGCCACTAACCTTGTCCATTCCATCTTTATTCTTTCTGGCCTATCCATTGCCTTAGTCCCCACCGCCTATCAAATAAAAATGGATCACCAGCCGGTGCTCCATACCCGGCATTCGTGGCTAGCAAGGGGTAAAGGCCGGGATTTTCCCGGCCTTCCCTTGCGCCTGCCTTGTGGCTTGCTACTCAAACAGCAAACACACCCGACAGACTTCGCGCGACTCACTATGACGTTTCAACGTACTTCATGGCAGTACACAACAGATTATTGTAATCACCCGACGTTGCTTCCTCTTCAAAATCCTTTGCACCTTCCGGGTGTCCGGCCCGCCTAAGCGCTTTCATTACCCGCCCAATAATTGCAAATGCATTTCCATCTTCGCCAACAAGCTTTACTTCCACGTCCCCGTAAATCGGTTCTGCCATTTTCCTACTCCCTACTCAGAGTAACCGTCCCTTACTATCATGCTTGCATTATACCATACTACAGGTCATTTGTCAAGGGAAAAGACCAGGAATTGGCCCGGCCTTCCCTTGACGACGGCCCACTATCCGGTTGCGCTACTGGACCGTCTAGTGTGCAGGAGCGAGGGCAACGCCCTCATTGCATACTAGAGAGCTAGACCCTAGTACGCCCGTCGTTTCCTCTCCTAGCTCGAAAGTTATCGACCCTAGATATTCTCCCGCACCCTATTCCCTTTCTAATGTGTGTGTCCATGTACTCGCTGCATGGCCTTTGCACCCAATTGATTAGCTACCATAGTCCGCACCCGGAAATCCTCAGAATGCAGCAACTTATCTATTGCGCAATCATCGCAAAACCCGGCCCGGTCCCCATCCCAATTCGAGATTCCGGCCTTTCCTGCAACGTCCGTTACCTTAGCGGACAAACTCAACAATTGCGTTTCAAGGCGCTTGATCGCGGCCACCCGTTCCGTCTCCGCTGCCATATAATCACAAGGCATTTCCGTTGCTCCTATCCAGAGTATCCGTTCCTGACTATGAACGTATTATACCATACTACAGGTCAAATGTCAAGGGAAAAGGCCGGGGAAAACCCGGCCCCCCTTACTCCTAATCCCCTTCTCTTATCCGGGCGGGACGGGTAACATTTGTGGCCATTCATTATCATCGGCCAAGTACCCATGATAGGCGTTTGTCTCACCTGTTCCACAATCGTAAACGAGTATGCCCGCATCCCCATGACTATCATCATCTTTCGGCGGAATCTGCGCAAGGGGCGGAAACACACCAAGCGACAGATTACCCGGAATGTCAATATGAAATTGACCTGTCAACCGAGCAACGCTATATGATAAATCCCCCTGCCGCATACCGGGAATGGCATCGCGTAACATGCTCAGTGCTTCGGACCCGCGCCAATGAACATATACTGTGCATCCGATTTCGTCACCATTCTTTACACTAATCAAGCACCTATCACCCATTTTCCTACTCCCGTCTAGAGTAACCTACCCATCCCATCATGGAATACATTATACCATACTACAGGTCATTTGTCAAGGAGAAAGGCCGGGAAAATCCCGGCTTTGCGCCTTAACGGTTTATCCGTTCAATCGGTATAAGCTCATCTAACTTATTCCGAACACTGTACGCTGCATTGATCTGGTCATTACGTTTGAATACCACTGTTCCGTCTTGTAGCATCGACTCTGTAGGACTGCTATCAAGCACAGTATCAGAGAATAGCGCGTCACTAACAAGTCGATCTAACACTTTAACTTCTTCCAGAGTCAATTCCAAGACCAATTTGTCAATACTCATTTTCCTACTCTCGTCTAGAGTAACCTACCCATCCCTATCATGCCTGCATTATACCATACTACAGGTCATTTGTCAAGGGGAAAGACTAGCAAAAAAGCATTCCGAAAGCCCCCTCTCATTTGGATTACAAGATGCCGCATTTACATTATCTATTGCAACCACTGGCCAATGTCCCGATCCTTCTGGCAACACCATTTCAATCGCATCTTCTGGAGTATCCGCTCGCACCACCTTGCGAAATAATTCCAACATCTTGCCCTTGCTCCGTTCTACTGTATGCGACACAATAAACTTTTTGACTGCCATCACTTACTCCTTACATTTACTAAATTGTAGCGTCTACTAACTCCCTACGGACCCGTTGCAACTTCCACCTTGATAGCCCTAAATACTGTGCAACCAGTACCGGAAATGTCTTGCGCTTGTTGCTAGTGTCCCTACAGATAGCCTGCAATTCCGGCGGTGGGTCAAGCGCACACTGCAAGAACGCTTCCGCCCTATCACTTAGTGTGCCAGTGTCATGGCGAAAGAACAACGCTACGTCCCGCCCATCCCGTGAGATACGCACCGGCACGTCTGAACACGTCAAAGCGGTCACTACCGGCCCTACATCGGGTAATGCCTGCACACTGCGTAGCATAGCCTTTCGCAAAATATTATGAAACTGCCTAATTAGACACGTATTCAGGTAGGTATTAAATGTGGCTTTCCCGCTTGGATTCCACGTTACCCTCACCCTATGCAGTACTATATTCCCTTCACTGATTAAATCGTCCAGCGACCAGATACCACGTCTTGTACCCATTTTTCGTAAACAAATCTTTGCCTGTATTTCAATGATTTTATCAGCCGTTACTACCTTTGCCATACTTACTTAACCTTTCCACACACAGTACACCGCCAATAAGTAGCGTGTTCCTTTGGCTTACACTCATTATGAACACGCATACCTTGCCCGTACCGCTGATCCTGCCATTTATGCTTACATGTACATTGCCGTATCATGCTCAACACCTTTCGCCCGTCAAAGAAAGGAAAGGGCGGGTTTCCCCGCCCCACTATTTTTACCTACACTGGCGGCATTTCAAAATCATCGGCCAGTTCATCAACATCCGCCGGTACTTCGGCGTCTGTATTCTCCCCGTTGCCATTTTCCTTTTTCCATGCTGCCAGTGCTTCCTCATCTATATGGTTCCCCACACCATCATTCTTGTGTGCAGTCACCCCCGCGTAATAGTCCACATAAGCCGTGTCACGTTCGTCTGGCATCATTTCGATGCCGTCTGGCGCAACATAACCGGGCAACGAGAACTCTTGATTCAGGTCAAGAGTAATTTCCGCAAAGGCGATTCTTGCGGTCTCAACTTCCGCAATTTTTTCATCCCAAGCGGCCAATTCTTCGCCCGCTTTCTTGCTCGCCCGCGTAATTGCCCGTGCCGTTTTCTTAGCGGCCTGCATGGCGCTGGAAAGCTTACCAGCGGTCGATGCCTCGAACATCGACTCTATACCGGCGGCCCCCCGCATTGTGTCTCTGAGCGCCTTGACGTCCGCCCGTTCAATGGCATCCGCCATTTTGTTAAGCGTTTGTTGCGCACTAGAGATAATGGCGTTTGCTGCCGATCCTTCGTCGCCAGCAAGCAGAAACGTTATGAACCCGCCCGAAATGCTGGTAAACTTTGACGTGGAATTATGCAGATTGATAATTGTACGCGCGGCGCTAATCGCTTCCTGCAATTCCGCCCCCCTGGACATCGGAACGTACGTCCCCGCGTACACCGAATAGCCCAAACTTTTGACACCATTTTTGGCGTCAAACACGGCCTTTGCAACGGCCTTGTGTTCGTCGACATTGGCTATACGCTTGTTAGTGTGCCAGTCACCCGTAAGCACTCGGTCAACGTCCACAACTTCGTTGCGGTCGCTAACTTTCATACTCACACACCCGTGATTGTGAATATCCGCCACAACCAACCATCCCGATTTCAAAACTGCACTAGGTCTAACAGTTCCCATTTTCCTACTCCCAGCTAAAGTAACTTGTCCATCCCTTTCCCATCATGCCTGCATTATACCATACTACAGGTCGTTTGTCAAGGGGAAAGTCGATCATCACATACTGGCGTAATGTACTGAATAGTCGGCATTATCCGAGCAACGCCAACAATTGTCTGCCCTTCCGAAGGCCCCGACTCCTCTTCGTCAATTACCAAAGCCGTTCTAAGAGCGAAGTTTTCGCTAACATAGCTTTTTGCTCGCATGTCCACACAGCACACGCCAGTTTCGTCTATCCGGCGTACTACTACAAAAAAATCAACCATAGCAATCTCATCCACCGCAATCTTTTTTTCATCGCCCATTTTCCTACTCCCGTCTAAAGTAACTTCGCCCTTCCCATCATGCCTGCATTATACCATACTACAGGTCAAATGTCAAGGGAAAAGGCCGAGCTTCCTCGGCCCCCCTTGCCCCCATTCAGGACAAATCAAACTCCGGCGTACCGTTACCCGCAACTTTCTTAGTTGTTGCAGATCGGGCATTGCCGTTTGCCCATTCCATCAACTCACCAATTTTGGTACTCTGCGAGCGGGATATGGGCACCATCTGTTGCAATTCTTGTACAACCGATTCGGTTGTAACCGGCGCGTCATTTTCGTACTGTGTATACAGTGCGGCCTTGATCGCCGCTTCTATCTCTGCGCCCGTGTACCCATTCGATTGCTCTGCAAGTACTCCAGCGTCCACGTCCCCACACTGCGCAAACTTTCCTGAAAGCACCTTAGCGATTTCCGCCCTTTCTGTAATATTTGGGAGATTAACAAAGAATACATCATCCCATCTTCCGGCCCTCATAAACTCCGGCGGCAACTTGCTCACGTCATTAGCCGTCGCTACCACAAAAACACTCGCTGTGCGCTCTTGCATCCAAGTGAGAAATGTAGCGAATACCCGTTGGCTAGTGCCCGCATCGCCCTCTGCGCCAAAACCCGATTTTTCGATTTCGTCAAGCCACAACACACAAGGTGCAATAGTTTCCGCTATTTGCAGCGCCGTCCGAACCGTTTGTTCTGACTCCCCTACCCATTTACTGAACAAGGCACCAATGTCAAGACGCACAAGAGGCACACCCCAAGATGCCGAAACACACTTAGCCGTCAAGCTCTTGCCACAACCGGGCACGCCCACCAGCAACACGCCCTTTGGTGCGGGCAATCCATACTCGCGGCCCGCTGGCGTAAATCCTGCATGTCGCTTTTTGAGCCACGACTTTAGCCCGTCAAGCCCACCAACATCGTTCATGCCATTTTTATTCACTTCCTGCCATTCAAGGCCCGTATCCCTAATCGCGTTTTTCTTTTCCTCTGCAATCAAGGTGGGCTCAAACCGCTTCAGCGATACAAGCGATTTTGCCAGACCGATAGCCACCTGATTACCCGTCAAACCCACTGCAGCGTCAATAATTGCTTCTCTGTTTCCATTCTCAGCCGCTTCCTTTTTTGCACTTTCAGGTGCAATTTCTAGCAAGCGATCCAGAATCTCGGACAGTTCCCCGCGATCCGGCAATGGCCATGCGATTTGTGTGCAGGGCAGTCCCGACTCTGGCGGTGCGGTGTCGACTACCACTACCTGCAATGCGGACGGTCCTGGACGTGCCGGTATGTAACGGTTAAGGTCTTTTGTTTGTCTCAGAGTAATCGGATCGGAAAGCCACTGTGACAAATCCCGCATAATAAGCGCAATTCGCTGATCGGATGCAAGGCAAAACTTTATTGCTTCCGCTGGCGATTCGCTTTGGGGCTTAACAGATTTTCCGTCAATGTCGACAATGCCCCCGGTAACAGACCAAAGCCACACCTTATAGTTCAATTTAAGGCAAACGCTAGTGACTGCCCGTTCTACGCGCATTTCCTCAGTAGTAGTTGCCCAAATCAAACCCGCCTTTGAGCGCATAGCAATTTCCAAATCCTGAATTGCCCCGCGTTTCAGATCATCAACCGTTACCATTCTCCTACTCCCATCAGAGTACCCGCCTTGACCATGCCCGTATTATACCATACTACAGGTCATTTGTCAAGAAAAATATCCATAAGCTTTCTATTTTTATTCCGCACAATGAGTTTTGCACACGTCCGGCAGTAATGCCCGACAACACACTGTTTTGTTGACAAAGGGGCGTCATAAAGAACCCAAATACCCTTTAACACTTTTACGATATACTGTGGATAAACACCCCCCTGCATACGCCACCATGTACCACAACTATCGCACCTAATAAAATCACATGCGTCTTTTCGTGCCACTTTTTCCATCTTTACTTGCTCCTGTAAAGCCCGCTGTCCCTTGCTTCCATGCCCGTATTATACCACAGCATAGACAACCTGTCAAGCAAAAAACTTTTTACTCCAAAGATGGTAAAAATAGCTACTTACAATCTACCCCGTCCTGTGTGTATAATACTCTGAACACACAAGCACCAACCAGCCCCACATCTTACAAGGCAATTATGGTGCAACAAAGAAAATATAAGATACGCACCATAAATAGTAATTGTGGTGCAATAGTGTAGTTGCAGTGTAAATAGAAAATATTGCGCAACAAATAAGATACAGGATGTGCCTCCCAAATTTTTTCACACACACACGATGCCACACAAATGTAGATGTAGAAGTAGACGAGCGCGATACCTCACAAATGTAGATGTAGAACCACACACCCAAATTATTTACTCCACATCAGGTTGCATCAACTCAGGATGATCCATTTCTATTTTACGAACATACCCCTTAACACCCATAGTACCATTTAGTATTGCATGTCTTGGAACTGCTTTACCAGTACACCACCTATGAACTGACGCCCACGTAACACCTATCTCATTAGCAACATCCTCTTGTGTGTGACCTACTGCTTTCCTAGCCCTATCAAGCCTCTCAGGTGTAAACTCAAAATCATCAATATTCCTATCTACTCTCATAATTGTTCCTTCCTATACAAACCCTAAACTACTTATCCACCTTTTGCCATATAACCCTACGCGACCCCAAACATTGCACTTGTTCATATCCTTCCTGCAACGCTGTTTGAAATGTCAAATGGTACCCAATAATAGTAAATACCAACACAAAAGCTAACGACATAATAAATGTAACAATAATTACCAACCAAAACTTTTCTTCACTATTCATTACTTACCTCTTTAATGTTAACGGAGCACGCACGATTGGAAACAGCCACGCTTTCTCAGTCTGCCCACGTAACTCAAAGTCTTTGGCACAGTCCGCGCACAAGGACATTGCACCTTGTTCCCCATCATCTCCTGATTCTTTTTCCACTGCAATAAATACGGGAAGCTTACCACATTGCCTTGGCGGAGAAATCCCAAGAGTAAACGGACTACTACCAAACCATCGCTGACAATGTAATACGTTAGTAGGATCAAGCTTATCCATTACTTATCTCCTAAATATAAAAAGAAACTACTTTACGAGAATGCACCCAAGGACGACGCCAAAAAAATGGTACAGGCACCGCAACCAATAACCTACACCATACTATACCCATACTCACCTGCCACATCGACCCGTAATCACAAATTGATAATACACACCATTCATGCACAATGGGATGAAAAGAAAAGAACAAACTACCTCGTACATTAAACAAATTCAAATACCATACCCCTGTACCACCACGACCCCAATCAAAAAATAATGAAGTAGCCCGTGTACGTGTTCCTTCTACATCCAAACCTTTCGACACAAGAAGCTGCTCAAACTCTTTACGATCCATCATTAGTGTAGCCATTACTTACCTCTTTCCCCCAACGACTCAGTTAATGCATCCATTGCACGCGCCACTAGACCCACCACATGCCCCTTACGTATCCAACCCTTAACCTCGGCATAGGCAAGAGCCGTCTCTAACGGACCATCCTGACGTAACGATACCGAGTAATTGCCAACTTCGAGACCTCCCGTTCCATCATTCACAATCTCAACAACAGCCAAATTCATACCAGGATTATCCTCTCCGGGTGAGTATAAATCAATCATCACTCGCAACATCACCAGTCTCCTCTCCAAACCATTCACATAACCAATCACATAATCCACAGATCGCTAGCATCACTATCGGAATCACAGGAAGCAATGCAGCTATTAGAATCTGCCCCGAAGTCAAATCCTCACCCTGCATCGCCAGTCTCCTTTTTATAACTCATTTTTCTTTTCTACAGTATGGCACTACCCCATTCAAACCATAAATATACTGTGCCCCATCTATATACAACTTAACGCACTTAGGGGCTGGTTGCCCAGGAACAAGGGGCTCTGTACTCGTAACAAAGCATGACTCAGATTCCAATTTAGGCTCCGGAGCCAACGTATACCCACTAGTCATAACACAAGGCCACCACCGACCATGAGCATTATCATATTCAAATTTTTCCGTTGCCCCATTCCACCGACAGGGCGCTTCCTCATACATCACATTACCCCCACCTTTAGCTACCAACACAGCCTCCCCCAACGTCATAATACCAACTCTTATATCACTCGGTACTGATTCCATATCAGGGGTAAGCAAATTCCAACAATACTCTTTACTATGTGTACCATCCCAAGAAGATTCTATTACCCACTTTGCTTCTACAACACCAGCAACCAAAACTTCAAATATATCCTCTGTGTCCTTACACTTACGATGAATAGCAATAGTACTAGCATTATACGCATACGCCCCACCTGCCAAAGCTATCTTCATTGTCTCACCATTCAACATTTTACTTACCCCCATAAACAAGAATAAGAGTAATAATCACCAGACCAAACCCAATGACTGCATGAAACGTAGCACGCGGAATATCATCCGCTATCAAACAACAACAGGCCACTACAATATTACCCAAAGCAACAGCCATACCAGTAAGCACTATTGGTAGTAATATGTTCATATTTTCTACCTTTCTTTTATGTAATTCGCTTATTGCATCTACGGGCCACATTACGTTGAGCTTCCTTCTTACGATTCCTATGCCTTCTTGTTGGTGGAGGCATTCTCTTTCTTTTCATTTTTCATTTCCCCCTCAAATATTAGGCCCACTATCCTCCCAAATCGCCACGCCGATCAACGTCGGTAAGGAAACAACGCGGCCAAGACGGCATACGGACCCGCCCGTTCTCGTTCAGCGAATCCTCAACCTCCCGTATGGCCCACATTGCAGTTAACACCCCGGAAATATTCCGGTTGCCCACAGCTTCCATCAAGGAACGGTGTGCCTCAACCAACTTACACAAAAGATGAATCGTCCTATCACTCATTTGTAATCCCTCCCAATTGAATATGAGCGCCCTACATTTCACGAGGCCCCCTTTGTCTGCGTGTGCGGCTTGGGATGGCCGGATTCGAACCGGCGATGCGTGTTGACGAAGCACGCTGATTTCGAGTCAACGTAGCTAGCGTGATCCGGGTTTGTCCACTTCCCCACACCCCATGCCGCACGCTTCACAATGACGGGCACTCCTTGACGCTGTCCACCCTCTTCCCCTGAGTGGGTGCCGGCGCGACAGTCGCAGCGGGCCATTACCTTTCTCTATCATGCCTGCATTATACCATACTACAGGTCATTTATCAAGGGAAATCCAGTCTACTTTCGCTTTCTGCGCCGTCTAACTATAGGCTGTACATCAACACTAACATTTTCTCTACGCCTGCGCCGTCTAATTATTGGCATAGCTATAGACTTCTCTGATTTCACTCTCTCCACTACATCGAGATCAAACGGCACAAATGAACTACCATCATTTATTGTTTTCTCATTCACCCATTGCTTGTACTCTACTAAAGTATTGAATCCCATAATCCTAACATAGATTAGAGCAAGGTCTTTATTTTTCATAAACCGTCTACTTCCAGGTTCACACCGAATATGCCTAACCTTACCCCCTGGGAGACGAGTACCTACCAACTCAATGCAACCAGTAATGCGACTGATCCGTCTACCTACAGGCTTACCACACACGTAGCAAATCTGTTTTTCTTTCAAACTTTCGGCAATTTCCAAATTAGTCATTTTCGCCATTTATTTTTAATCCTTTACTTCCCATTGCCATTCACCCGTAGCATGGTCATATCCGGCAACACCTTGTTCTATGGCCTGTGTTTCCATATTTCTTTCCCCCCGATTTATACCCACAGCCGTGCCAATAAAAAAACCAACAACACCCATAATCACACCTATCACAATTATAGCACCCATATCCATATCATCCATTATCACTACTCCTTTTAGAATTTAGATTACGTACCTTCCTGCCAACCTGCCATGTAATCCTTCTGCCGCGTAGTCAACTTATCAATGTCAATACCCATTGTCCCTAACTTCAACTCAGCTACCAATTTGTCAATGTGGATAGGAACGGAATAGACACCTGCCTTGGGTTCAAATTCCGTTCCCAACTCCTTAGTATACACAGCGTACTCCGACGTTAACGCCTGCACAGCGAAACTCATATCCATTACAGACGATGGGTGCCCCTCGGCAGCGGCCAAGTTCACAAGCCGCCCCTCTGCAAGAAGATAAATTCTTGTACCATGACCTGTCTCATACTCTTCTACGTTCTCTGCCTTCACTTCAAAATCATTCGACATTTCTACAAGATCATCAATATTTATTTCAACATTGAAATGACCAGAGTTTGCAACTATCGCACCATCTTTCATCCGAGAAAAATGCTCTCGCCTTATCACATCAGCATTACCCGTCACAGTCACAAAAAGATCACCGTCCGGGACTGCTTCTTCCATCGTAGTCACTCGGAAACCATCCATAACGGCCTCCAACGCCCGCAACGGATCAACTTCCGTTACAGTAACATGAGCACCCATACCCTTCATACGACTAGCAAGGCCACGCCCACACATGCCATAACCAGCCACCACAACGTTCATTCCGGCTATCAGCGCACCCGTGCAACGTATAATACCGTCGACAGTACTCTGTCCAGTACCATAGCGATTGTCAAACAGGTGCTTGGTCATTGCGTCATTGACAGCGAACACAGGAAACAGAAGCATACCTGCACTCTCCATAGCCCGCAAACGATTCACACCTGTAGTAGTCTCTTCCATACTAGCTATTACATCAGTAGCCAATTCTTTACGTTCGGACAGAATAGCCGTCACAAGATCAGCACCATCGTCTATTGTAATATTTGGCTTATTGTCCAGTACACTGGTAATATGATTGTAATAAGTTTCATTTGTCTCACCATGCCGTGCAAATACAGGTATACCCCAATAATCCACCAACGCCGCAGCCACATCATCCTGTGTACTAAGGGGATTTGACCCACACAGTACTATGTCCGCACCGCCAGCCTTCAAAGCCCGTGCCAAATTTGCAGTCTCAGCAGTTATATGCAAACAAGCCGAAATCCGCAAACCGGCAAACGGCCTCTCTGTCTCAAAGCGATCACGCACCATAGCCAAAACCGGCATGGACTTATTTGCCCACTCGATTCTTCGCAAACCACCTTTAGCCAACGACATATCCTTTACATCGTACTTACTCTGTTCCATTTTAATTATACTTTCTATGTCGATTAGGAGAATTCAAAGCCCGACGCAACCTACGTCGGAAGTTTTTAAGAACACGAACAGCATCAACATCAAAAGTCTGACCAGAATGAACATAAAAAATATCACTACAAGCATCAACAATTTCATTAAACATCTCACCCGATACACCACTACATCTACGCTTAAGTATACATTGGTGGCACCCATATTCATTACACAGCGGAAATGGCTCTTCCCCCAAAAACTCACTTTTGCGAATACTTTTTACTGTAAAAGCCTCAAGAAGCTTTTCAATATCACCCTTCTTAACCCTAATTCTATCCTCAATCTTTCTACCAAACATTCCAATCCACATTTTTATTTCCTTTCCTTATTATGAATAATACACACCTGTTCACCAATAGCATCCTGGACCAAACGCCCATGCTCCACAGACAATCCAAGCCCACCCCGACCCGTCCCCGTCAAGAATCCCCAACCACGTACATCAAATATCCGTGTCACACTTCCTTTGTGCATAATATAGATAAACCCACCCATCTTATCAAACTGCCATTCAACATTCATTACACAATTGAAAGCCTCAGTTTCCCCAATCACAATTATTTACTTTCCTTCCTTAGATTCAGGAGAAAACATACGCCCACAATCCCTACATCCACTCCAACCATCATTAGAGGACCAACGACGATTAGACGGATGAGAACACCTTTTCCTTCGCTCACACATAAGCGTTTCTATCAGACCCGTTTTATAGCACACAAGACATTGACCTTTTTGACGACCACCAGCATACCACTCACGAATACGCGAATGATCGCATGTCTTTTGATTCATAATTATTTTACCCCTATGACTTTGGAACCAACTTCCTCAAACTCAAACTTTCCAAAGTTCTTTCAAGGTGATTCCTAGCAGTATATGAATCAAATATTAAGTCTTGCTCCAACCTACCAGCCGCAAAACCATGCTTAATCCCAATAGACAAACTCATCCTAACTCTACGATCAATTTTAACGGCATCATCTACTACATCCTCCAACTCAGTAAGCAACTTACTAGCACGCCGATAAAATCTTTCCACATCATTTTCTATGTAAGCCATTTTCCAATCTCCCATCAAGAGTAACCATCCCTTACCATCATGCCTGCATTATACCATACTACAGGTCATTTGTCAAGGAAATTCTGGCTCAAGGTCTATACCAAGTTCCTGCAAATGATGAAAAACATCTGTCAACTTTTCCAAAGGAATATTAAACTTCACTTGTATCTCAGTACCAACCGGACGGACAATCTTTGTTACGCCCCCACTACTACCAAGTCGATCAGCAATCTTAACATCTACTATAACCTTGAAATCAGCCGCTGCTTGTTCCTGTGTTTTCTTCTCTGCTTCCTTCTTTGCACAACGCTCCGCATGGTCAACACGCTGCTGAATAGACTCACGAATCTTTTCCCAATTAAACGAACCATCCTTTCGCATTGGAAAACTTTTATGATTAAAAACTCTACGCCTCCCATTTCGATAAGAACGATTATACTCAGTAACCGGCTCCAAAACGATACGCTTATTGTACGACTCATAATGGAACCAATGATTAGCATTTGGAATATCGAAAACCTTCTCTCTTATAATTTCTATCAAAGCATCCTCAATAACAGCTTCTACTCTTCCTTTTTCCTCTACTATAGCTTCAGCATTCGCACTATCAAGTATTCGCTGCATTGCCTTATAAGAATAACCAATACGATTTTTCTGCACAATAGCATCCCGTATTATACCATACGACAATTCAACATCAAGAAGTTCAAAAAGATTTCTAACCACTTCATACTCACTCTCTGCCTCAACTCTATCCCCCTCAAATTCTGCAATATAATGTTCTTCTACAATAAGAAAACCATTCCGACTTTCCGGTACATACGTAATGTCTATAGAAATACGCTGCACACCATCTGATCCCATTACCATAATAAAGCCCCTTTCTTTTGAGGAACCTAATCCCGCATTATCTATAGTATTATACACCTAACATATGTCAGTTTGTAAGCAGAAAAAGAAAAACCCCGTGACTTTCTCTAACTAGCCACGAGGTTTCTCAACTTCATCACTCTGCTCAAAATGCAACATTTTTTAGTGTTGGGCCTACCAACTTACGTGAGTTCACATTTTCAATCCCCCTTGATTACACTCCCTTATCGATTATCCGCACTTCCATATTTCGGAAGTAATTCCTACCCCTACAAGGGGCACCCGTTCATACTCGACACTCTATTATACACCTACCTATAACCAATTTGCCAACGAATTCCAAGAAAAACACCACACCAAGAATAGTAAAAATATCTATTGCATTCATATAGAGACAGCGTGTATAATACTCTGAACACACAAAATACACCATACATAAACAAATATAGTGCAACAATTGAAATATAAAATACGCACCTTAAATAGTAATTGTTGTATAACAATATAGTTGCAACTCAAATATAAATTATTACACAACAAGAAAAATATAAGAAATCTCACGCGCTCACTCACCCGTACGCACAATCCCATACAGAAGTAGAAGTAGATGTAAATGTAGAACTTTTCAATCAAATATAATCAGCATCATCTATCATAGCATAAAGCGCATCCTTACCCAACGTATCAGGGTCTTGCCCAACCGGAAGTCTCAGCACCTTCACTTTTGTAAACAACACTATGTCTCTAGCAACAGAAAGACTTTTAATATATGCATCAGAATCCCAAGCAATCACAACCTCTGTCACATCATGTGCGCAAATAACACATTTCTGAAGAAACGAAATATTAGTTCCAAATGTAGCACAAGCCTCATCCCCAATTCTCCACACATCCAATGGCCCCTCAACAAGAATCATCCTGCCGCCGCCACTCCACTTGTCCAAACCGTACAAAATTCCACGCTTGCTTAAACTGCCCATCGTATTAACGTACCTAGACCTATCCACACCAGCAAGAAGGCAGCGCCCCACGTAAGCCACCACGTCATTATCATCCCGTATAGGTAGGATGAGACGTTGAGACCACTTATCACCGGATAGGGGCGCATAGCCTGCTTCATACTTCTCACACAATTCAAATGTAAACTCACGTAAAATAAGAAATTTACAAACCAAAAAAGGTATTCTATCCCCATCTATTGGTCCTTCGTAGGGCACGTACTCATTGATTTCCTCAACTTCTTGTAATGCATCAACATCCTTCTTTTTACTTAATATTTCAGTAACGGCACTTACTACATCCACGCCCTCATACCGCATTTCATCTTCAATTGCGTCCTCAAAAGCTTCCTTACTCATTCCATCCAACAACTTTGAAACAAGAATCCAAACCGGGCCTGCTTTCCCGCATCGCCAACAAGTAAAATTACTACCAGTGTCCAAAAATATTCCTAGATGATACCCGTCCTCATCATTACACCAAGGACAGCAAACACCGATACAGCGTTGAGTTATATTTTTATGAGAATCCACCCAATCTATGCCATTTTCATCAAAGAAGGCTTTTACTCTATCTATTCTCGCCATATTACCTTACCCCTCTTCTTTTTATAAGACACAAAGAATGATGATAAGCAACATTCAACCACGCAAGAAATTCATTCTCCGTCATTGCCTGTTTAGCAATATTACAATTTTTACAACATGGTACACAATTATCTATAATATAGCCTTTAGTATTATCGCGTCGATCAACACCATTAAACAAATGCCCTAGTTTTCTTTGGTAAGGACTTTGTGGTAACATAGATGGTTTTGCACCACAATAATAACACGACTGCTTGACCAAAGAAGCAAATTCTTCAAGTGAAATAGCAAATTCAATTTTACGCCTTTTAGCACTTCTTTTATAACTATTCCAAATTGTGCGTTCTGCGGCAAAAACTCGTAAATGCCCACATCCACAACTTTTCGTAACACCACTTACAAGACTACAAGACCTCACACATTTTTCATTTCCACAATCACAGCGACAAAGCCATAGAATATTTCCTCCTTTATCTTTTATTATAGATTCAGTAAGCACAACCAATTTACCAAAACGCTGTCCAGTAAGTTCTTTACGTGGGCGCCCTTTCCTAATACACCCACAACTTTTCGCAATACCACGTCGAAGACTACCGGCACACACATATTTTTCAGTTCCACAATCACAACAACATAACCATAAAGTACTGCCGTTAACACTTTTATGTTCATCAAGCACAACCCATTTACCAAAACGTTGTCCGGTAAGGTCTATTATTTTACGACTCATATCATTCTTTCCCATTAACACGCGACATAAGATTTTTCACAAACCGCCTACGATACCCAAGTTTCATAACTATATGCAAAAAGAAATCAAAACCCTTCCATATCCACGGATATTTTGAACCGTAAGCAAAATGCTGAACATACGGATTTGGAATCCCCCGCCGATAGCACTCCGATATAATCAACCAATTGATCTTACAATTAGTTTTCAATGGACTACTCCGCTTCATTGACAACACACCCATAGAAGCCAACGCATGTCGTTTTGTCAAATCAGAAGTTGAGGACTTCAACTGCCTAAACTGCACACTACTATTTGAATCATTTTCTAATCGATTGCCCAACGTCACGCCATCCGCCTCTGTAACTCCCAACCATATATCCGTTGCTCCAACACAACCAGCAACAACTATCAACTCATTATGAATGATCTCAGAACAAGGAACACAAAATGTTTTAATAGGATTACACCACGTACTACCCAAGGCTTGCCGGTACACACAATTAAATAATTCCACTGCTGGACTCAACACCAACAATGGAACACCCAACGCATCACAAACCATGTTAGCATTTTCCAATGCAATTGGAGACTGATAACCAGTGTCCACAAACACACACAAAATATTAAGTTTTAACTTACAAAGAATGTAAGCTACCCAAGCACTATCCTTACCACCAGATAATCCCACTATCGTAACCGGAGAGGCGTCTGTAGAAATCACTGTACCGATCTCCCCTTATTTTATACTATAATTGCCAGCCTGCCGGTCCTTCAACTCTCCCAACTTACTCGAATTCCAACCCTTTATCTTAGCAAAATAACCAACTATGCGCGACACGTGGTCCACATCCCGCCCATTCTTAACAAATGTTATTACCTGCTTCCATTCCATATCACCCAAAACATCAGCCCGTACATGAACACACTGTTCATCAGTAGCATCATGTGGATTCGGCCAGTGCAGCCACCATCCATCATGCCCATCATAAATACCCTCTGCCCATAAAATACCAGAATTTTCACACATACTAATCAATTCATCTTGTGTCATAAATACTTTCTCCAAAGTCCCTTTAACCATATTTACAATTTCATTATCTTTGATTACTTCTTCGTCCCTGTCCAGTCTTTCGAGTAGTCGCACAACCCCCGCGACCTCTATTTGCTCTACGCCCCTGTCCACTCCCATCCCGCTTCGGAACTCCCTTACGTGCTGCCATTACTTACCACCTTTCACTTAATTTGGTCTATTAGCTACATTCATCTTATTCTACCACAAACGATAGACCAAATCACAGTCTCATACCTATCTTTCTTGATATAATATTCCGTATAAATTTACTAAACCTTACCCACAGCTTCGGACTAAAATATTCACAATCTCCTCTCAAATTCAAATCTGAACACAATAACAAATTTAAACTAAATTTACAGTAATCCCGACAATTGTACATGAAAACTGGACCCACTCCACTACACCGTCTATTCGAGTATTTACAATTTGAACATAACTTTTCTATCCTATTCATGTTCATACCTATTCTTCCAAATCCCCAATCCATACCTGTGTTCCATCTGGCAAAGTCTCCACCGCACCACTAGCTTTCCCGACAAACCACGTATCTCCATGTAAAACTCTCAATACGTGCCCCAAATTATTATCAATAACACTCCGATATGGCAACACTTTGCGCCTACGTAATGCACGCCGTGCGTATAACAAATCTCTATAAGCCCGCATCATTCGCTTTTCAGCACGCATTCGAGTCACCCCCTTTATAATTTAACAACACATACCCCATGTCACCTTACTCGGATGGGGCGGACCATATATTTCCGGGTTGGCATTATGAAACGCCCGACGTGTATAATAAAACTTATCATTACAACCATCACTAGCAACCGTCATTGGCCGCACCATATCACCCAAATCATCTATTTCCAACACCCCGACCGTACAACTACCAATCCCCTCTGGCTTAAAACTTCTCCACCACCTACAGTTTGAACACCGCTTCTCTGGTATATTCATATCCGCCATATCCATTTTTCACCTTACCCCCTTCTCCTCATAATTGTTATATAATTACGCTTTAATATGCTAATCACCCTCATTACACAATTTGTTCCAGTATGAAGTCCAACGCACCCTCGCCACGACCATTCTTTTTTTGACCACATAGGAGTAGTAGTATCAAGCCAGATTAAAAATCCTCCAGGAGCTACAACTTTTGAAATCTCTTTTACTGCTAATCTTTTGTTAAACGAAGGTGTACCATATATTTTACGCGCCTTATCATTGTAAGGCGGATCAGCTATAACAGTATTATATCTATGAAATGGCAACAAACTACCTATATCCATCACATCACCTACAACATCAGCCTTACGATCCGGGGATGAATCAAATGTTGTACCCCTTCCATCTATGACACCACCAGAGAAAACATGCAGCCTAGGTGTCTCAGGAAATAAAGCATAAATACGTTCAAGAAATGAATTCGGGTAAGAACCATACAACGGATTTATTCTTTTGTAATTATTGCCAATTAGCCACATCCCGTACAGTTTTTCGCCAGACACCTGCAATGGTGGATAGTCTGGAAAAGCTCTTACATAGTTATTTGCCCTATCAATTGCACGCATTTATTCCATGCCCCCTTCTGTAAGCAATATAAATATCATCGTAAATGCCGCCCCAATTGTTAACATGACTTTTTATTCTACTAACTTTCCATTTTTCCAACTCATGTGCAAAATTATCATCCCCACAACAACCATCCATTTCACCTATGTACACCATCTTTCTTCCATCACAATTCTTAAACATTGTCAATACATCATAACCAAAACTCTCACTATATGGTGGCCAGGACAATAACAATGTTCTATCCGAGTAATCCGCTATCTTTTCATAACTACCCTTTTCAACTTTATGCCATGCACCAATATTCGTCATTGTACTCCATGAATAATCATCAAAGCACTTTACATCTGTACCCATCTGTTCCAAAAGATACGCCAAATAACCAGTACCAGCCCCTATTTCAATAAACGGACCATGCTGTGCTATCTCACGTACATTTTCTTTTGTGTAAATGGTATACCCATAATTCTTTACGCCTTCTTCTCTTTGCCTAAATGACGTATGCGTAGGAAGATAGAAATTAACAATAGACCTATCTCGCCCCTCTTGTTTATTAAGCTCTTCCTCACACTTACGTACAGCAGCCACAAAAAACTCAAAATAAGGATTATCGAACTTTTTTTCTTCTTCGTTCAATTTTCTTCTCCGGCTCCAAAGGACCAAAAATATAACTCATAATATACTCTTCATTTATTTCATAACCTATACTATTTCTACCCAAATCCGAAGCAGCCTGCATTGTAATACAACTACCGGCAAATGGGTCCAAAACAAGTTCTCCAACAAAACTATACATCTTTATTAACCTATGAGGAATTTCCAATGGAAATGCTGCCGGATGAATTGATTGTCTCTGACCGGGTATCTTCCACATTCCTCTAAACCACTCGCTACGCTGCTTCTTAGTTAATATACTGTTATCCACAACCAATTTGTCAGTAGGTTTCCGCCATTTCCCAGGTTTTCTAAAAAGCAAAATATATTCATGCTCATACGTAACATGCCCGTCTTTTGGATAATAAGTGGACCCCATCCACGAACCACCACCAGTTGTTTTTGTAGTAGATATTTTATTCCATATAATATTGCCCATGAACAAAAAATTTGTTGATCTACAAATACCACAAATAACATCGGCATGTATTGGAACGACCTGATACTTCCCAAATACAGACGCCCTCAAAAACTGATCCCCAATAACAATTGCCATACGACATCCAGGTTTAAGGACTCGCTCGCACTCCATAAACACTTTAGTTAATGCAATTAAATACTCCTCATACGTCTGCCCACTACCTATTTGATGCCTTACCCCATAATCTTTTATTGTCCAATAAGGCGGCGAAGTCACAACCAAGTCTATTTGCTCATCCCCGATTTCAGGCATACTACGGGAATCACCAAATATAACCTTAATATGATTGCCCTTTATTTCACTTTTTAATTTTACCCTATTTATCATCTTTAAGATTATTACCTCTCACATAATCAAGAACTACTTGAGCTATTTGTTTTTTACTCCCAAGAGCCTGCATAATACGATAATCAATTGAATCATTTTCATCATTACCAACTAACAAATCAAAATACACACACTTACGAGTTTGACCGGCACGGTAAATGCGCCCCTCAGATTGCTCTCTGTGGATCATGTTAAAAGAATTTGAATAGTACACAATAGTTGACGCAAACTGTAAGTTAATACCCTCTCCCCCACATGCAGGATGGGCTACAAGAACACGTACATTTTTATCTTCTCTAAACTCCCGAATCTGTGCTGGTTTATTTTTTACTTCACTACGCACAGACTTAAAAGGAACTTTTAAGCGCCTCAACATTCCCTCAATCATACGACCCTCTTCAACAAATTGATGATAAATTATAAACTTACCATCTATTTCATCAATCAACTTTTCAAGTGCCCGTAACTTCGGATTGGAATTGAGCCTCTTTGTTACACCATCAACAATCAAAAACCCACCCGTTACTTGAGCAAGTTTTATACATAAAGTCATAAGGGCAGCTTGATTTTTTCCTGACTCTACCTCATCACGAGCTTTATCTATTAATTCATCCGTTAACTTTGCTTGTTCAGTTGTCATTCTAATATTTAAAGTCTCATAAGTCCGCTCTGGTAAATCAAAACAATCCTGTCTTTCATAACGAATAGTTTTATCAGAAACTCTACTCAATATTTTCTCTAATGATCCCTTTCTCAACACCCAATCAAACCCACGTTTCTTAAAATATGTGTTTACATACGCCCAATAGTTCGTTCCGAGAGTTGCACCGTTGTCTAGCACGCTAAACTCTGCCCACAAGTCCCTCTGGTCACGTGTAAGAGGAGTTCCGGTCATAACTATGGCATAACGAGCATGTTTCCCCAAAGCCCGGCACAGCAGCGTTACGAGCGCCTTAGGATTTTTACATCTATGTACCTCATCTACAACAATACAATCGTACATAGAAGAAAGTACGGCAAAATCATCCACAACAGTTTTGTTTACTTTCCGCCTCACACCCTTTTCAATCACAAGTTTTTGAACCTTCTTACCCCACAACGTTTGCAACCCCTCATAATTTATAATATGAAGTGGAGTATCCATATTCTGCTTCAACAACCGCTGTGCCTTAGTACCTGTCAACAAAGAATATTTAAAATCTGTATGTTCCTCTATTTGTTCTTTCCACGAATCTATTACAGGATTCGGACACACAACAAGAACATTCTTACACCCCCATATAGTCAATGCTGTATACAAAGCAAGCCACGTTTTACCAGTGCCCACGTCCAACCAATAAGCAACTTTTTCCTTATCTACACTCCAAACAAGACAACGAGCCTGATGCTCCATAGGTGAGGACAAAAAAGAAAATGGCTGTAACACATAATCAATAACCGCAGCATCCGCTGCTTTTATTGCTGCACTACTAACCATGTCATCACTCACTCCCAACTCCTTTTAGTAGATTCAGACCATAACACCATCTGACCTATTTGTGGGTATGTACCAATATTACACCTAGCCCCTTGTGGACCACTTCTATTTGCAACAACAACAATTGTAGATTCATTTTCTGCTTCTTGCTCATCTGTGCAACAAACAGCCAAAGCTATATCCACATTACCCGCTTTACGCCTATCATTAGCAAAATCTTTTATTGTAACATTACTCTTTTTAACTGCTGCATCCGGCACCTGTGTGGCTGTTATTACAAGAATATTACGTTCATCTGCCAATCGTTTATGATAAATATATGTTTCATTAAGTTGGTGCCGTAATTCTGTCCGAGAATTTATTGGCTTCTGAATATCTGCATAATCATTTATTAAAACATCTGGAACTATACCAAAACTTTCCAAATATTCAAGATACCTATCAACTTCTAACATATCTGCCATACCCATAGGATATTTTTTAATAACAAGCCTACCACCAAATCTAGTCATAATTCCACGAGCTTTACTAACTGCATCCTTATCAAATGTTGAACCCGGACGTATATCTTCTAAGTCAAAAGTACCACTATCCTGATCGAAAATCTTTACTGTTATTGACTCTGGCTCTTTAATACTAGCCAATGATCCTATTGCCATATCATAACGCTGTTCAACTTCCTCCAATGTCATTTCATGTGAAATATGCACTACAGTCAATCCACGCATAAGAGCGGTCACGCCCAAATGCACACAAGCCCACGACTTTTTACCCTTGTATGACCCCATGATACACACAAACTGACCACGCTTATACCCACCAAGGCTATCATCTATAGGGCTACCAAACCCCGTTTTCATTAAATATTCTTGCCTAGACCCACGCAACCTAAGAGGCAACTCATTTTTTAGATAGTCCAATCCTATCTCAAATGTTGGAATACCCGATTTTAAAGCCTTTGCCATTAAGGCTTCTGCTTCCTGCACATCCCCCCTAGAAATAAGCTCTGCAAACTTAATAGCTGATTGTTCTAAGGTGCGCTTGCGCACAAATGTAGAAATCTTTCCTACCACATAATCAATGTCTGGACTTGGTAATTTTCGTATCTTCTGAATATAATTAATATAAGACTCATGTTCTTCTTTTTTTTGGGAAAGAATAAACTCAACAACTTCTGTATGAAAATTATTTCCAGGTGCCTTTCTATACTCTTTATAATAATCAATACAAACCCTAAATATATTTGCTGCTATTCGCGTCCCCAAAAGTTTAGGGGTCATAACCGGAGGTAGCACCAACTTGAGAAACTCATCACTCTCTATAGCTAAACGCAATATGCAATCCTGCAAATGCCCGCCTAGCCTTTCATCATAATCTTGCGCCATACACACCACCAATTCTAAAGTAATGCAAAGTAATAGCTATTTCATCCAAGAACTGCTGGAATTTTCACTTCACTATTTCTTTCCCTTATCGCTATTTTCAACCTATCACCCCAAACATTTTCCCATAACAAAGCACCAGAGCCAAAGTGCTTCTTTATGTCCTTTCTATTTGCATACGCACCACAAACATTATCTGCCGTATACATAATACAAGAAATAAAAGTCTGCTTCGGTATAAACCCCTTTTCGCCCCCCGAAATAAGCAAATACGTTGCCTCTACCTTCCTAGCCACTTTTGAAAAAGTTATCCAATGCCGATCATGGGTTGATCCTGGCGTATCGTACGCTGGATATTCTACATCCCCCAATGCAACCTTTGCATACGTATCTGCAACCATTTTTGTTGTTTCTGGAAACTCGTCAAAGGCGGGATCATAAGCATAATCACGCTGTGACGGAGTTTTCCCACCAGTTCCAATACCAGCAGACCAAGCCCAAGACGGCATTTTATTTCCTCTTGTTATAGCTGCAATAAAAGACTTCGCCCAACCGGACAAGTCTTTAAATTGCCTATCTACTTTATCAAGACTACATTCTATAAAATAGGCTTCCATAGACTTTTCTATTTTTTCATCAGACAACTTATCAAATAATCCATCCAATGCTTCCTTGCATCCTTCCTTCATTTCCCAAATAGAATAACGCCTATTTGACGTACCACGAGCCCCGTCATGAGAAGGCAACTCAGCAGACTTATTCCATCTTGCCACAATCCATTTATGCTTATCTGTTAACACCAAATCGTACCTATTTCCAATCTTCCTACCACCACCGCGCCCCCGACGAGCTACAGCTTTCTCGGACTTAACCAAGTTCACAGATATTGCCCCAAGCCTACCAACCGGAACGGAGGTAATAAACTCAACGTCAGCCTTTCCAGACCACGAACCAGTTTCTACTATTTTTAACGCGCCCCTTGTTGGGATAGACACTTTTATTTTAGTATCCCCAATAGCCATTAAAATAACTACAGGTTCACCCAAACTCTTTTGTTCAAATAGACTAGCCATATTAATCCTTTCATTTTCCCATCGAATAACACACGGCGGTTCCGCTGCCATTCCATTATACACCCAACCCCTGCAAAGATGAGAACGCAAACCAAGGAATACCAAGTTTCCCTAAATTGTATAAAAACATACCAAATACTGACAAACGCCCTATCATATGTTAGGTTGCCATTATAAGGAGTATACGCGAGCGCGTTATTAGTAAGTACAATTAAATGAGTTTATAAACTTATAAGTACTGTATGATGTTTTTTCTAGTTTATCGAAGATAAATAATAGTTAGTTAATTGGTACGCGTACACACGGGTACAGTAATGGTACAAGGAAAAACCCCGACCGGAATTGTAGCATGTAGTACAACTATGCCAACCATACTATTTATTGCGCCATATAGTAATGTTTGTAAAAAATCAAAGAAAACTGTAGATTTCTATTAGATTTTGAGCGGCTGATGCGTATAATAGTATGGCAGGCGGGAATGGGTTCCGCCAAAACAACTTATAGAAGAAAGGTGAAAACGATGTTTGATGTTGATAGTGGAGTAGAAGAGCTTGACGGAGTGGATGAGGATGTGAACGATTCGGCAGTTGACGAAATGATTGAAGAGTCTTTGACAGATGGGGAAGTTGAGGCCGAGGAAACTGAGGCCGATACTGCAAGCGAAGAGTGCCCGGCTTTTGGCACTGGTTATGCACCCGATGAAGTTTCTTGTAAGGAGTGCGAAACAGATTATCCTGAAGAGTTTGCAAAGTGCAAGGCTGCAACTGAGGCAAATGATAGTAATATTGCATCTGAACCTGAAGATGCCCCGGAACCGGAAGAAGTGGAAGTTGGGTCAGGTCCGGCAGTAGATGCACCAGATGATGCAGATGTACCGCTTACAGAGGAGACAGAGGAGGCACCTAAGCCGCCTAAGAAGGCTCCTAAGAAGTCCCGTATTATTTGTTTGTGCGAGATTTTGAAAGATAATGAGCCACATACGCTTGACGAGATTTGTAGTCGAACGTGTGAAATGTCACCTACGCTTGCGCCTAATGGCCATGCGGTCTGTTTCCTTACTTTCTTGAAGTTGCTCGTAACGCTCGGCACTGTTGAGCGAACAGGGGATGAATACCAAATGGTTGTGTAATCCCTTGTAAAGGTGGTGTGATAGACACACCACCTTGCAGTAGGGTGGTGTGATTTAGACAGGCACCATCACACCATCTTAGATGGGGGGAAGGGGTCTCATGCATTTTCAGTCCCTTCCCCCAAAGGTGAAAGTTCTTATTAGGTGTTTTTGTTTACATCCGGTGATAGTGGATAACTTTGTTAATATCCGCTGTTAATAGAAAGGCAGTGTTCAGCCAAGCCTAGGTGGCTCTTTTCATAGAAAAGAAAAACTGCCTTTCTATATTTTTAAGGTAACAAAGCATGGATAAACAAATAAAAAAAACAAGAAAGTCTCATGTAAGACCGGGGGCTTTGTGGAAAGATAAGTCAACTTGGAAAAAGCGTGATTTCCTTATTGACGTATTACTGCTTGGAACTGCTGAAACTAGACAAACTCTTATTAAAAAAATAGGATCAGTATTTGCGTATTCGTCCATTTTAGATAATTCTCGTGTTGTTGGTAGGTATGTACAATTCCTCATAAAGCTTGGTGTTCTTGAGTTAGTGGGGGAAAATCAGTTTCGTATAAAGCCTCATGTTTTAGAGGCTTTAAAAACAGAAAAGGGAGGTAGTAAAAATGCGTAATTATTTTAAGTACGGATTTAAGTTAGCATTATTATTTTGTGCAGGGCTTTTCTTTTGCATGTCAGTTATTGTTTCTCGTAGTAGCTATTTAGAAAGTGTAGCACTACCAGATTTGCATATCTTTTTTAGTGCTGTGTTCTTTGGGCTTGCCGTTTTAACTACTAGTGCTTTTATTATTATTAAAGCACTAGATGCTAGTGAGTTACCGGCGGCTGAACTTATTGTTATGAATTCTGAAATGATGGATTATAATGAGCTTCTTTCTGAATTTGCCGACGTACAAACAGCCACAATGGAAAGTATGGAAAGAAGCCAAAAAGAGTTTATCATGCTTATTGCAGATGAACTAGAATGTAGGCATTATGTCCTCGAAAAGGATGATGATGATTCCGAACAAGAAGTGTAAATAGTTTTAATGTTATAAGTACCATGTGTATAATACAGTAGCATTAACACCCTGGAACTATAGGAGAAGAATCATACAATGTCTGACAAACTTAGTTACGCCAACTATTCAACACAAATAATAGCTTCTCCTATAGGCCCTGGGTGTGAAATAGAAATATCTGATTTTGTAGCATTCGATGCAAACAAGGGTGCATTTATTCCAATGAACACAACAACTGGACTATTCATGGCTGGTGTGGCTATGTCTAGTAATTCAATTCATAAATCTCTTGCAGGTAGTGGTGTTCCTAATAGTAACCAAGTATATTTATCTTTAGAGGGACAGTACCTTTGCATTTTTAATCATCCACTTTCTTCGGAAATGTTACTTAAACGTGTATATGCCAGTAAGTTTTTACCGGAACATGCAAGATTTGTATCAAACAAAACAAGAGGCGTTGAACTAGATATTCGTGGTGCTACTTCTGCATATGTTGGTAATCTTGTTGAGATTGTAAAACCCGAACCAAACAGTGGTCAAGAAAGATTACTCATAGAAAATAATTTTGATTTAGGTTTCGTTAGAATAAATGCAGCTATAGCTCAAGGAAGAAGGTAAAATGGCACTATTAAATAGATTTAGTTTGGAAGTTCAACTAAAACAATTACTTCCAATAGTAAGTAAAAGTGAAGATTTTATAGCTTACATGTACGCCTATGTAAAACCTGATGGCAATGTAGCAGTACAAAATGGTGAAACATTTTTATGTATGGTAATGCATATACCAGAATTTGTTGGACTGTGTGACGAAACATTTGGGGTGCCTTTAAAAGCTTTACATAGAACTATAGTAGGACAAAAGAAATACAAAGAAATTGATATTTCAGTAGACAAAGATTCACTCGCTTTTATAACTAAAACACCAACACATTTTTCATCCTTGCCTATAACCATAAATGATAGTACTGTAAATATTAAACAAATTGAATACACACCAAAAAGTAATAGTTGGAAAAGTCCCCCACTTACGCTTAGTTGGATGTTCAAGGTAGCCCTGAACACAGTTCTACCCGTATCCGACATTGCTCGTGGAGTAGAGTTCTGTTCTGTGTGTTGGGGACCGTCAGGCGTAATCAGCACGAACAGACAGTGCATAACGTGGTGTCCAGACAACTCAACATTTACAATTACACCAGACACAGAAATCTTAATTCCACAAGAAATAGCAGCTAAAGTAGTAGCTATGGGCGACCCGGAACATTTTGCCATAGAGAATAATATGATTTACTTTTCTTATGGTAAATTAGGGCACATAGCCTCACCATTATTGGTTGGCACATTTCCGGAAAGGTGGCGAGATTATTACTCGTTTGGTGAGAATGAAGATGATACTGCTGAAAATTGTATAATATTATCAAGGGGTATAAAAGCTCAACTTAAACTTGTTGGAAAGTTTGCTGAAAAAACTGCACGGGATCAGGCTATGTTTGCTAGGTTAAAGGTAACAGAAGAAAAACCTAATAGCATGAGTGTTTCCTTTGTTGACAATATAAAAACAATACAAGAAATTGTTGTCATTGATAATCCATATAAATGCACATTTGATATAAAACTGAATGCATCACAGTTGGCTAATTTCTTGTTAACTTGTGACCGAATGTATGTACATTCGACCGCTAATATAAGTAATGAACCAGTGAAACGTCACATAATACATTTGACAGTAGAGGATCAATCAGTAAAAATAATAATGGCTATTGAACCTTATGACGATTAAAGGAGTGTAAATGTCAAATGCATTCTTTTTTGACGAAGAAGAAATTATTCCGCGTAGGCTTAGACGATCTGGCCGTTCATGGGCAAAACGTTCTATGCATGAGGAAAATTGTAGTACATGCGCTAATCACACAAAATGCAAAACTCCCAAGATGCTACCACGAGGCAAGGGAAACTCTGGTGTAGCCATAGTCCTAAGTATGCCAACAAAGATTGATGATGCAGAAGGTAAACCACTAACAGGTGTCGCTGGATCAAGATTAAAATCAATCTTTCGTAAAATAGGAATGCGTAGCATAGACGAAGAATTCAAAGTTTTGTATGCTATTCCATGTTACTCCCCAAATGATAACAAGAGCATTCTATCTAAAAAATGTGCTAACAAACTGACTAAGCATCTTAAGGAGATAGAACCAACACTAATAATAACTGTTGGGGAAACAGCCCTTAATTCTGTAATGGGTAGAAAAGTATCTGTATTCCGAACACGGGGCAAACTGCTTATCAGTAAGATATACAACTGTTTCGTTATGCCGGTAACACGATTAGAGTCATTGACTGAGGATACTGGTAAAATTGATCCTGATGATTCTTATCGTGTAATGTATTTAGATATAAAAAAAGCATTGCAAGCCAATTTATCTTCCAATTGTACAGTAGAGAGCAGAACAATAGATGAAATACGAGGTAATATTATTGTTGATGATGTACCGTTAGCAATAAAACTACTTGAAAAAATGTCTTACAGCACAGTGCCCGTGTGCTTCGATTATGAAACCAACCAACTGAGTCCATTTAAAGGTGAACCAAAAATAATACTTATGGGTCTATCTACTACACCCAAAGTTGGTTATAGTATTTATGTACCAAACCCAATCTCACAAAACCTGAAAGATGCAATACAAAGTTTTCTACTAAGTGATTGTTCCAAAATAGCACAAAATGCAACATTTGAAACTATGTGGAGTAAAGTAATATTTGGTATTTATCCTAATAATATCAATACTGATACTATGTTACAGGAACACGTAGTAGATGAACGTCAAGGTACAAAAAGTTTAAATTCAATGGCATTTACATATTGTGGCTCTACTTACAAAGAAGAACATGGTCCAGCAACTTCCATTGAACAAACTGCAAGTGACGCGGCATACAATAGTCTTGATTGTAGGTATCCTATACTCATTGACAGACTACAAAAGGCCCAACTTGACCCCAACACCAACCGGGGAAGTCAACTGCTTGTACAGGCCGTACCCGCCCTTGCAAGAATGACAGTTAAGGGTATTTGTGTATCTCCTAAACGTTTATTGAAATTAAAGAAAAAAGCCACAGAGTCTATAGAAGCATCAAAAAAGCTTATATTACAAAGTAATGCTGCAATAAGAACAGAGAACACACTAGGTAAAATGTTTGCATTTACAGACGAAGATATACGAACAATGTTTTATACTGTTTTTGGACTTAAACCAACAGTCCTTACAAATAAAACAAAACAACCAGCTATAGGTATAGAAGCTCTAGAAGAAGCTGCAAAAAATGCAGATAATAAAGAAGCACAAAAAATAATTGGTATTATGAAAAGTCGTAGAGAATGGGAAAAAATACTATCTACTTACATAAATCCATTCTTGGCCATGAGAGATAGTAAAGATTTACTACATCCAGAGTTTTTGCTGCACACAACCAGAACGTTTAGGAGTAGTGGCAAAAATCCAAATATGCAAAATGTGCCTAATCACGGAAAATTTGCAAAAGACATTAGACAATGCATAATTCCAAAGTTAGACGTATTTGCTGAATGCGATTATTCTGGCATGGAAGTGCGGATTATTGCTAGCGTGTCCGGTGATAGGAACTTACTTGACGATCTTTGGAATAATGTTGATCTTCATAGACTATGGGCATCCCGTATTTACGGTAAGCCGGAGTCTGAAATAACTAAAGATCAAAGATACAATGGTAAAAATGCATTTGTATTTCCTATGTTCTACGGTTCATCTTGGCGTAGAATGACAGGACCACCTTTGTTTCTTAAAGAGGGTAGGGCACGAGAATTGATTAGAATGTTTTGGGATAGATATAGTAATGTGCGTAAATGGCAGGATAGCAAGAAAAAAGAATATACTAAAAAAGGCTACATTACACTTGTTAGTGGATTCAAACGACATGGACCTATATCAATAACACAAATAGGTAATACTCCTGTTCAGGGACCAGCATTTCATGTGTTATTGGACGGAATAATTAAAATTCATAAAGAAATGTTACGTAAATCTTATAATTCACATATGGTAGGAGAAACACATGATAGTATTTTATTTGATTGTGACTTAAATGAATTTAATAATGTTATTAAAATGTCAACACAAATACTAAAGAAAACTCCTAGTTGGTTGCCAACTCCTGTACCGTTAGATGTTGAATGGTCCTTTGGTGTGGATTGGGGAAGCATGGAAGAGTTCAAGATAGGTAAGTAACAAGTAGCACATTAGGCGCTTCATGTGTATAATAGGGTAGTAAGCAACTCCTTAAACACTATAAAAAGAAAGAGATACTATGCTTTATCAAGAAGCTAGACCAGAATCGTTTGAGGAAGTAGCGGGAAATGATGGGATAAAAATACAATTACTGCGTGCGCTTGAACAAACAAATCATCCACATGCATTTTTATTCTATGGTCCGACTGGTTGTGGCAAAACAACATTAGCAAGAATTGTAGCCTCTATTGTTAGCGGAAACAATCAATCAGCAGTAATTGAAATTAATAGTGCGCAAGCAAGAGGCATAGACACCGTTAGACAAGTACAAAAAGAACAAAACTTTCTTCCACTTGGAGGTGGAAATAGAATCGTTATTTTTGATGAAGCACATGGTCTTACTTCACAAGCACAAAATTGTTTATTGAAAATACTTGAGGACATTCCGGCACATCAGTATTATATTTTAACTAGCACAGTGCCAGAAAAGATAATTACAACTATACGCAATCGCTGTGCGCAATTTGGAGTAAGTAACCTTAAAGATGTGGATATGACCGAAGTTATTACAATGGCTGCTGAAAAATGGAACAAACTTCAAGACAAAGACAATAACTTAACTGTTGATGTTATAAATTTCATTATCACAGCAGCAGCAGGATGTCCACGCCGAGCAGTGATGTTAGTAGAACAAGTTATAACATTAAGCCCAAATGAAGCAGCAGATGCTATTCAACGAGTAACCCAAGAAACAACAGATGTAAAAATACTATGTAAAGTATTGTTAACAATAAATCCATCACGAGAAAACCTATCAATAATAAAAAAGTTTGTAAAACTCTTATCACAAGTAGAGACAGAACCAGAAACAATACGTCGTCAAATTCTTGGTTATATGGAAGCTGTAATACGTAACAGTGATAGTATAGCTTTAGTAGAATCAGCTATGAATGCACACGATAAGTTTATAGAAGCAGACACATTCAGAAACGGAAAATATGCCATAGCCGGGGCTGCAATGGCATTACGTAATTAGTAAATAAGCCCATACCCAACAATGGAAGGGGAGTAAGAATGACTGAAGGTAGAATGGCGTCGATTAAAGGAGCAATTAGTAACAAGGAGCGAGGCTCTAAAGGTATTCCTGATTACATTGATGTTAAAATCTTGGATGCACATAACTTGGGCATTTACAAGGCTAAGGATGATGATAATTTCATATCAATCATTCCACCAAAAGACCCAAATGCATATTTTGGTATAGAAATTTGGCCTCATTTTAACGTAGGTTTTAATAATAAAGCCTTTTTGTGTCCTCGTATGATGTCTGATGGAAAAGAACGATGCCCACTGTGTGAGGAAAATAGGCGCCTTCGGGAAAATGGTAATGAAGATGATAAAGAACTACTTAAAACCACTAATGCTTGGCCACCGCGTTGGTTGTTCTTTGTAATTGATACTGAATCGGAAGAAACAGAAAAGAAAGGTGTCATGCTATATGACGCCCCAATGACAGTTAACAATGAAATTCTTACTCTGTCCAGGGATCGTAGGTCCGGTGCTGTTATTGACTTATCTGATCCGCAGGCAGGTAGAACACTTACATTCACAAAAACAGGTAAACAGGTTTCTACTCGTTATACGTCATTCAGAATTTTAGATGATGGCCAACCGTTCATACCGGATTGGATGGACATGGTAGTTCCTCTTGCGGATGTTATCTCAATAAAGTCTTATGAGGAAATTCTTGAAGCATTTGGTGGTGGTGTTACAAAAACAAATGTAACTAATAGGTCTGATGAATACGCTGATGGTGAGCAAGTTGAAACACGAGCACGAAGTAGGACTAGAGTTGTACCTGATGAAGTTGATGCAGAATATGATGATGGTCCTATTGTAGAAGCAACAGCTAGAGTATCGGCTATTGAAGATACTAATGATGATGTATCAACTAGAAGCAGAGGTAATCGAAGTCGAGATAGAGCACGACCTTCTAGGGAACGTTCTGTTCTTACAGAACCCACTGAAGATCAAACAATAGGTGACGATGAAATCCCTTTTGAAGGTACTGCTGTAGACGATAGTTTGGAAGAGGCCCGTAGTAGACTTAAAGAACAACTTGCTGAAAAAGAAGGATAATTCACTACTATCTGTGGTGGTACGGTATAGAGCCCTGCCACCAAAGCTTGAAAAAAATGAAAGGGCAAGTAAATAATGGATATAAATGATTCTACTATTGACCTTGAATGTATAGAGTATGATCCAATTAATTTTTTACAAGGGCTAAAAATTAACCTAAATGCTTTACATGAAGATATGGCTGAACATTCTTCTTTAGTTGAAAAAGTTGGAAACTTACTAGCTACAGCAAAGCTAAATGTAGCAAAAGTAAAAATAAATAGAGATTTACGACGAGCAGAAATAGGTCTACGAATCAGAGCAAATCCAGAAACATTTAGTTTAACAAAAGCAACAGAAGGAGCCATAAATCAATGTGTTGAAGTTGAAACAAAACAATATGACTTAGAATTAGCAGAACATACTAATGTGCGTGACAAGTTAGAAGCACTGGCAACTGCATTTGAACATAGGCGTTCTATGTTAAATAACGAAGTTAGTCTTTTCAATGCTTCCTATTGGGGAACAAGCGATGTATCCGGTGGAGCGAAGGAAGAAAAGAATTCAGGTATGATTGACAAAATACGAAAAGTACGTGGAGGAGAAGATATAGTAAAAGGCGGAATACGGCATAGAATATCTTAGGAGAAAACCAATGGGTAATTTAGAGCAAAGAGGTATGTACAACGAAATATCTGGCAAGCTACTAAGCTACCCTAAAGTTTGGGCGCTTGGGCATCCTAAAGTAGCAGAAGTATTCCAAGACCCTGTAGAAGTACAGGAAAAGTTAGATGGGTCACAATTTAGCTTTGCAGAATTTAGTGGTGGGCGACTTTGGATACGTTCTAAAAATGCAGTCATTGACCCAAACAACCCACCGGAGATGTTCGCTAAGGCGGTTGCAACAATATGTAAAGCGTCTGAGGATAAAAATTTAATGCCTGATGTAATCTATCGTGCAGAGGCTTTTAGAGGCCCACATCACAATCATTTGACTTATGATAGAGTACCTGAAGGTAACATGGCGCTATTTGATGTTATGACTGGTATTGAAACATATTGTTCATATGAAATGATGAAATCTTTAGCTCTTAAAATGGGAATAGAGGCTACAAGAAGTTTTGGTATTCGTACTATTACCGCCTTATCAGATATTGAGTATTTGTTAAAAGAAATTAGTATACTAGGTGGACCACAAATAGAGGGCTTAGTTTTCAAAAGTTTTACTTTATTTACTGATACAGGTAAACCAATGTTTGCAAAATTGGTACGTCCAGAATTCAAAGAAAGACAAAGAGTATCTTGGAAAACAGCAAACCCAGGACCAGTTGACATTATAAATAAAATAGCTGATACTTTTTCTACTGAACCAAGATGGCGTAAGTCTGTGCAACATCTTAATGAATCAGGAAAATTAGAACATGCCCCAAAGGACATTGGAATACTTATTAAAACTTTGACAAATGATGTTAAAGAAGAATGTGAAGAAGAAATAAAAACTGCTTTGTTTAATTGGGCTTGGGGTAAAATTAAACGCCGTATAACCAGAAATGTGCCAGAATGGTACAAAGAACTTCTCTTGAAGCAGCAATTTGAAAGGAAAGAAGAATAATGAGCATTCGAGTTCATCCAAAAAATCCTAAAATTGGAACAGTCGGCATATTTTCGGAAGATGATGTGCAACTAAAAGTCCAATTAGTCGATGACAGTTCGGACGACGAGGCCATTCAATACTCTTTTAAGATACTGAAGATAGTACAACGTAGCCACATCTACAAAAACAGCGGACAAGTCGGAGAAACCTTCTCTGTATTCGCTGTACGAGGCGACTATGCCTATAGTGGCATGTGGTGCTTCAAAGTTCTAGAAGAAAAAATGAGATGAATAAAATACTAAAACTTCTCTTGAAGCAACAATTTGAAAGGAAAGAAGAATAATGATTAACTTCAGACAAAAAGGTACAGATATTATTATAGATGTAAAAACAGGTACAGATATACCTAAAAGTTTATGGCATTTTTATTTTAATGTAAAATATGAAGCTGCTGCTTCAATTGTAGTTAATTATCTAAATCAACGATTATGGAATCTAGTAAGAACAGCACGGCAGAACGCATATGAAAAGGGTTATCAAGCTGGACGTAACCATACAAAACGGCAAACATACTTTGACGGAAATCTTTAAAAAGGAAGTATAATGAGTGATCTTGACGAGAAGCGGCTGGCGAAGGTGTGTCCGGGGGCGGCGAAGGTTTACTGGCGCACAAAGGGGGAGCCCAGGACCGTGACACTAGGCGGATATGTCTGGATCGGAGTAAACGAGGTGCGGGCCATCGGCAAGCGGCTGGTAGAGTTGGCGGACGAGCGGGATAGCGCATCGTATTTGGCGAAAGCTGCTGCTGACAGACTCGATCACAAGATGGTGGCCCTTGCCGAACGTGAGCGCGACGCTGCCCTTGCTAGCGCGAAAAAGGCCAAAACAGAATGTGAACAACTAAAAAAGGAAATTATATATCTTACACGAATACAATGTGAAATAAATGCTATAATCTTTAACAAAGAAAATACATAATATGGAAAAAAGACGAACAAATAAAAATATTACAGATGTTATAGAAAAATCAAACCTAGTAATTCCAGATATTGAACGGGTAAATGAAATACAACCACCAACAGCATTCCTAAGCACAGGTTGTACCATACTAGACCTTGCTATTGCCAATCAGCTACCCGGAGGCTTCGCTGTAGGGCGCGTATCCCACATATACGGACCTGAGTCTACAGCAAAGAGTGTTATCGCCCAAGAGCCTCTAGGGGATGCTCAAAGAAGGGGGGGAGAAGCTTGGTTTGAAGATGTTGAATGGACGCTTGACGGGGATAGATCACCTTTGTTTGGACTTGATACAAATAGTTCTACATTTCACTATGAACATCCTGAAACAATAGGTGAATTATTTGATAAAATGATAAATACTGCCCTAAAAGAACGTACAACAGATTCACCACCAGGGGCAATGGCAATAGATAGTCTTAGTGCATTGCCGAGTGAAATAGAAATAAAAGAGGATGTGGAAAAATCAGGATATGGAACGACACGAGCAAGACAACTTAGTAAAGCATTCAGAAAATACTTATGGAAATTAAGTCAAGCAAACATGGCTCTTCTATTCATTGACCAAACACGCGACGATATAGTAGGATTTGGCAAGTACACAGTATCCGGGGGGAAGGCGCTACGATTTTATTCGTCAACAAGACTATTACTTGAACATGCTCTTAGACTAAAAAATAAGAATGAACGTGTAATAGGAGTAAAGATACGATTTTCTGTAGAGAAAAATAAAATTGCTCCTCCATTTAGACAAGGAACATTTAGGCTTTTATTTGATTATGGTATAGACGATATTGGTACAAATCTTGAATGGCTCAAAGAAAATTACCCAACTGAGGACAAAGTAAAAAAAGGAGCTTGGTATCCATTTGGTGAGAAAAAATTAGGACCAGGATTAAACAAGGCATGTAAGACTATAGAAGATAATAACCTAGAGGAAGAACTAAGACAGGAGGTTTATCGTGTCTGGAAAGAAGTCTACAGAACCGCAGAACGAAAGACAAAGCAACGAGAATAATGAAAAAGAAATTTCCGAAGAACTTGTAATGAAACTATTATCTATGCAATCTAGTGAAACTGAGGAAAAAGAAATAAGTTCCGATTTGCCTTCAGTAAATATATTAAAACACATAATTCTAAAATGGTGTGGTGATGTTGCTATTACATGGTTATTTGGTGAGGGAGATGGACCATTTGGAGAATTTCATGCACTTATATGGGATAAAGCTACGTATAAAAATAAAACAGTCATTAAGTTTATAACAAAACCAGAAGAACTGACCCATGATTTTAAAGGTACAAATTCACAAGGCAACTTAATGGGAGGATTTACGCCGGAATGTTGGTTAGTTAAAAAGGAAGAAGGTGAGAAATACTAATGGCTATTCTAAAACCAATAGTATTTATGGGTATTGATCCAGGACTTGATGGAGCTTTAGTAGTAATTAGTGGAACAAAAATAGTTGCTAGTAGGGTTGTACCAATAATTGCACCGTTTACAACCAAAAAAAGCAAAACAAAAAAAAGGGACTATAACTTACGTGGAATGGTAGAAATAGTAAACAATATAAAAAAAGAATATACTATTGCCTTAACTGTTTTAGAAAAAGGTCGTGCAATGCCAGGACAAGGAGTAACTTCAATGTTTCGTTTTGGCATGGGATGTGGTATATGGATAGGCATTCTAAGTGCTCTTAATATTCCTTTTATCGAAGTTGTACCTAGTGTATGGCATAAAACTATATGTGCAGGAATTAGTGGGGATGCAAAAATAAAAGCATACCATGTAGCTTCAAACCGATTTCCAAATAACGATTTCACAAAATCAAATAGGGCTCGTACACCACATTCCGGGAAGGTTGATGCTACTTGTATAGCTCTTTATGCAAAAAATGTATTTGGTTTTACAACAGAACTTGACGAAGCTTACCCACCAGAAGAAATAGTAAGAAGGGCAAAAAAATGTTAAAAAGTGTAATCAAATATAACAATAATAATTGCAAAGTATCTATTACCGTAATTACTATTAAATATAAATAAGGAAATAAATATGTACACTTGGCGCAAAGACATAGCATCATGGCGAATGGGGCGGGCGCTCTATCTGAGTGTGCCGTTCACGTGGTTGCTTACCAAGGCGCGACACATGGCCCAACAGCACAAGGGGCCGGTATTCGCGGGCGGGCCAGCAGTGATGCTAATGCCGGACACCATGTGCGATGTGGCGGATATCGAAACCCCACCGCCCGTACCGCCGATTATCATGCATAATCCGATGGCTACATTCACTACTAGAGGATGTCCGAACGCCTGTCCATTTTGTGCAGTACCAAAAATAGAGGGAAGTTTTCGTGAGTTACGCAACTGGCCAGTACGACCCATTGTATGTGATAATAACTTACTATCGTCAAGCCGAGTACACTTCGATCGAGTGATTAATGCGCTAAAGACAATGCCGTGGGTAGACTTCAACCAGGGTTTGGACGCAAGGTTATTCAAGCCGCACCACGCCGACCGGCTGGCGGAACTGCGACACGTGAAGGTGCGGTTTGCGTTCGACCACAGAAGTACGGAGAACAAGGTGGCCGATGCGGTGGCCCTGACAAGACGGAAGGGCTTAAAGAATATTTCCATCTACTGTCTGATAGGGTTCCGGGACACGCCGGAGGATGCGCGTTACCGGCTGGAGAAGGTGAGGAGTTGGGGAATACGACCGAATCCGATGCGGTATCAACCACTGGATGCAATAAAAAAGAATAATTATGTAGCCCCTAATTGGACAGATTATGAATTATGTCGTATGATGCGATATTATAGTAGATTGTGTTGGTTAGAACATATTCCGTATAAGGACTATAAACACACCGTAACAAAAACATTACTATTTAACCCCTAATAAGATTAAATATGCAGAACAAAAGGAATACAAGAAAATGTTAAAAAGTATACAATTAGAAAACTTTCAAGACCATGAACAAACGAATATAAAATTTGATCCAATGATAACTGTCATAACCGGAAATAGTAATTCCGGTAAGACTGCTATCATTCGTGGATTAGAGTGGGTTAGAACTAGCAGACCACGTGGTAATGCCATGATTAGGCATGGTAGTAATGGTAATTGTAAAGTAGTTATTACTGTAAGTGATGTTAATGAAGAACAAGTTACAAGAGTAAAAAGTAAAAAGATAAATAGGTTTATTGTTGGTAACACAACCCTTAATGCCGTTGGCGCAAATGTACCAAACGTTGTACAAGATATAATAAATCTTAATGATATAAACATACAACGACAGTTAAGTAGTCCATTTATGATTATGGATGCTCCTGGTCAAGTAGCAAAAATAATCAATAGTGCCATATCACTTGATGACATGACAGCTTGCCAAAGAGAGGCATCCAAACGATTAAATAAAGCTACCACTACATTGGAACAAACAAAGAACCACGTAACAGACACAAAACAAGCAATTAAAGTTTTGTCCCCACAAGTAAAAAAAATGGCTTCATTGGTTGCAGCTTGTAAAAAGGCAAGAGTATCATTAAATAATGTAGCTGTTACAATAAAGAAGTTGCGAAGTAAAATAGAAGATGTTAAAAAAATTAAAAGCCTGCTCCAAGACATTAACATAGTTGCAATAACCGAAGTTATAGTTAAATGTGGAATACTTGTAAGTAATCATGATATAGTAGAAAAATTACAAAGTAGGATAGAGGATGTTAAAAAAGCTAAGAAAAGAATTAGTAACATTAACGTAACCACAGTAATCGAAGTTCCGGCTAGATGTGAGACGCTTATAAACAGTCATGTTATGGTAAAAACTCTAATACGCCTTATACATGATGGTAAGCAAGCATTCCAAGCAGAAAAAGAAGCTGAACATACTTCTGTAAGAAAAATTTCAGACGTTGGACGTAAACTAAATGGAGCCATATGTCCAACCTGCAATAGAACTATAGACATAGATACACTAGAACATATCTTAGAGTAATCATTGTTGCACTACCTATGTGTGTAATACAGTAAAGAGAGGATACAATGAAAATAGGAATACTAGGGGATGTTCATGCAAGAATGCGACCACCCGGTGGGCGGGTGGAAAAAGATTGGTTTAGTCTATTCAAAGCTAAGTTTAGTGAGGCAATGGGTATTTTTGAAGAAAATGATTGTGGTGTAATTATACAACCTGGGGACTTATTTGATTCTCCTTCTCCCTCAAATGAAGTTACTCATTTCATTATTAAACTTATAAAACGAGCAAACTTATTTGGTGGTCAAGAGTTTTTTACTGTACTCGGACAACATGATGTTCATTTCCATAATGTTGATTTTCCAAACAAAACCACTACTGGTATTCTAGAAGCAGCCGGATGTGTTACTATACTAAACAATAAACCTGTTTCTGCGCTTGCTCCTGAATTTTCCAATATACATTTCTATGGAGCATCCTGGGGAATAGACCCACCAAAACTCAAACCGGGGGATACGGGTGGCGTAAACGTGTTAGTGGCTCATGCACACGTTGGGAATGTACCATTGTTTCCGGGACACGTACTTGCTACACCAAGTCAGTACGCAAGGAAAAATAAAGATTTTGATTTGATATGTCTTGGTGACTATCATTATCCGTACAACTCAACAGTCAAGTGGAGGGGTGTTAGCAGAGTACCACAAACCTTTGTAATCAATGCTGGTTGTATGTTTAGAATGCGCAATACAGAACGAGAACAAAAACATATACCGTCTGTTATTATATTTGATACTGACACAGGAATAGCACACAAACATATTCTTGAATCAGCCCCGAAAGGAGACGTATTTGTGAGCACTGAAAATAATAACAATGTTTCTGACCATCCTGCATTAGATGAATTCATTGCAGGATTATCAAAGCACAATGACGATTTATTTGGAGATGGTAAGAATCCCTTGTCATTTCATGTTAGGTTGGAAACAATTTTAGATAAAGAAAATGCAAGCAAAGAGGTAAGAGAAGAAGTATCAAAAATTCTAAAAGAGGTAGGAGCTAAATAATGTATACGGTAAGACAAATAGAACAAATCAAAGAGGATGCTGCGGAAGCTATTAACTCTTACAACAGAGCCGTTGGCAGACATGAGGCTGCCGTAAAAAGTTTAGTAAGTTTCTTATCTGATAATAACATAGTAGACACTCCAACAGGTGAATTAAAGGAAGCAGAGGTCGCACTTGCTGTACTCACAGAGAAACTAGAGAAAGAAAGCAAAGCGTTTGAGGCACTTATCAAGGAAATAGATGAATTTAAAGAAACATTACCTGAGTAAATAAAATGACCAACAACATACAAACCAAAAGAACTTTCTCTGAAATGTATAATTTTCTTGATACATTTGAAGATGACCTAAAAGAATCAAAAATAATGCTAAAATTGCTTAAAGAAAATTTAGGCAAAATGGAGGGTCAACTTACAAATCTTGAAAATACTGTAACCTATATCGAACAGGCGCGTGATTGCATCATGTTAGCAGTTGGTGCTACACAAACTGAAGTATGCGGTTTCATTGAAGATTTAGTAACTTTGGCTCTTCAATCTGTATTCGGACCTGAATATGGTTTCTGTTTAAAATTATCAGAAAAAAGAGGACAACTTGAAATAGAACCTATTATTCTATGGCAAAATGATAAGTTTTCACCAAGAACGGATGTTGGAGGGGGTGTAATAGATGTTGTTAGCTTTGCAATGCGTATTGTTTTATGGGCACTTACAAATAACAAAACAAATCCAACATTTATATTAGACGAACCGTTCAAACATCTTAGTAGTGAATACGTGGAAGCAGCTTCCAGTATGCTTAGAAAGGTATCAAGTTTATTAAAAGTTCAAATAATCATGGTAAGCCATAATACTATGTTGACTGCCGCCGCCGATATGCATTATGCTGTAACTCGTTCAGGAAAGGGTATAGCAACAGTAGAACGAAAAAAGTAGAAAGTGTTATGTAATGGCGGGTAAACGACGGAAAACTACGGGGAGTCCCAAAACCCCACCAAAATCCCCAAAGACTGGTAGTAGCCGGAGAGTTCCCATCGCTCCCGGTTTAGAACAGTCTACTTCCGTCGAGCCCGCCCCATCTTTACAAGAACAAGAGCAAGAACAAAATGATGGTATTGTACAAGCCCTTTCTAATTCATCAAACATTATTGAACCCCCTATTGGACCTGTTGACCCTAACGATCCACCTATAAAAATGCCAAAAACTTATTCAGCCGCTCGTATGTTAACAATACTTGAATCAATTGAAGGTGGACTAACATTAACTCATACATTAAGAGTACTAGGACTTACTAGAGTATTTGCATATTGGCGAGAAAAAACACCAAAATTTATAGACGCTTTAATTGCTAGAGCAGAAAGTGTTTTTATAAAAACAAACATAGCTAGAATAAATAAAGCTGGTCAAAAATATTGGCAAGCAAATGCATGGTTACTTGAACGAAGATTCCCAAGTCAATTCTCACAGCAAAGAGGCGTCCCCGGAAAAGGTGGTGACAAGATAGGTCCAGTTAATATTGTATTTGTTTCCTCTGTTCCAAGACCCTATAAAACTATACAAAATCGTAGTAGACAATTTGGTGAACGTGGTAAAGGGCCAGAAGAGGTAGAAAATGAAAATAATGAGATTATGGAAATAATAGATGCTAACGCTAAAATAATAACTAATATTCCTAGACGTTCTTTACCAGAAGGTAATGAAGAATAATGGCGCAAGAAATAGATGAATTTGATATACAAGAAGCACCAGATGGGAAACTAATAGTAGACTTCGCATCTGCTTATACACCAAATCCCCGTCAAGCTATAGCCCATACAGCAGAGCCAAGATACGTATTATTTGGTGGCGCTATGGGAGGGGGCAAGTTTGGTCCTCTTTCTAGCACCGTATTTACACCCTTTGGCCCCAAGAAAATGGGTAACATAAAAGTAGGAGATTTAGTTTCTTGCCCTGATGGAACAAATGCAAATGTAATAAAAATATGGCCGCAAGGAATACAACAACTTTACAAAGTAACTTTTTCTGATGGATCAAGTACACGAGTAGGCAGAGACCATCTTTGGACGTATAAAAAAGCAATGGGACGTTCTAAAATGAACTGCACATTACTTACGAAAGATAGAAAAATTTTAATAGATCATGCCCAAACAAACACTACTGAATTTCTAATGGATCATCTTAACAGCCGACACGAACGTAAAACTCCTTACTGGCCTTTAATTCCAATGACAGAACCTGTTCAGTTTACACCGGGATACAGAAATAAAGAAGTCTCTGTACCTATCCATCCCTATGTATTAGGAGTTCTATTGGGTGATGGATGTATAACAAATAAAAATTCATTAAATATAACAACAGGTGATACTGAAATTATAGAATTTATTCGTAATGATTGTCAGTACCAAGATATTAATACCTATACTTATCCTAATACTCCTACATCTTCCAATAAATATAGTATAAAATTTAATGGCAGAAGTAAGACTGTAATAGTTTGTGGATTAAAAAGACTTAATTTACTCGGCACCAAATCTAATACCAAGTTCATTCCAGAAGCCTATATGCACGCTTCCCTTGAAGATAGGTGGGCATTAGTTAATGGAATGATGGATACGGATGGGTCGGCTTGGGAAAAAAATGGTCGTTGCACATGGTCGTCTGTTTCTAAAAAAATGGCCGATCAATTCCGTTGGGTACTAATGAGTCTTGGCTTCCGAGCTAACATAGTAGCAAGCGAAGGTTCCTACAAAAAGGACAATGGGGAAAAAGTTATTTGTAAGATGTCCTATGAACTTAATATTCAAGGACGCTACAAAGACAAACTATTCCGACTACCAAGAAAAATAGCTAAAACAGACCAGCGTTATAATGGCAAGCACGTAGACGACAACCCAGTACTCCGTAGAATGGTAAGCATTGAACCGGACGGTATGGAAGAGTGCCAGTGCATCACTATTAATCACCCCTATGGTCTGTACCTAACAGACGACTTTATCGTTACACACAACAGCGTCTGGCTGTGTGCAGAAAGCATCCAATTATGCCTCGACTTCCCCGGTAATCGTGGATTTCTATGCAGGCACGAAAATATTACTTTTAGTAAAACAACATTATTAACTTTATTAGAAATTTTACCTACAAATGGTGTAACTAAACACGATAAAAAAGATCAGTACATAGAATTTGTAAATGGTAGTAGACTATATTATGGTGGATTGCGTCCTACTCAAAGTCAAAGACCATTAGATAGAATTAAAAGTTGGGATTTAGGTTTCTTTGGTATTGACGAAGCCTCTGAAACACAACGTGATTATTTCTTAATGTTGTGTACTCGTTTAAGACGCAAAGGTGTACCATCTACAGCATACAAAGGTTTATTAACAAGTAACCCTGAACCGGGATGGGTGAAGCAAGACTTTGTAGATCAACCAATGGAAAATAGCATTTTCATTCCTGCATTGCCTAGAGACAACCCAAAGCTACCAGACGACTATGAGGACCAATTGAAGTCTGCCTTTGGTCAGACTAAGGGTTGGGTTGAACGTTACTTAGAGGGCGACTGGAACGCTCCTATGGGGCTAGCCGGGGAGTTCTACGTGTTCTCGTGGTCAATGATCCAACAAGCCGCACGAATAGACTTAATGTCTACGTTAGAGCCTGTAGAAATGGGTATTGATGTTGCTCGTAGTGGTTCCGATAAAACTGTTATGTATTTAAGACGCGGACCAAATGCACAGTTATTAGTAGACGATCATATAACTGATACAATGGCAGTAGCAGAACTCGCAAAGTCGCTTATTGAGCGGTATAATCCTAGTGTAGTAAGGGTGGATGCTATCGGTATAGGTGCTGGTGTTTACGATAGGCTTCATCAATTTTATCCTGAAGATGATCGTATTGTAGAATTTGTAGCTGGTAGTACTGCGGTTGAAAGTGAAAGATTTTTTAATGCTCGTAGTGAAATTGCTTGGTTAATTCGGGAACGGGCAGAACGTGGAGAAATTAGTATACCCGATGATCCAGAATTACATGGACAAATGACTGCACTGAGATATAAATTAAGAGCAGATAAAAAAATACAAATAGAAGGAAAAGAAGATATGAGAAAGAGGGGTATGCGTAGCCCCGATAAATTTGATGCGTTATGTTTGACTTTTGGTGGTGGGAAACAGGGTGAACTTTTTATAGCATTTGGGTGATAAAAATGCCTATGCCAAATATCTATAAAGATAATATAAAATACAATTATGATGTAAATGCTATAGTTGATATGTACAATGAAATTGAACGTATTGTACAAATGAATAGTAATCTATTATTAGATGCTACAGGAATAGCAGGTTTATGTGAGATAATAAAAAAATGTTATCCACAACTTTCAACAAATGCAGTAATGAACCTTATTGAAATATATAGTGTAGCTTATTATGATGAAGAATATCTTACAGCAGAGGAACCAAATGAAATTACCTACATAGACACCAAAGCGAAAGAACTAAAGTGGAATACTGAATACTTAAAAAAAAGTCAAATTGCCATAAATAACTGGCTTGGTGAAACGAAAAAGGAAAGAATCTTTGACCCCAAAAAAATAGAAAAAGCATTCAAAATTCCACCACTAAACACTATATCAAATGTTCCTAGACCAGAAAGTTTTCCAACTGATACGTACGAGGCACTTAATACCCCAAAAGCGCAAGAGGCCCTAAATGAACTATTAACAAACGCCGCAAAACGTAAACGAACCCCCGGTATGGCCACGGAAAGAAAAAAGGTGGATAAAGGCACAGATGTAGAAATTACAGAACAATACTTAGCATCTATAATGCGAGATATGTCTTGTGTGGTAAAAATAGATGGTACAGTTTATTATGGAATGATAACACAATACACTGTTGACCAACCAACCGGGGGGGTGCTTGAATATACAATAGAATTTGTTGTTATGGATATAACTACTACAATGGATAATAATAAAACACCAACAATAGAAATGGCAGAGCCAAAAAAGTTTATAACAGGTTTTGATAAAAGACTAAGCAATCTAGAACTGGAGATAGATGATGTCTAATACAGATGCAAAAGTTTTAAATATGAAACTTATAGCAGAAATGCTTCCAGATAACAGAGCTTTAGTAAATATAGGTTCTGACGAAGTTCTTCCTCTCATGATATTTAAAACAAAATTTGAAACAGATCGCCCAACTCGTATGACACAAACTATGAATGATCCCATAGGTACACCAATATATGAATCGTCAACTAATAAAATTACAATAAGATGTGTACAAATTACTAATAATAATATAACCATCAAACAACCAAAAAAAGAACTCCAAAAAAAGGCATCAACTTTACAATATGAACAAATGTTTGATAATTTAGAAATAGAATAAACCAGTAGAAAGGACAAAAATGCTTAATGACAGTTATGCAGACAGACGTTGTACAGTTCTTTTTTCCCGTGAATGTTTAGCGGAACTTTTGAATCTTCCCCAAGGTGCTATTATTACTAATGTACAATGGGAAGATAAGAGAAGAATTTTTATTATGAGTATCGAGAACATTCCCTTTGGTTCCAAACCAGATGACGGAGCACCTGTAGAATTTGATGGAGTTACTGTTGTACATACACCACATCATATTGTACATTGGCCTGCACCAGCAGCAACCGTCAACTCTCCAATAGTTCAATTGAGAGATCACCAGAATACAGACCCGTCTAACAATAACCAAGCACCTAGTTTATCAGGATTTAATCTTGGCGCGGTATTAGAAATGCAACTACCAACTAACACAGATGAGGAGTCAAATGAGTAATGAATATTATATAGATTCACTACCTTACCAACAAGATTTATTAGCAGATTCTACAAAATGGAATGCCCTACTCATTTTAGATGCATGTAGATATGATTATCTAAAAGACGAAATAGATAGTATCAATAAAAGTTCACCAGATAGTGTACAAAAAGTACAGGTTTCCCCTGTAAGGACATTTACACATACTACTATTTTGTGGATGTATTCTGTAATGCCCATTTTTGCAAGAAGAAAAGTTAGATATTATACTGCTAACCCACAAACAAATATTCAACTAAAAAAACATTATCCAAGAATACCAGTAGAATCAATTTGGGATAAAGGTTGGTGGCGAACAACGCGCCTAAGTATACCATCTGTAAATCCCTGGACTGTAAACGGTTGGGTACTAGCAGACCTACAACATAGAATACAGAAAGGAGCTTATCCTATAGTCGTACACTACATACAACCTCACTTCCCGGCAATAGGTGAACCACCAATGAAGGTAGGAGCATGGGGTACAATTACAAATCCTTTTTCAAAAGCTACTAAGGATGAATGCCCACAACCATTAAAAGAATTAGCAAATGGTGTTATCACTATAGAACAGTACCGAGAAGCATATCGGGGAAACGTGCGCCTTGTTGCTGAGGCTGCATTGGCACTGGCCAATAACATAAAAGGTCCAGTTATTATAACTGCTGACCACGGGGAGGCTTTAGGAGAATATGAAGAACGAGAAGATGGACAAAAGGTAATGCGTATAGGACATTCAGACAGGTACAAACAACTTAATAATGAACTATTAGTTGTACCATGGATTGTTGTTAATCCAACGCCGGATGAGCGGACTGAAGAAGAAAAAATGCATGAAAGATTAAATGCCCTAGGATATGAATAAGGAGAAATAAAATGCGTAAACACAACTCAAGAGAAATTACATTTTATTCAGCGTCTATACGTAATGAAGTAATTCGGATTAGTAATAAGCTTATTTCAGTTGGTTGTAAAATTATTGCTGTTACTTTTGCAGATGATAGGGGAATGGGACATCCTAATTATACAATTTGGACATTACTGCCCGCATCAAAAGGAAGGGATGAAATTACAGAAGAAATAAGAAATATTGAAGAATGAGTTACATTAAACGACAAATAGATAATCGTATGTATGGGGAGTTTAGAAGAAATCAACCCATAATATTTAAGAAAAAGGAACCTGTAAAAAAAGTAATTAAACAGGTTCCTAAAAAAGAAACTTCTAACTGGTTACTTTAGTACTCCCCATATGGTGTCCTACTCATTTTGGCAGAATCCAACCTAGGAAAGACAAACTTCTGCAAAAATTCCATTGACGAGAACTTAGAAATGGATACCATATGTGCCCTCTCCCCCCGAATACCCGGAGAATTTAATATGTCTTTCCAGTCCTCAGCCCAATGCCTACCGTATCGTTCTTTCAACCCTGCACACCAAAAATTCTCATAAATACTATCATCAAATAAAATCCTAGACGAATACACCCTATTAATTACCTCATGCCACTTAGGCGTGCTATGTGGACCAAATCCCTTTATACCATGAAAATGATGGGCTTTTGTATCAACTAATATAGGCACATCTGCAAACCAAGCCTTCATACACATAGTAGCATCGCTGTAAGACCAATAGCCGGGCAAATTGGCCCATCCATTAAGGTAATCATACACTGCCTTCTTCATGGTCATACCACACGCATACGAGCCATTACGTCGTTGGTAATGAACAGGATGCTTATTCACTGACATGTACCATCGCCATTTACTTGCAGCAAACGTAAATCCACCTCCATAGTTCGTTCCTCTGACCGGAAGGTCCGGTAGTGGTGTCCAGGGGTCGGTAAGTCTGTGCTGTGTCAATCCAGGTGTTATGATACTGTCTGGATGCTCATTAACGGATGCCTCTAATGATTCAAAGAAGCCGGGAGTTGGCCATACATGGGCATCTATGAAACAAATAGTATCTCCAGTACTAAGTTGTGCTCCCATCCTTCTACAATTTGAAACTCCCCCACGAGTTTCTTTTAATATAGGAAGGAACGTAGGATAACGATCTGCAAAACCTAAAAGAATTTCTCTTGTTTTGTCTGTTGAACAATCATCTATAATTATTAACTCGTGTGGGGACTCCGGTAAAACATCACATATAGCCTGCATCGACCGGGGAAGCCATTTTGCTTCATTATAAGTAGGTATGACAATGCTTAACATTATTCTTCTCCAGTGTAAAACTTAACAATAGTGTTAACAACATATTTAACTTTTTCACGCGGAATAGTAGGCCACATAGGCAAAGATAAAATTCTTTCGGACATATGATCTGTAATTGCAAATTCATTTGTAATTTCAGTATTATTATTTCTTGTTTTGTACATAGGCATTGTATGTAATGGATTAGGATAGTGAACACCTGTATGCACATCATGTTCTTTCAAGTAACTGACAAGTTTATCTCGCTGTTCAGCTAAAATAACAAAATGATGATAAACTGAATCATAATTTGTATTTGACAAACTATTATATTTAATATGGTCATTGCCAACAAAACTTATTGGTATACGATGTTTAAGAAAATAATGATAATACCATTGTGCTACCACTTTTCTTTTTAAGTTATTATATGAAAGTTTAGTTAATTTTCTTATTAATACAGCAGCTTGAAATTCATCAAGTCTACTATTATAACCAAGTAACGTATGTTCATTTTTTGCAGATTGTCCATGATGTTGTAACTGTTTTATTTTTAAAGCAACAAAATCAGCAAAACTAGAAGATTCCACATTGTTTACTGTAATTACACCACCATCTCCATAACAACCTAAATTCTTTATTGGCCCACAACTAAAACAACCAATGTCCCCAACACTTCCAAGTTTTTGTATTGGTTTGTTATTACTATTATTAAAATAACACCCACCATGTGCATGAGAACAATCCTCAATTAAAAACAATTTATGATTGTCCGCTATTTCCCGTAAACACGTAACAGGTTCAATATGATAAGAAGCATTTGAACTTACCCAAGTATAAATATCAGCAGGGATACCATGCATATGAACAACTAAAATAGCTTTTGTTCTCTTTGTTATTTTACTAATAACTTCTTCCACATTAGGGCCACACGATACCCTATCCACGTCAACTAAAATAGGTGTGGCTCCAACATGATAGATAGCTTCCAGGTCTGCCGCGAAAGCATTGTCCTGTAGGATTACCTCATCACCAGAACCTATGCCAAGAGCCAGCATTCCAAGGATAAGCGCATCTGTACCGCTTGCAACACCTACGGCGTATGTGGAACCTATGTACTCTGCAAATCGTGTCTGAAAGGCTGACAGATACGGACCTTTGAGTAGACGACCAGAATTCATTATATTAGTCAAGTCATTACTAATTTCATTTTTAATATAATCATCTTCTACTGATAAATCTAATAAAGGCACATACATTTTTACACTCTTTTCTATTTATGAATTTATGTCTGTAACATTAAAATTCTTACGTTCTAATGCATCACAAACGAGAAAGGTAGCCGGTGCTGCATCTGATATGGAGCATAGTGGTGTGGCATCATGGCGAACACAATCATAAAAATTCTCATAAATATCTACTGATTCAACAGTTTCTCCAATACTTAAAATAGGAGCTTCACCTTTACTATGAACCTCAATATAATTTTGTGTAACAGTAATAGTTTCTCCACCATAACTACGAATTGTAATAGTGGGAGTTCCATTTTTATCCATAACTGTAGAACCAGAATAAACAAATTCTATTTGTTTTCTTTCAGAAGATATTTGACAACTTATATTTGCTTTATCATCCATTTCTAAGCCAATACAATTTTTCCTTATTTTGTAAAAATAAGCTCGTATATCATCAAAAGAAAAACCACCAGAAAGTTCACATACACCAGCAAGCCATAGTCCTAATTGAATCCAATGAATACCTTGATTCATAGTAGAACCATCAAACAAATCCATACCATTAAAGGCACGCTTACCAAACCATTGAGAATTATCATAATAAGCATTTTCTCTACGACAGGGTACTATTATTTTTATACTTTCTACTGAATCTTGATTTTCAAAGATATTTTTTTCAATATAAAGTTTAGCAGCCTGTGCTGTTTTATCTCCCATATGATGATACCCAATACATAATTTACTTCCTTCATGTTTACGCATTACTTCTTTTATTTTGCATACTCCTACTATATTAGGAGCTAAAGGTTTTTCACAGAAAACAGCAACACCCCTACTAAGAAAATATTTTACTATTTTTTCATTTAATGCATAAGGTACTGAAACAAAAACAGCTTCAAGTTTGGGATCACTAGGGAAACTAGCAATTTTTTCATAATCATATACTCGCTTTGGTCCATGTATATGTCTTTTAGAAGAATCACATACAGAAATAACATTAAAATTCAATGAGTTCTCAAGAGCATTATAATGTGTATGACCCCTCTTGCCCATTCCTATAACTGCTACATTAACTGGCTTACCATTACTCGTTCCCATCTGTCTGCCCTCTCTATCTTATACTGTAAAGTAAGGGGTAACTACGTTCAAGTACATCTCCCAAAGAAGTTGCTCTACCTCAATATCTACTTTTGTACTATCCCATTGCACTATACCAATTCCAGTTGCCCACGGTCTAAGCTTCCTATCCCATTCATCTATACCTATAGTTTTATAAATAATGCCTTGCTTATCAAAAACATTTGTTAACCTACCCCAAGCACGTTTAACAAGCTTCGTTCTACCTACATCGTGAAAGCCAATGACACCACCATCCACAACATATTTACGAAATGCTAAATAATCATGTACAACATGATTAGTTTTATGACACCCATCAATATAAAGAAATTGACACATTCCAAATTTAGTTGCTATTATTTGCGCTCGGGGATCAACTGAATTACCAACAAATTGTTCTACATAAATTCCAGATGTCCTCATATAATCTAAAGCTCTATACAAAGGAGCAGTAGCATGTTTTCTATCACATAAATCTATTGATAAAAAACTACAAGTACGTGTAGGATCAAATAAACTATTAAATGCTAATCCGGTTCCACCACAGTAAGAACCAATTTCAATAATTTTACAAACCTTATGACCTAAATTTGTTTCAATAATTTCATTTACCATTTGGCATAAACGCACTAATTGACTAGTATCATGTCTAATTTCACATTCAAGCTCATCTGCTTTATTTACCATGTCCATAACACGATGTGCTATATCCAAAGAACCATAATCTTTTCTGTTTAATTCACCCCGTAAATCAAGTGACTCTTTTTGAGTAACCATTTAACATTCCTTTCCTATTTTTTCAAAATACATTCCAACACGTCCTGTTGAAAGTCGCCTTGTAAACCTACCAAACTCTTTATCACGATCTTCTAATTTACTAATAAATTCTAATAATTTCATATAAACTACTTCTAATCTATCCATTGTAAAATCAACATAATTATCTTCAAGGTACGGTATCAAAGGATACCCATTACCAAAATCTACATTCTTTTCTTTCCAAAGTCGTCCAGCTTTTGCATCAGCTTTACCAGACCGACACAAGTGTTTTAATCCATCGTAAATTCTATATACATAAGTATATGCATCAAATGGTGGATTTGGATGATGAATAATTTTATTTCTTTTATGGTAATCCATAATAAGCGGTAATTCAATACTTCTATTACCTACTTTGTAAGGAACACTAGTACCCGCTCTAAAAATCATTTGACCATCATACCTACCAGTGCGTATATCAAGTGGTTTCCATTTTGGTGATGGAACATACTTTGGATCACGCATCCTCCAAGCAGCTTCATATTTAACACATTCCATATCTTCATTATCAAGTAATTTTCCAACTCCATATTCAAGATGCCACGGAAGATAAATATCATCATCTTCCCAATGTGCAATAAAGTCTGTTTCAGCATTATCTAACAATGATTGTTTTTTATTACTAAGTTGTTCGTACTCATCACTATTAACTATTCGTATAGCCTTTTTAGTAGCAACATATTCATATTCGTACTGTGGCTCTCCTACATCATCAGTATAAAGCACAAGCGGCGTAGGTGCATCATTACCAATGACCAGTGTAGACATTCCGGGATAGCCCTGAGACAAAAACGATGCTATAGCATCTCGTACTTTATCATGTCTACCATATGTAGGACAGATACAAGTAACATGAGGCCAGTAGTAATGCTCAAAAAGTCTTTTTTTCAATGGCATATTATTGTATTACCACTTTTCCAATCCAAGAGAAAGTTGAATTTTTGTATTTACCCTTGCTGCTACTTCTTCTGGAAGTCTAGCAACATCATATAAAGATTTACCAAACCGTTCAAACATAGGTCGCAAATGATAAATTGCCCAATCCTTAAGCATAGAACTTGTCATTACTGGCACTAGATAATTATTCCCAAAATCCTTATTCTTTGCAGAATATAATCTTTGTATTCGTAAATTAGGAGCATTACTACCAATTTTATGTAAATGTCTTACATCATCATGTCGTCTGTATATGTAACTATACATTTCTTTTGTTACACTACCGGATGGTGCTAATAACGTTCCTTTTTCCTTGAAAGCATGAGCAACCATTCTTGGTACACGTCGTTCTAAATTTGAATCATATTCTATTTGAGTACCATTAATATAAATCATTTGCCCATCAAATCTCTGTCTGTAAAGAGACTCAGCCTTTTCCTCTCCAGGCTTACCACCACAGAACCATGCTACTCGTGGCTTAACACATTCACTACCCTCAGTATTAGCATAATGTTCTAAGTAAGGAATCCAAGTACTAAAATGCCAAGGAAGAAATAAATCATCATCATCCCAATGCGCCAATAAATCAGTATCAGAAATATCTACTAATTCCTGTCTTTTAGCTCCCAATGTTTTACAACGTTCACCGCGATTGAAAATATTTATTCTTGACCCATCTGACAATTGTATCGTATTCTCATTACCATAAGAAAGTTTAATTGGAACTTCAGCATCATTAATAATATTCATTTCTTTATGGCCTTCATACTCTTGCAGTATGAAGCAAGCAGCAGAATCCCGTAGCCGGTGAAACCTACCATACGTCGGGCACATAGCTGTTACTGAATGTAACTTGCTCATGCTGTAAATCCCTTTCTTCTACGGGTAATAATTTTTTTTGCAACAAGAACATCATATTCCTTATGCTGTACAAAATGAAAAATCTGTGTTGCCCAACCATTTTTTGATAAAAAGTAATCTATAATTGTTTGTATGTTATACTGATTCCATAATATACATTTCTTATTCGGGTGGGAAACGCCTACACGCTCACCCTCCTCATAGTTAATACCATTGAAAAAAGAAGCTATAATGATTTTAGGATTTATTGCTATTGCCCAATCAAAAAATTCATCAATACTATTCAAATGCTCAACTACAGCAAAAGCACAAACTAAATCTATATTACGATTACCTGACATACGGAAAGAACTAATATTTCTAAAATCATTATGAATGAATCTACTATTACAATGAGGCCAAAGTTGATCGCATGTACTTTCTGATTTACAAACATCTATGTTTGTATAAGTTCCACCAGTAGGTAACATTTTAGGAATAGGACTATAATTACCACCTACTTCAATTACACGAGAAACATTATTATTACTAATAACTTCTTTTACAAACTTCCAAGCATCCTTATGCCTTCTAATCATACGAACATATTTTTTACTATCACGGCTCTGCCAATAATCAATTTCTGCTTTTTCCATGTTGCCCCTTTTCTACTTTTCAGCAATAACGGCAAAATCTTTTCCAAGCATGTAACTTTTAACTACATTAAAATTTGCTTTTTCAAAAAGATTCAAAACATCAGAACAGCATTGCATTGTATGGCAATGATCCCCCTTAAAGCTAATGCCACCCTTAAACTCAATAGGCACAACAATCATAGCGTACCCACCAGATTTCAAGACTCGTTTTACCTCTGAGAGCACTTGAACGGGATCATGACAATGCTCAAGATTATGAAATTCAGTAACAGCCCGAAATGTATTATCTTCATACCTACTAAGATCATGTGCATCACCCTGTTCAACTGGACGCCCATTATCATAAGCCCACTTAGCAGACCAAGGAGACAACTCAATACCATGAATAGTATTATATTCAAATCCACATTCCATTAAATAATTTAATACATATCCATCCCTAGAACCTATGTCCAATAAAGGAAGATCTTCCCTTTCCAAATAACCTTCCTCGTCCAAAAACTCTAAGAAACTATTAACATCACGCCTTTGTCTCTTCTTATCAGGATACCAGTCCCTACCCGGCGAACGCTTTGCTTGGTATGCTACATAAGCAGCTTGTCCACTTGGCTTTGCTAAACCTAAATCAGTATCCAAAGTTAATGCTACTTCGGGCTCTTTCCAAATAGCCTTTCGGAAAAAAATTTCTTCTTGAACTACTCTATGTTCTTTCATCCAACTTTTTTCCGAATCCACCTTAACCTGCATTTTTATTAGTTTCAAATTTTCTTCTTGATTACTGGAAAGGCAAAGAAATAATTCTTTTTCTTTCACTTCCCCATCAATTCCAATAACTGTACGCATAAATTCTTCTTTGAACAAGGCTTCAAAAGTCATATCTTCAAAATAAGCTGTATGAATAAAATAATCATTATGTATTGATCTATAATAAATTGTAGAACGTGCTTCATTAATAAATATGTCAGAAACACTATACACTTTAACACCACTAAAATAAGCTTTAAGTCCAATTGCTATACAATCACCATCATACTCAGATTCAGGTAATTGACATGGAGCAAGTTTTTCAACAACATTTTTATTCATAAAAATCAATGGTCCAAACGGTGCTTGTACTCGTAAAAACCTGTAAGGCTTACCTTTCCGAGTAGGAAGTGGTTCTTCGGTAAATTCAGTATGAATTAATGTACTTAAACTCCAATTAGCATTATTTACTATAGTCTTTGATTCATCATTTGCTAAACGTATAATAGTAGGTACTAAAACATGATCCTGTTCTTTAGCAACAACTATCATGGCACTAATAGTATCTAAATCATAAGTACCATTATCAAGATTTTTAACATCACCAGCAATAGCACCCCAATCATAAAATCTAATACCCATTTTTATTTACCTTTCGAATCATAATTAATACTCAAAAATTCCATAAAATCCTCTGCATGTGTTCCCCCACCTGCTTTTCCAAGCATAGCAAAGAAATCTCCATCTGTCTTTCCATAGGCCTCTTTAAGTTTTGTCCAAATAGCACGCGCTTTCTGAACCTCTTCAGACTTCAAAAAAGTATCTATCCTATCATCATAACCATGCTCAAGAAGATATGGCTTAAAATACTCATAAGCTACATCACCAAAGAACAAATAATGAATAAGATGAGCATTCATTAATGTACCCACATGAGGAACGTCCATAGTACCCTTTTTGTACATATGCTCAAAAGTAATATCTCTAGACGCATACATAGGTACTCCTATAATCCAAGCAGCTAAACCTATGTACTGTTCATTGTACGCCCACAGTCCAGGTAAGGTAGGCCAGCCCCCAAGTCGATTTAACACCTTTTTGCTCATAACGTAACCAGCCCCAATAATAGCATCACGTCGAATAAAAGGAGTATCCGGCTTAGTGGTGATATGAGAATTAAGAATACCCCATTTGGGTTTAAGAGAGAATCGCGCTCCATACGTACGAGCTTCTGACTTCTTAGCATTACCAAGATTACAAACATTTACTACCACAATACCGTCTTTCTCCTGAGCATGTGCTGCCGCCCATTCAATACCATATTGTGTAATAACCCTCTGGTGACAATCCATAACACAGATCATTTCACCACGAGCAACAGAAATAGCCTCTGCCCTACTCCTAGAAACACCAATACGCTCAGTATGCCTAATTATACGAATCCTATCCTGTATATCTGCCCTCCAATGTCCGGCAAGCTTTGGACGAATATTGTCTGCAATATTATCCGGGATGCTTCCATCGGTAGAGGCATCATCAACAAGAATAATTTCAAACCTAGTTTGTCCACTATTGATAATGGATCGTAATGTTAATTCGACTTCTTTACCCTCATTATAGGCAGTAAGAATAACAGAAATCGGTAGTACCTTTTTAATAGACTGATTATGCTCTCCACAGGTTTCAGTAGGTACTCGCAGAACATCACGGAAGAATTCAGCATCAGAATGAATTCTACCTTTCTGCCAATGGCCCGTCTCGTAAAGTTTACCTGCCTTCATAGCTTCTAAAGTACTGCGGTGTTCGGGACTTATTTGATTTATGTAATGAGGTTCCCAAACATTTTCATATGTTTCCCGATCAAACAAAGCAAGATGGGAAGCAAGATGGTTTAGATTCAAGTCACTTGTTGGAGGATAACCCCAAGGCGGCTCTTTACTACCCTTTGCAGCTTCAGACCTATAAAGATGCCGCACAGTGTACTTGGGGAAACAATAGCATTCAACTCCATGTAACCATGCCCACGAATTCAATGCCGATTCTTCATAACCCCATTTGCCATTGATAGACGGCCAACGTGTAAGATCATCAAAAATCTCACGAGGCACAAAATAACAAGCTCCTAAAACACCCGTTGTTAATTCTGGATCAGTACCTTTAGTTCTATAATAAGAACATCCAATTTTACCATCCCTATGATAATTAAGTTTTGCCCCCCAACCTTGAGGACCACCAAACATTGCAGCTACTCCGGGACAGGCGATAGCGTGCTTTTCTAAGACGAACCCACCTATCTCATGCCACATTCCCTTTGGATAGCGCATATGAGCATCTGAGCTAACTACTACCCGACCACGCGCGGCTGCAAAGCCAATGTTTCTTGCCATGCCAGCACCAACAGATTTTTTCAATGTGATTACTATAACATAGGCATTATTAGTATTATACTTGTTCAAACCCTCACATGACCCATCTGTAGACGCATCATCCACTACGATTACCTCCAACGGGCCTGTAGTGGCCGCTATGGCACTTTCAACAGTCTTAGCAACCTCTTCCCCCTCATTCATAGAAGCATACACCACAGACACCATAAAATCAGATTTCATAGTAGTAAATGACTCATCTGTATGTGGCGGGGGTGCTACACCGGGGAGCACGCCGAAGGGATGGGTTTTCCTATCCTTAACACGTTCTTCTGCGGTTGGAAGGGGTCCAACTTTTTCCACTGTATTTGTTTTTACTATTTCCTTTTTTGGAGTTAGTCGCATGTTTACTGGTTGCTCCTGTTCTATACCATTATTAAGTAATCGAGTTACCTCAGAAAATACTATTCTACTTATTTGACAAAAATCTTCATACGGTGTAATAGTCGTAATTTTTTTACCCGTTGTTGGGTCTGTGCTAATAACAATTCTATTACCACACATAAGATCAACAAAACATGGACAATTACATGTTGGGGCACATTCACAATCTTGACATTGAGCATTAGTAGGGAAAGGTGTAATTTTATCATAAATAGTAGTAGCTGGATTATTTAGTTCTGCTACATTAACACCATTTTTTAAGTCACCAATTTTATAAAAGTTTCTTCCATCTATAGCTGCTTTATAGCACCCAAAAATATCACCAGATGCATTTACGGCACACCTACTACTTGCTACACCACAACTACCACAATTATTACCCTTTTTACATATCTCTGCACCCTTATATGTAAATGTGTACGATCCATTCAGAAAACTAAGGCGCTTGCCCTTTAATGAACTACTATTAAGAAAAGAATCAGCACACTCACGTATTTGCAAATCTAACGTAGAATAAAACTCAGACGGCCATTCTGGCTCAATACATATGAATTCCACTTCTACCAAATCTGTAAAACTAAGTAAATGCAAAGCACTTTTTGCCATATCAACAATAGTAGCTTGGGTAACAACCATCTTAATAGTAGGATGCAACCCAAGCAAACGCATATCTTTCAATGCAGAATGTGCAACACCAAACTTTACACCATTCTTATGCACTGAATTTATTGATTCATCCCCATCTACATGAGCTTCTACAATAATATTATGTTCTTTAAGAAATGCAATCTTTTCCCCATCCATATTCTGCAAATTAGTTTTTACTGTTATCTCTGCATCAAGGTCTAAAACATTACTAATATTACGAGCAGTAGATAAAAGAAAAGAAGTAACTGTAAAATTCAACAAAGGTTCTTGACCAAGAAAATTTATCTTAATCTTCCTCTTCTCTTTTTTAATAAGAACTATATTATCTTTTTCCTTTTTCTCCTCTTCCTTTTCTTCCACAATCTTTTCCGCAGCTACAGAAGCTATATGCATATTCAAAAACCACGTAATAGCATTAGCAAAATTAGTTTGAATCTTCTCTGCGGATGCCGGAGCATTGTCTGGCCCGCTCTTGTTCGTACAGTAATCACACGTCAAGTTACAACCCCATTGAAAAACTAAATCCAGTTCTGTAGGTAAAAACCTATCAACCATTCTCCATTCTCCTAAGTTACACAGAAATTGCCCATCTACTCTATTACACACCTAGCTCTAACATAAAAGCGACAAAGAAAATTGCAACTACGGGCAGAAAGCTCATATCCATATCTAGCTGGATGTTTACACCGAAATCGCCTAGAACAACACAGTCCTGTTTCCTCAGCATCTTTACACATTCCAGCAGTGGATGCAATGGTATCATGGATATTTGGTCTTTTTGATAGGTAGTTGTCATTGTTTATAGGCAGACCGTAAGGACAGTCAAAATCTACATTAACTATGTCAGAAAAAATCTTACACTTTTCTTCACGCCATAATCTCATTTGACGACAAACATGAACAGCTTTTTTGCCCTTACATATTTGAGCACAAACTTCCTCACGAAATAATCTTATTCTTCTCATGGCCTATGGTGAATCTCTACCCCCTAAAGCACTCAAACCCGGCATCCCATCAAACCCGTCAAACCCAACAACTATTTCTGTAGATACATCTTCAGCCCCTATAGCAACTTTTACCATATTTTGTGACACAGTAGAAGGAACTGTGGCATATGCCCCATAAGGATTTGGAACATCAAAATCTGGTATTGCCAAACTAGTTCTAGACATAGGAACTAAATACATATTAGCATTACCTTTATTATAACTAGGATAAGATATACTAGAAGCATTTGAATAAATAGTACGCTTAAACATTTCAAGTAAATGATAATATGTATTAGGATCATCTGTCGGTTCCCACAGCGTAGTAACAATCCAAATATCTATATCATCCGCATCTATACCATCCCATTCTATTTTGTATAAACCATATGAAAGTGTTTCTGTTAAATGTACTCCCTCATTATTACCATTAGTATAAATACCATAACCAGCTACATAGGCAGCAGTGCTAGAAATAAAATTAACATATAATTGTTGCTGTGTTTCAAACATACGATAAATCTGATTATTTGGCACATTAAAAGGAAGCCCACATTGTTTAATTGCATTTACATCACAATTAAAAAAAGTATTAGTAAACTGAACTTGCCAACTACTACCACCCACATTTTGTACTAAAACAGTGCGTATACCAAGTCCACCCACACCTGGATACCCAGGACGAGCGGTTAAATGTCCCCACAAATTTATTTTTACTACTGGCTGCCCAGCCTCTATTTGCCAACTATAATCATTAGAACCAACAGCAATAAATCGCCCATCTTCAGTATATTGAATAAATCTATCTCCCTGAGTATAACTTGAATAATAACCAGGAACTTCTTGCTGCCAAACCCCCGGCCCATCAGCCGTCATATCAGTTGTCCAAAATGAATATCCAAGTGTATCTGTATTATACAATATTTTTGCAGCCTGACCTGCCCTATTAAAACAAAATCCTCGTTTACCACATTCTAATGATACAGGTGTTTTCATATTACCTGCCCCATCTATACCCGTCCAATATAAATCCGTTTCATACGGCCATGCCGGGAGGGTAAACGGATTTGCTTTCCATGCAATGCCAATTGACTTGCCTGAATCACCAAAATATCTAAGTTGAGTTACTTCAGTAACATAAACATCACTTTCAAAATCACGTGGATATGGACCAAAAACTTTTGGCATCCAATTCGCTCCCGTATGATTCCATTCGCACAAAGAAGGAAATTGATAATTTGTATCCCACCATTCACAACCACCTAAATTTGTATAACCAATATAACTACTAGCTGTAACATCTGTTTGGTGGTAAAAAGAATATTCAAATGGATATTTTACCCCACCATCTGTTTGAACACTTAACTTTTCAAAATAGCCTCCAAATGCAGAAATATATCCACTAGGCCATTCCATAAGTAATACTTCTTTTACAGTTCCATCATTCAAAGCTATATCCATTACATCTTCATCAAATTCTCCACTAGTAAATAATGGATATAAACAAAGCCACCCACTATTTTTTTGTAATTGAAGAACATTACCTGAAATACAAGACGGATAATCACCTGTACCATCCCACCAAACTCGACCCGTTGCCCAATAATCTGCCATTATTGTATTTTACCTTTTTATCTTACGGAAGTTCCCTTAAACACATTCTGCCAGCCGGTTCTCCACCAGCTATTCCAGTAGCATTCACATAAACAGAAAGAAAGTTTCCGGGATCGTCTCTCAAATGGCATGGAATGAATGTGAAAAGTAATGATTCTGGATCAGTTTTACCTAGTATTCCATAAGAACCGTTTCTTATCATCAGGTCAGGTGCGCGATAAACTTTGAAAGAACTACCCACTACAACACCATCATTGCCACAATACTTTACATCATACTGTACTTCATTTGCAGTCATATCCTCTTGTGCTTTTATTAAAGTACCTATTTTACCGCTGCTGTTACATGGGATAAGTACTGGATACAAGGAAGCTGGATTTGTTTTTCCAATAAATGCATATTCATCTGTTAATATTATAATTCCAGGGGGTCGATAAACATCAAAAGCAACTCCCACTACAACACCAGTAGCATTACAGTATTTTACTTCATAAGCTATACCATCAACTGTCATGTCCTCTTGAGCTTTTACCAAACTACCTATAGTACTACTTGAACCTGCACCGGGAGCGAATAGAACGGCGTTGTAAGTAACTCCACCATATACTTTCTCACCAAGATTTATTAATGGACCATCATCTTGTGCTTGAACAACAGTACTACCATTTGTAGAACCCAATCTATCACCTACAGCAACATCAAGACCTTGAACAAGACAAGCTCCATAGATATACACCCATCCCGCATAACCATCATCAATACGCTGATCTGTAATTCCTACAAACTCTAAATTATCTGCTGTAGGAGTATCAAAAGTTGGAAATATTTTAGAATTATCTCCTGTTACTATCCCATCAAGTTCTACTAACTGTGCTATATCTATAGTTCCACCAGAAGTATTTTGTGCCATAATCCGGGACTGCATAGAAGGCCAACCAAAAATACCATTTGTTGATGCAATTATAGAATTTGTCCTAATACCATCTACTATTAAGTTCAAATCCTTTGCCATTATAGGATCGCCACTTTCATAGGAAGCTGGTAAGGACGCTGCCTGTGCCATTGGGCGAACTGATTCTCTATCTGACATTATTATATTCCTTATAACGGTAAAGCTGTAAAGTCCTCTTCAGGATATACATCTGCATAAAATGTAATACTTAACTTCGGTTCTTCCTCTCCAGAGACTGGATTTATTTCTGTTGACCTTGTTTTCCAAGCTACTACATGTAACGCTGGATCATAAAGAAATTGGAATGAACAATCATAATTAGAACTTCCTTGTTTTCTAGCTCTGCATCCCATGTAAAGTAATGAATTAGATGGATACCCTTTATAAACAAATTTATTTATCGTACCAGTAAGATTATAAACAGCAGCGGGCAAAACAGATAATCTACAATCATATGTAATAGTCAAATGAGGTCTATAAACTTCAACTCCTTCACCTACAGCCCCAATAGCTTTAGTCTCATCACTAATATCCCAAATTTGTCGTTCAGTTTTACCCAACATATCTAAAGTAAGTACAATAGATGAATCTGGAATAATAATAGCAGATGCACGATTTGAATATTTTATTGTTGCTATACAACCAGTTGGACTAAAATTATTTATGTCTCTTCCTATAACCTTACAAGATGCTATTTCTCCATGAGCATCTAATATATCAGGTAATCCAACTGCATCTTTTGCATAAGCCGGGTATTCCATATTGTCGGAAGCGTCACCATTTATAACATAAATTTCAGTTATGTCTATACTATCTCTAGATTCTGTTAAACTAGTTTGACTATCTTTCATCATTCTTTTAACTGTAACTGCCATATGTCTTACCTTTCATTAACCAGCTTTTGCAACATCATCATTTTCTTCGGCATCAATTAGTTCTTGTAACTTATCATTTATTTTTTGCAATTCTGTAAGAGCGGGGTCTTGTTGTATAGCCATTGAAAATGCACCTTCAGGAGCATTACTAAAGGCAGATAAGAATAATGAACTTTTTGCTGTACCCGCACCCCCCATTGCATTTTGAAGCATTTGCTCAATTTGCCTTTTCATATCTTTCCATTTACTTATAATTGCCTCTATAGGCCCTTCTTCTTCATCTGCCATTTTTTTATCACCTTGGATCAATGCTGTAACTACCATTTCCCAATGTTTTTTCCCCGCATCTACCCATTTTTTCCAATTCAAAAAGCCTTCTTTGTTTATTTTATCTTTTTTGCCTTTATGTATATTAGCTGCAACTTCTATTGCTTTATTTTTTTCATTTTCTAGTCTAACTATTTCTTTGTTTTCATTATCCTGTATAGCCGTTATTTCGGCCATCATTTTTTCTTGTCGTTTTTTAGTCGTTTGATTTAACCACGCAAGAGCAACAGGAGAATCGGCCCCCTTATCATTTAACATAGGTAATATTTTTTTTGCTAACCAATCATAAAAACCTTGTAATTCTTCCCAAGTTGTTTTTGCACTAGTCTTAATAAATGACATTAATTTAACCCAATCTTGTTTTATTTTTGAGGTAAATTTTATAATCTGTACAGTAAAGAAATTTATTACCATTTCAACACCAAGTTTAAAATCAGCCTTTTTATCTTCAAACGTTTTCATTATTTCAATCATTATGCCGGTTAGGTGGTCTTTAAATTTAATTCCACCAATTTTCATTTCCCCTAATGCCCTACCCCAAGATTCCGGCATCTTGCCAAACAGTGCTAATAATGAACCAATAATAATAGCTACTAAAGTTATTGGATGTAATAAAGCCGCAAAGGCAAGTGAAAGCGCACCTATACTTATTGCTCCAACTCCTAAAGCTATTATACTAGCAACAATAAGAGCTAAACCTTGAATAATACCACTATTTGCTTTTATCCATTTTCTTATACTCTCATAAGATTCTATAAAAAGATCAACCATAACCATAAGAGCTGGAATTAAAACCATTCCAACTTCAATAGACAAAGACTTTATCATTTCAACAAATCTTCTCCACCTGAATGCTGAAGTGGAAGTACGTTTTTCAAGAGCTTCTTGCATAGCACCTTCTGATTTTGTCATCATATCCAAATCACGCTTATAGCCTTTAACATTCTGTACAAGTGCGGCTATAGCTCTTAAGGCGCGTCTTGGGAATATTTTTGCTATTGAATCGGCTGAAGCTCCTTCAAGTTTTTCTAAAACACCTATTAAACCTATAGTTTTTAATGTTGTTGTATTAAGCTCAAATCCAAATTTTCTAGCCTCAGCCCTAGATATTGGAGTATTTTTTGCGAACATTGAAAATGCTGCTGAAAGAGCAAATGTCGTTCTACGGGCATTACCCAATATACGACTTGTAGTTGCAACGGCTGCACCCAATTCATATAAACTTACATTAGATATAGCCGCTTGGGCAGTAACCATAGGCATAGCTTGTGCGAACTCACCAAAAGAAGCCTGTCCCTGTTTCATAACAGTAAACAAGAAATCAGCCACTTTACCTACATCTTTCATACCTATTTTGTAGGCAAACATAGTTTTAGTCAAACCCAATACTGCCGTTGATGTATCTGTAAAACCAGCTACAGCCGACTTAGTAGCTATATCTAAAAATCCCATTGCATCCGCTGCCGGAATCTGAGCAGATAAAATCCTATACATAGCATCTGATAATTCTTTAGTACTTACTCCAAAATCAGTGGCCATTTTTCGTATACCATCAGAAAATTCCGGCAGTAAGTACATGGTGTGTTCTCTAAGCATCGTGGCAACAACAGACATTTGATCTTCAAATGCCATCGCTGCTTTTGTTGCTTTATAAAATGGCACAGCCATAAGACCACCAGCTATTAACATACCACGGCCTTGGCGCATCATTGTAGAGCCAAAGTTTTGAAGAGCTTTCCTAGCCGTGTTCAAACCGGCATAGAATTGCCCTAATCTAACTCCTATATTTACATAAAGTTCAGCTAACTTTAATGCCATTTATATCTCCACTTTTATAATGCTTGCATTGCCATTGCATCTGTGGAACCACCACTAGCACCCTTTTGCAATTTCATTACTTCAACAACTTCTACAGTATAAAGTAAAAATTGAGTAATAGTTAATTCTAATATTTCATCTATACTTAAACCATATGTTGCCATTAAAACAGCAAATGTTTTATGCCAATTAAACCTTGCTTCCAAAGGGGGGCTTATGCCCCCTTTGCCGGGGGGCCAGAATCGTCGTCCATATCCTCATCAATTTCAGCAGCTTCCTCTATTCTACCAAGACTACTAATAGCTGTTAATGCTGTCATAATTTCATCCATATCATCAAATGCATCCACTTCCTCAATTGTGAATTTAGGATACTTTTTCTGAATAGAACGATGTAACAAGAATCTAACTCCGCCCATACTAGCCATTTCACTTGTAAAATCATCGGGCGTATATGGCATAGCAATAATTCTAGCAATACCAGACATTCGATCCTCTTTAGACATTTCTGCTTGCCGGGAAGCCTCTAAAAATGCAAGCATTCGTTTGCCTTTAGCAAATGATTCAAATGCGGCAAGATCGCCAATAGTAATTGGAGATAAAATAAACTCCTGTCCACCTGAAGTCTTATAAATAATTCCTTCCCCCGCTGAACGTGTAAGGTCCGCCATTGTACTACCCCTTTCTCGGGTACTAAGTTTAAGCTACCGTAGTGGTAACACCAGCGATGTTCAAATAACCAGAACCCTGGAATGAGAACACTACCGACGCAACACCATCTACAGTAACACTTAATGAAACAGAAGTAATAAGAATTGCTCCAGTGTACAAAACACCAGCAGTCGCAAAGAACTCTGCTGCTGCCGCTGGTTTTCCTGGATGGGAAATCTTTGTCGTGTTATCAAGTCTACACTCATACTGACCAGACCATGTTCTAAGACCGCCAATATATTCTCGATACCCATTACCTGCAAACGTAGTCACTTCTAAGGCATCTGCGGCGTAATCAATAGACCAACTGAAAACACCAGTTTTATAACCAGAGGCGAATGTAACATTTCCACCTTTTCCACTTATTGCCGCCATATTGTACTCCTTTCACTTATATTTATGGTTCTGTACTAGTACTACTTGTTGAGCTACTTGTTGAGCTACTTGTTGAACTACTGGACGAGCTACTAGACGAGCTACTACTACTAGATGAACTACTCGTTGTCGTACTCGTTGTCGTGCTCGTTGACGTGCTGCTGGACGTACTAGATGAACTACTAGACGAACTACTACTAGTAGGTGAACTACTTGAACTAGACGAGCTACTTGAACTAGTAGGTGAACTACTTGAACTAGACGAGCTACTTGAACTAGTAGGTGAACTACTTGAACTAGACGTACTACTTGACGAACTAGTAGTTGAACTGGTAGTAGATGACGAACTAGTAGTAGTTGTCACTACACCGGCTATAGTAATATGACCAGAACCTTGAAAAGAGAACGTTGCGGCTGAAAGCCCGTCAACAGGAGTACTTAAAGAAATAGAGGTAATAATAATACTACCACTATAAGAAATGCCAGTAACCGCAAGAAATGTTGCAGCCGCCGCATCATGGCCCGGATGTAAAACTTTTACTGTGTTATCAAGTCTACACTCGTACTGACCAGACCAAGCTTTTAATCCAGGAATATAATTTCTATAACCACCATCCGCGAAATCTGTTGATTCCAAGGCATCGGCCACATAGTCAATCGACCAACTGTATACATTTGTGGTGTATCCAGAGACGAAAGTAACATTTCCATTCTTTCCACTTATTGCTGCCATATGTTTTAGCTCCTATTTAATCTACGATATTGTAACTGTTGCGGGACACGTAGTGCAATCCCCTGAGTCCAAAGAATATATGCCATCTGGACAATCACTATCTCCCCATGCTTCCATTTTCCAAACACATGATTCACCCAATGATCCAACTGTAAGAGTCCAATAACCACTAACACAATCAAGATCAGCATCACATGAGTCATTACCACCAGTTCCCGCCCAATCACAACCAAACGTCCTATTCAATGTATATGAACCAGTACAATCTGCTATTCCACAATCTATAGTTCCTGTCAATGTAAACGAGTACGATTCATTACAACCATCACACGTACCGGACGGGCAAGTAGGGGGCATTGGGGTTGTTGACGATGTTGACGATGTAGATGAACTACTTGAACTACTCGTTGGGGAACTACTGGTACTGGATGAACTACTTGAACTTGAAGGTGAACTACTAGTACTGGATGAACTACTTGAACTCGTTGGAGAACTACTTGAACTGGACGAACTAGTAGGAGAGCTACTAGAACTACTACTTGTGGGTGAACTACTAGTAGATGTTGAAGAACTTGGTGTAGAATTTGAACTGGATGATGATGGACTAGAAGATGTGGACGAACTGCTTGAACTGCTCGTTGGAGAACTACTTGAACTGGATGAACTGCTACTACTCGTTGGAGAGCTACTTGAACTGGATGAACTACTAGTACTCGTTGTACTGCTCGTTGTACTAGTGGATGAACTCGTACTTGATGAACTTGACGTGGTTGAAGTGGAACTACTGCTGGACGAACTCGTTGGTGAACTACTTGAACTAGACGAACTTGAAGGTGTACTACTAGAACTACTTGAACTCGAAGCAGAACTAGACGAACTACTACTACTTGACGAACTCGTTGGAGAACTACTAGTAGAGGACGATGAACTAGTAGTAGTAGTTGTCATACCAGTTACAAATGGACATGGCACTCCAATTGCATAATACACCCCATCTGGATATATGCCCTCTTCCCCTGGTTGAACTACTCCACCTGTAATGCGCAAATGCCCTGTACCAGTAAATGCAAACACAACATTGCAAACACCATCCACAGGAACACCCAAAGACATATTAGTAATAATTGCACTACCTTCATATGCTGCTCCCGCTTCTGCCTCTAACATTATATCAGCAGCAACCCTACCGGGCGGTCCTACCAATGCTATATTATCTAATCTACATAAAAATTGACCAGTAAATGATTTTAGACCGGGAATGTGGTACTTATAACTATTCGATACCCAATTAGTAGTTTCTAATGCATCGGCGTTGTATTCCATACTCCATTCATGCACACCAGTTGTATAACCTGTTGTGAATATGACTCTTCCAGTTTTTCCAGATATAGTTGCCATTTGTTTATCATGGTGCCGTTGTAGTAGTTACAGGCTGTAAAAGAAAATTATACTCAACAATGTAATGCCAATAATTATCCGCTTCTTTAGTTAAATATGAAATATCTCTGCTTACTTCTATTGTAGTATAATCATTATTACGAAATAATACTGTACCCCTATCAAAAACTTTTGTTAGTGCAGCATACATAGCATAAACATCATCTGTACTACTATTTTTTGAAAATAAATCAAACTGCACAATTGCAGTTTCAAGCCGTCTATCCCAAGCAAATACCTCATCTGTATTTTCAGTTATAAATGTAAATGTTATAAACTTATTTGTAATTCCTTGACGTGCCCGTGCATTCCAAAAATTACCATCACATGAATTCCACAAATCTGATCCACGCCGACACTTATCAAGAATAGCTTGGGATAACTGTTGCATTAATTAATACCACCATCATCAATAATCATACTTTGTAATTTAGTAATTGAACTAGTTTGTGACGTACTAATTGGATGTACAGTAGATGCATGAGTTAAAATATAAATAGCCATTGACCCACATAAAGTACATAATGTAGCAATCATTATAGTTACAACCCATGAGGGCTTTCCAGCCTGTTGCAAAGTTAAAGCATTTAATTGTTTACCCTGTCTACTAATCATTTCTTTTATCTCTATAGTAGCTTCATGTTGATTAGCTACCATAATCCTTGTCTCTCTACCCCAAGCACAACCATTTGTATTCATATTAGTATTATCCTGTTGCTTTTGTATGGTTCGTCGCTCCATAAAAATTCCTACTAACTATAACAATAGAAAAAGAATTACTCAACATACACAATAACAGTCCCTTGCATAGCATTTCCAGCAGCCGCAATTGTAAGAGTTAGTACACTATTAACTGTAATACCCTCAGAGGCTAATCTGTTATTTGCACCATCCACATACGTAGCATAGGGAAAGATTTGTTCTGTATTCACAGCACTTCTATTTGCCCCAAAACCCATTAAAACATCAACACCCTCAGAATCGAGCAATGTAACGTCATAAAGAGGCGAAGGAACTGCTACGGTATCCGGCACGAACACTACTCTTACAACTCTACCAGAAATTGCATAATCAGATGCTACACTGACAACACCTAATGCTGTAGATGTCCACGCCCATTCCAAACGTGTAATAATAGTCTGATAAATAGAATCTAACGGTAAAGGATTCCTAGAAACTGTTTCTGTTGCTGGCATTATTTATTCTCCATTACATTACTGGTTTACCCATTATGCTTATAAGTTCATCTACAGATTCATAAAGACCAACTCGCATAAATGGTCTTGGTTCTGCATACATATGCCCAAATTCTAATTCTTTTGCATATTTTACAGAAGTTCCAACACTACTATAAATTATATCACCAAACTTTTTAGGTATTGTATAATCCATACTGGCATAAAGCTTTGCCTCTTTAATCGCCGGAGGTTCACCGGGTGCTGACGCTTGATACATTCCACCACTATCAGTTACGTACCACCGACCTGTTTTTGGTAAATCAAACATACCTCTATAATGTGCTTGTAAAAAAACTGCCCCTTCAAGAACATTAGCTCTAATCTTATTTTCTATTTGTGCCGTTACTTTTGGCCCATACCAGCGCATATAGGTACTATTTGCACTTAAAGGGGAGTCAACAGCCATTAGTTACACCACCTCTTGCAAATTTATTGTTAAAAATCTACCTAATTGGTCAATATTTCTAGAGTTCAATATATTAAATATAACTTCTCCCTGCACTACAACATATGAAGATGGAATTGGCTTTGTCTGTATATCACAATACATTACATGTGTACCATCTAATTGTATTTTGTTATGTGCTATAACCTCATCACCTTTTCTAGGTTGTATACAACAAGGCACATTAGCATAAACAACTTTTTGTTCATCATGCCAATTTCCATTATTATCATCTACACGTTCATATTTACAAATATTAACAACACTGCTGTAAAAATCTTGAATACTCATGCCCACCCCAATCCATAATTACGCCACAAGGCTAAAGAAGATTCCATTTCCTTCTCCATGCTAACCAATCCGGCTGTTGCTCTTGACCAAGAATGATCTCCTAACTTTTCAGATGATAAAGTTGGATCAGAATTAGACCTATGATAAGCTAAAGAAATTAGTTTTAGCACTTCTTCCTTCAAACCACCTGGAACTAAAGCAACCGCATAGCCATACGTATAGTCAATAAGAATATTTTGCTTACCTCTTGTAAAAACACCAGTTGTAAGAGTTATCATTCCTGAAGCAGACTCTAAAATATAATTCGTTACAGAAGCACCAAATACTGCTAATGTGGCTGAATAAGATAAACAATAAAGTGCTTCTGTAGTTATTAAATCTGTAGGGGAATAACTATCATATCCAGACGACACTGTAGCATTCCAATCAGTTAATGCATTAATAGCGTCATACAACTCAGTCAATGTAGCATAAGAAGCCAATGTAAGAGTACTAGTAGTCGTGGTTGCCCCCGTCTCTGTTGTAAGCATTAATTCAGTGCTGCCTACTCTTACATAGGCTTCTGTGGCTGTGATGGAACTATTCCATACTGTAAATATCGCTGACCTTCCTATACAAATACGTGTGATTGTATTAACTGGCCTATTGTCAAGATATAAAGTACTTGTCCCGTCACCGTCATAAAGAGAAGATAAAGTACCTTCTTCATATTGTATACCACAGTATCTATAAACATAGTCAGAAATTCTATTAATAAAAGCCATTATGCTATAGTTATCAACAATTTTTAACACTTGTTCATTATCACTACCAAGGCAATCCACAACCGGGGAAACCGCGAGGTCAATAGACAACGCAGCCCCGTCTGTAAGAGCTTCAGCAGTTATAGCAGCTACAGATGCATTTAAAACAGCTACTAATAATGTAATAGTAGGATAAACGCCAGCTTCCAATAACGAAAATGAATACGTTCCTGGATTAGCTCCACCTATTATAACTATTTCAAGTATTTCTGCTTTTACTTGTACAGTTGCCGACGTAGGGCCTGCATCTACACTAAGACGCAGACCCCCTACAGACAGAGAACTATCAGTTACACCTAAATAACTTTTAGCCTCCGCCAGCGTAACTAGCGCCATAATAAGCTCCTTTCAAAACAATATTAAGGAGCAGTTGACGTACTAGAACTAGACGAACTCGTACTAGAACTCGTAGAACTAGACGAACTCGTAGAACTGGACGTACTCGTACTAGAACTCGTAGAACTAGACGAACTCGTAGAACTGGACGTACTCGTACTAGAACTCGTAGAACTAGACGTACTAGAACTTGAACTCGTAGTCGTGGTAGTTGCACTAAACGACTGACCAGAATAGTTCCGCGACTTGTAACATCTAACAATATCCACACCAATGTTTCTAACAGCCTGCCCCGCCCTAGTCTGAACAGCAATATAAGGCGTAAGCAATGCAGCCGGTGCAACCGCAGATGCAATAGACCCACGATATGTACCATTAATATAGAAATCCACATTCCCACTACCATCAATCTCAATTCTCAATGCCTGATAGCCACCAGCGGCTACAGTATCAGTAAGATCAAGAGCCTGCGTAGTTCCGGCGTTATTTGCAAGTCCAGTAAGGTTAACGTTAGTAGCCCCGTCTGTATCAAATGCAATAACAACACCATTTGCACAATTAGCATTCGGAGTATCAGGATCAGCAAAAGCTAATCGCCTGCCCGGATACCACTGCTCATCAGCAAAGCCAGCTTCTATATGAACGGTAGTGATAGCAGCCGGTGCGATAACGGCCTCAAACACGACCCTATCAGTTTCCATCCCACTATTACCCTCATCGCCACAGCGCCAGTTAAGCTGCTGTGACAACTGCACAGTATCATCATCCGTATTACCAGTACGCAACTCATAAATACCATTATTCGCAACGCGTACTAACCCGCCACCAGTTCCATCGGCAAAAACATTCCATTCATCCTGTATCTGGTCGCCTAAAAAATCATCGTGTAACTGTACACCGAAAATTTCAATTCGACCACCATCTCTAGCATCAAGATGATTAGTATATTCCTGAATAAGAATGGAATTGGTCTGCCTAATTCCTTCATTCTTGGGCATTATACACTCCTAAAGCTAAGAAATAAAAATCATTGTCCTGTCCGCCCCCCGCCTCCCAATTCACAGAGACGGGGGGTAGGACCGCCTATACTAACTTACTGCTTGCACATTAAGGCACAGGAGCAGTAACAGGCTCAGTACCCATATACAGAACAGCCCAATACGTATCTGCATTAGCAGCCGCACGAGTCCAGGTAATACGCAAATACCTATAAGTATTTGCCACATCAACCTGATACAAAGTACTAGCCGCTAAATTGGCATCCGTTACTTCAACTAACGTAGCCCACGTAGAATTATCATACGAATGCTCCAACGTGAAATCCGTAGCAACATCAGTACCAATAGTCTGACTAATGAGCAACCTACCATTACGACAAGTACGCATGTCAATAGCCGTAGTGCCCGCATTAGTAACACCAAGCACACCAGCACGGACAAGCTCCAACACCTTACCATAACTTCCAAAATCCCTTGCACTGCCAGCCATTTCATTTCTCCCTTACTTGACTTATATTAAATCCTACACAAAAAGTAGGGGTATAAAGCTCAAAACTTTAGCCGTATACCCCCGGCTCTAACTATTTATTAAGGCAAGACGCCCCGAATAATATAAAAAGCATTCGGCTGCCTAACCATACAGTCAACCCGGCGCACTGCACGAATTGCCGTTTCATCCGTATAGAAATGGATAGACGAATCTACATCCAAAACGATTCCCTTACCAGACTTCTCGCCAATACACAAATCATTCCAATTACCAAGAATGATATAACTACAATTTGCAGCCGACGTTCCATACGTCAAGTTAATGGGAACCTGAGTACTCTTAGCTACAGGTAAACCAAGCAACGTATCCTGTTCACCCTTACTCAGATCACCAACATTATAAATATAAGCCCCGTCACCGTCCTTCAGCTTACGCAGCGTATTCTTAGTACGCGGATTCATAAGCCAACCGGAAGGCTCAGTATTCGCCGCCTCAATGGCATAAAGAGCATCCCACAGATCATCAAACACCGGAGTAGCACCGTTGCCACCACCAAGCGTAGTATTAGGAACTGCCGGATCGTTGTAGATACCAAGAGGCTGCCCGCCACCAGTACCCTGAATGAACGCTAAATCTTCTGCAAGTGAAAGCACTCGCACAAGATCATTCTTAACCAGTGCATCAACAGCCGGGGAGGCGTCCTCGATCATGTCGTTAGTCACCACACATACACCAGCAACCTCTTTCAACACTAACTGCTTCTGACCAAGCGTCTGCTGTGAACGAGTCTTAGTATCACCCTCTGCAACCCAATACGCCGTTGCCGCCGCAGTCTGAGCGCGGAAGAACATCGTATTACCACTCAGGGGGTAAATACGCGGACCCATACTTCGCACAACAGCCTTAGCCTGTAACAAATCAATAATTTCCTGATTGTACTGAGGCGTAACTAAAAATCCACCAGCAGTACCAGTACCTACGTTAAGACCTAACTGCTTACTAATATTAAACTGTGCCTTTTCAACTTTAGCATCAGCCCAATTACCATTTTTAATACCACGCAGATACTTAGAAATACTAAACTCTTCCTTATCTACATTCTTACTAACATCAAGAGAAGTACCACGAGACTTACGCACTACCTCCTCAAGAGGGCCAAACTTTGCATCCAATAAAGCCGTCACTTGCGCCTTCGTTAACTTCATTTGAAACTCCTTTATCGTAATTACCATTACTTTCTTGCTTGTAACTTCATACTCTTATTTACTTAACTACCTCAAGACAATGCAGCAACACGCTCTGCAATCTTTTCAGCTAAATACTCCTCAGTAACTTCCTCATCATCATCCTTACCCGCCGTAGCCTTACTCACAAGCTCTGCCACCTGGGTTTCAAGTGCAATAAACTTCGTAATAAGCTCATCAACCCGATCATCCTTCTTAACATCATCCTTGACCAAATCTTTAGTAGCCTTAGCAACAGCATCTTCAATAAGAGCAACAACGTCAACATCCTTGCTCGTATCCTTGGTATCCTTGTCCTTTTTAACATCGTCAACCTTGGTAATTACACCAAACGCTGCACGAGCGGATAAAGCACCAATAGCGGAAACAACAGCCGCCGGAAAATCGTCGCTATACTTCTTAAGTAACGTCAGCGTCTCAACAAGCCCGGCTGCAACGTCCTTATCCATTTCCTTTGCCTTCTCTACAACAGTAGCATCCAACGTCATGCCAGTAAATTCCTCAACTAACTTTTTAAGCTCATCCATGTCTTTTATTCCTAACATTGATTTAATAATTGCAAACCTTTTTAAGTTCGCTGGCTCATCTACTAAACTAACTTCGCTAATGAAAATATCTTTCATAAACCTAATAGCCATTGAAACTCCAATCAGTTGCAATAAAAAAACGTGACACCTATTTTTGACAACAGGCGCCACGTTATTTCCACAACTGGCCCGGCTTCCAACATGCTTAACAATATAGCACATATTAAGAAGCCGTGCAACTACAAATTATCAGATTTTTCAGATTGTCATAACTCCCTACTATGTTATTAGTTATCTGCTTTTGCTACCCCGCCCATAGAAAAACCTTTTATCTCACCATCCTTTATTGCCGTCCAAGCATTTTCATCACGCACCCTTACTGACATAAACCATGTACCCTTACGTACAATTTGACCACCAAGAGTAAAATCAGCCGGGGCTATGAAACTTTCTATAACCTTTGCTGCAATAGGTCTGTCTTGGTGCATCACTTTTATCTGCTGAGACGTTTCCATAAAGAAATGAGCAGCCTTTTCTATCTCTACTGCTGTGGCTGCATCTCCATGAGCATCTGCTACATTCGGTTCATAAATAATACCACTAACTATATGCTGATCGACATCTGTCTTAAACACAGTAAAAGATTGTGAATTCTTTTTAAGTTCTTTTTCATCTGCATCAAGTAGTGTCTTTATAGTATTATTTGCCATAAGATTATGATTTACATCTAAAATGCTCTTATGTGCTACAATCCACAATGCAGCACTCTTTACATCCCAACCATCCGTTATATGGAATCTAAGCCCCTGCAAAGAATAACATTTTTCCACTTTTTCGGAAGAATCTTCCTTTACCCCAATTATGCCAAACACACGCGGAACTTGCTGCACAAGAGCTATACGCTTAAATGTTTGGTTCTTAAAAATTTTGCCATCACGTACCCTAAAAGTAATAATTTTAGCATCTATATCAAATCCAGGTTTCGCTACACAGACCCCGCCCATACTCTGCCAACTTGGAATAGACTTTTCTAACAAAGTTCCACAATCTGCACATTCTAACCAATCGGAATCAGCAATAAATGACATTCCACAATTTTTACAATAAGTAGCTAACGCGGACATATCCTCATTAACCGGAACGGGCTGCACCATGCTCTTTTCCAAGGACATCCTAGGTACTAATTTCAAATCAAACAAAGGTAATATAGTTTCATTGTCATGTGCATGAATATCACCAAACTTTACATGTACCGGCTTGCTCAACTGCTTTGACAATACAATCTCTAATCGCTTCGCTAGTATACTAGAATTTTCCACATCCAAGGTATCAGAAATAAATATCTCACATATATCAGCTTCCCTTGGATTTGTTGCAAACACACCACCAACATAGATACAAGAATCCTTCATAATAACTTCTTCAAGCTGCGTAGGATCAAGACCATCCATCATCTTATGCCGGAGCAACGCTGAATCAAGGTCTGACCAATTTCCCTTCAAACCTCTTTTACCAATTTCTACTGTAAGATCAGAATACTTATCAAAAAGCTCTGTCCTAGTTAAACCCTCTAAAACAGTTTTAGAATTTGGCTTAAAATGTTTATTGTACACCTGAACAACACGTAACCGAAGATCGAACAAAGCATTATCAGCTAATCCAGTCAATGTGTTCTTTTGTATTTCCTCAATTCTCATAGATCACTCCTTATTTAACTACAAAATAGATAAGTCCCATCATTCCCACCAAACATACGTTTAAACTCAGTAACAAATTTAAGGCCATCCGTTGCTGGATATAACTGTCCTTCATCCTTAACATGAATACCCATTTCAAAAAATTGTAAATATGGTGCCCTCGATACTGTACTACTATTTAATCCCGCAGTTACTATCATTTCAGTATTAGTTGTGTACACATGAAGCAAAGGTTTCTTGTGTACAAGAAGATTAGGAGAGTATGTATATAATGAAAATAATAAAACTAAATCAGTTAAATGACTAGACATAACATTTTTTACATATACCATTCTAAATACAATATTAGCAATTTTTTCTAATTCATCCAATTTTATATTTTTGGCCATAAGGCAGACCCCTTTATTTCAATTATTGTATTCTCTACACTTTTACCAAAAATCATACACTGAATTAAAATATCTATTCTTCTTTTTATTTCATCTATAAACTCTAACACATTAACACCATCATATGCAATCAAAGTCTCTTTTACACTCTCCCAATTATTGCTCAAAGCCACAACAGCATTTACCTCACTCTGTGTCCAACGACTTTTTTTCAATTGACTAACTAATAACTTTGGCAAAGTTGAATAGTTAATTATAGACTTACTTTTTGTAATAGGTTTATCAACAGTAAAATTATTTACACCCCAAAAATTACCCCCGCTATCTACTTCCATAGTCGCAAAAAACTTACTATCCATCTTATCAAGCAAGAAATACAATATTATTAATTGTTTTAACTGAGCAAGTCGTCTTTCCCTTACTATATCCTTATTTTTATAAAAATAATCTACAGCAGATTTTACAGAAGGAATAAGCCTTGAAAACACTTTACCATCTTCCCTTTTTACCGTTTGTGGCACCCTACCAAACCCCATAGCTTGACTCAACACATATGCACTCGTAATTCTATTATCATCGTTAGAAATAAGAAAACCCTTAACATCGCCAGTTGAATAATCTATACCATCCCTATAAGGATCAGTATTTTTAGAATTCAAAGGCATTAAATAAAAGTATTCAAGAGAATCCTTAGAATACTTAGTGTAATCATTTCCAAAAGCTAAATCCAATTCCGGCAACACCCCCAATAACGCAAGCCCTACCAATGGCAATGTAACATCCGCCGGTTCACTAGGTTCTTCAAGAATACGTCCTACATCTTCCATACTTCCAACAACAGGCGTCCAAGTGCACATGCCATTACAGTGAAGAGGTATCATACCCTCAGCAGTTTCAACTGACATAATTGTGCCATTTACTTCAAGGCATATATCACATGCATTAGGACCAGCCGTAAACACAACCTTATCTATGTTAGACTGTCTATAGGTCAACAATGCCCCATCATTAATAGCTGTAGCTGCTTCTGTACGTGCTATAGAGTAATTCCTATAATTCTGTGCTGTTACATAACTATTTATTGCTTCCCGCTGCGCCAAAGCAAAATCCATTTTCTTAACATTCACATTTTTTATAAAAGCAAGATTTATCTTGTTTGCACTCTTCTCTAAAGCGGTCAAGCCATAAGATAAATTTCTAAGCATGTACGCCGGAGCAATGTTATTTGCAAACGCCAAAGAAATGGTATTCTCTATGTTTGCAAAAGCCGAATCCATAATACTCTGTGCCAACATACTACCTCTAGTTTTGGCAACAATACGAATAGTTGATTCAAGCGCCCTCATAGCATCTGGTAATCCTGCAAGTCTTTGAACAGCTTTTATACTATTTCTGTACAGAGCAATCTCAGCTTCTATTAGTTCAGTAGAACCTCTTGCAAAAATTTGCCCAAATGATAAATTATTGATAATACCAGTACCAATAACTGATTTTTTTAACTGTTTAGGTATTTTATAAGGTAAACCTTCAGCATAACCTAACCTTCGTAAAACCATAAAAAAATCATTACACGTTTCTACTGCCACATGAGTAGTCGCTTTTTGAAATCTTCCTGCCTCTCGCTTACACACCTTCTGAATACGAAATTGAAAAGCCCTAGGAGTATCCATAATCTGTTCTATATTTACTTCTATTTCAAGTGGATCATCAATAAACCTTGCCTTCATTAACTCTAATGAAGCACAACATTCTTGCAAAACTTTGATATTATCTTTTGTAGCCTCAAAATTATCCACCTAACATTTCTCCATTTTCATCCAATACCCCAACAACAGATTTATTAGCTGCTTCAGAAGCAACTAAAGCCTTTTGTACCTTAGCCTTTAACTTTTCCATTTCCTCATTCATATCCTCACGCATCAATGCCGAATCATCGGGATCAGCCGGGAAGCCGCCAGCCCCGATTTTCTGGTAAACAGAATTGATATAATGCTCATCACCATCTTCAAATACCTCTCCAACCTTAAGCATAGTTATGAGAGCATTAGGAGAAAATAAACCCATAGAGAACAATTTCAAAAGCCTTGATGCTTCCTCACTCTTGTCAACTGTCATAAAGGCAGACAAATCAAATGTAAATGTGTAAGGCTTATTAAAAGCTCTACGCAAAAATTTTGTTATCTTGCTAGCAATTTTCAATCCTTTAGGTTGGATAGTGTCACGATAAAAAGCTGCTTCCTGCAACTGGTAATTATCATACTTTGCCTTGTCCAACAACCCAACTTTTACCGGGGGGACGCCAAACACGGATAAAATCTCTTCCCTGTTGTACATTCGCTGGTTAAGAAACTGCATATCCCTAGCATTAACACCAATGGTATGAAACATAAGCCCCTTTGGCATAACAGGAATTTTATACTTATTATTAGAACCAGAAAGGTTTTTACGCCAGTCATTTCCAATTTTTTTAGCTTGTTCAGGTGTTATCACTTGGTCAGTAGCAAGATACCCTTGAGGTGTTGCATCCCTCTGGAAAAATCCCTGGTTATACTCAATAGTATACAACTCACTCTGAACACTCATTGCCGCTGCACTCAAAGGAGAAAGACCATACCAATCATCCATTGGGTTAAAATATAAAAAATGAACAATTTGCCAAGGATCAAACTTTATTATATTTTTTGAATATGGAGATAACTTCCATACATATTGCTCTACACCCTTACCATCTTTTCTTGGTCGAATAGTTACTCTACTAGGACGAAGTGCAAAAAGTTGTTTCGGCTTACCGGCTGGATTACCAGTAGCTTTTGAAATCTGTTCTGAAATCTTTGGTCTAACTATTTCCCAATAGCAATCCCCGGCTAATTCCAAATACGTAACAGTAGCCTCAATTAAATCAAACCATGTCATTTCATCATTTGGATCATTAAATAACTTTACAACTTCGTGTTCCTCATTAAGTTTTTTACCCTTACCTACTTCACCATCCCATATCTCCCAAGGCACAACAGCCAAACCAGACGCTACAGCGAACACAGAAGCATACACCCAAGCTAGACTTTGATAAAGACCACAATATTCATTATAGCCCTCTGGTAGAGAAACTTCATTTCTACCAAACAACTGTGCAGCTACAATTGTAGGGCCTACTGTTTCGGAGTATGCTTTTTCTACTTCTATATTATTCGCTTTTTCTCCGCGCCTAACTACTCCCGCTTTCACAAGCTGTTTTGCCATAGTCACCATCCTCGTCTAACAGTTCATCCTCAAAAATATCTTCATAGTCATCATCAATATCATTATTTGAGCCACCTTCTTTTATATCAATTTCACTAAATCGCTTATAGTAATCATCTTCCTTATCTTGATCAAAATAAGAATCCTTCTTATTAGCAATAAGACCACCTTTCGCTAATATAGATTTTTCCCTAAAATCATTCCATACATCTCCTTTTACGCCATACATTATCATAAGTTCTTTTCTGAACTCATAAGGTACATATTCACCTTGTTCCCATCCTAACACAACCTCTACTGGAATACCTAATCTTTTTGCAACATTATCCACACTGTACTTACAAGAAATACGCCTATGCCGCAAAAACTCAATAAGTGTAGGATCATAAACAATATCATTCAAAGTACTAGCTAACTTTTTCTTTATGTAATCTACAATTACATGCTTACCACTTAATGCTTTTTTAGCTGTAACAAGAGCAATACTAGCCCGCTTTGCCAACAATTCAGGAGTAATACCCCATGCTGTACAAAACTTCCGTAAAGACTTAGAACCAATATCCGATATAATAATATCAGCAATTTCCACCGGACCCACAGACAGAGTACACCTGCCATTAAACACCCTTGCTAACTTATCCTCAATTTCATCCATATCTGAACTAGATATACCTTTAATTTTTAATACACCTTCCAACTCCCAACCCATATTATTATCTGAACTTAGTTCCAACACCAAAACATTTTGAGTAACACCACTCGTTCTAGACACTACAGAAACAGCAGCTTCGGTTAGTAACATAATTACCCTTTCTTTGTAGTAAGGTTTACCTTATTTATTACATCTTGAAGCCCTTCGCGCAATCCAAACATATTATAATCTTGCCCTAATACCTTAAACATTTCAGTATTATCTAATGCTCCAAAACCCTCACTATCTATTTTTACAGAGGATATAGGATTATTAACATTAACATTTATCTTATTACCCAACAAATCATTCATTAATTCAACAACATAATCATAACTTACTGCTACACCACTACTAACATTAATTACTTTACCAACAACATCCATATTACTAGATGCTTTTATTGCTACATTAACAGCATCTCTAACATGAATAAAATCATGCATCTTCTCATTAGAATTAGCTGGGAGGGCACATGGTCGACCCGCTATTGCAGCTTCTATAATTCTAGGCATAACTCGAACATTATTACTAAACCTTGTATGTCCATATATGCAACTAAATCTAAGAATTACAACTGACATATCATCTTCTGCAAATTGTTTATGCCAAGCCAAACAATACTGTTCAGCAGCTAACTTACTAATACCTATTGGTGTATTAGGACGAACAACATCAACACTTCGTGGAAAACCTTTAGAAGTTCCCTCGGCTCCATAAGTACCATAGATAGAATGGCACGAACCCAAAACAATTTTTTTAACACGTTTAACATTACAAGCATTTAATATACTTTGTGTGCCAATAATATTGGTAGATGAAACATTTTCTGGTGCTTCCCAAGACCTATTTAAATTAGTTTCAGCAGCAAAATGAAAAACAACACTTACATCTTCCATTGCCGCTAAAACATCCTCATACCTACATACATCACCCATTTTTATTTCTGCATAGCCCCTAACACTAGCTAGATTATCCATATTACCAGATATAAAATTATCAAGTATCCTTACCTTATAACCATCATTTACTAGCTTAGAGGCTACAGCCGAACCAAGAACTCCGGCACCACCAGTAATTAAAATGGGCATTACTTTAACCTTTCCTCTTTTTTTATACTAGTTACAACCGCCCTAACAATATCTTCATTCTTACCAGACTGCTTTTCTATCTCGTCTCTAACAGCCTTACCCTTATTCGGGGACAACTGTACCCCTCTAACTATAGTGCTGAGAGCTACCTTTTGAGCAGCAGTTTTCCTTGATTTCAACAGAATTACCACTAATACAACAATACTAAATATTACAATCAAAGCTAATGGTAGCCAAGGATAAAGCTCCATAGCTCTTGCAGCAAAAATAAGAGCAAAACCACCTATAGATACAACAATACCAATTTTTTTATTATACGGTATAAACATTGCTAATACTAAACCACCAATTACAGCTAAACTACCTATAGCAAACACAATAACCATGCCCATACTAGCTTTTCCTTCTGTTTTGGTAGTAACATTACTAGCTTTTGCTAATAAACCAGAAGGCAAAGAAACAACACCGGGTATTAACCCAAGTTCCTCTGATAGGGCATCATCATCCCCACTTATGTCTGTGGACGTTTCAGCAGATTCCGTTACCGTATCCTCACCACCAACAGTAGTAGTTACAGTTTTGGTTTCTACTATCAATTTAAGACCAAAAGGTACAAGCTCTTTTAGAGAAGCAATAACTACATCACCAAGACTATTTACATATTCACTTTCCTCAATATCTGACGGCACAGACCACACACGAACTATCTCTTCTTCCGTAATTGCAGAAGGAATAGATACCTGTTTATGAGCTACCCCGGATTTGGATTGAATTCTTGTAACAATAGGAAAAAGACCACTACACCCAACAAAGGAAAAAACAATTACCAAAATAGAAACTATTACCACAATCTTACTAACTATTGGTTTCATTAGCTGCCTCTTCCCTAGCTATTTGTTCTCTTGCCATAATAACCATTTGCCTATCCATATGTTCCGCCCGTCGCTTATTCCTTTTAAATTCTTTTTTTATCTGTCGATAACTCTTAATAGATGCTTCTTGCTTAACCTTTCTGAATAATTTAGCTGCATCATGCTTATGTTTTGCTCCACCAACTAAATCATTTCTACACTCTCGACAAACAAAAACAGAACTACCATCAGGAAAAACTTGCTTATACGCAACACCACTAATTACTTCCTCACAAGAATTACAAATAATCGCTTCATTACTCATTATCCTTCTCCTACAGGGGATTGAACCTCTGCCCTTCCAGTAGCATAGTAACCGTAAATAACTCCATTTGTGCTTTTTACTTGCACCCAATACCTAGCGTTTGTAGTTGTTGTTATTGTAGCTGTTTGTGCAGATGTGGCGTAAAACAAAAGAGTTGCCACATTTCCAGAAACAGTAACAGATGTTGCCGTTAACGTCAAGTCCGGCGTACCTCCATACTGACTTCTAGATATGAGCAATTCCCATGTCCATGCATCCGCACCAACTGGAAAATCCAAATCTACCCCCGACTGTTTACGTATTAAAATGACCCTAACTGCCCCACCTGCGGGGGGCCAACGTCCATTCCGTTTAATAGGTCCAGTACATTTTGTATAATCAAGCTCAACTACCATTTATCTTACCTCCCCTTCAATCTCTGGTGCTGAAATAATAACTTCAATTTCTGGTGCATCTACATTATCCTCAATTCCCGGTCCTACTACAACATACATATAACATGGAACTACTAACGCTGGTTCCGGGGACGATGATGTGGTGCTAGAACTACTACTGCTTGATGAACTTGTAGGTGAACTACTTGAGCTAGATGAACTACTAGAACTACTGCTGCTTGTAGGTGAACTAGATGAACTACTACTACTTGATGAACTTGTAGGCGAACTACTCGAACTGGATGAACTACTACTACTTGTAGGTGAACTAGATGAACTACTACTACTTGATGAACTTGTAGGCGAACTACTCGAACTAGATGAACTACTACTACTTGATGAACTTGTAGGCGAACTACTTGAACTGGACGAACTACTACTACTACTTGTGGGTGAACTAGACGAACTTGAACTACTACTACTACTTGTGGGTGAACTAGACGAACTTGAACTACTACTACTACTTGTGGGTGAAAACTAGACGAACTTGAACTACTACTACTACTTGTGGGTGAACTACTTGAACTGGACGAACTACTTGAACTACTTGAACTGGACGAACTAGATGAACTAGTAGTAGGGGAACTAGACAACCAACCACTAACTCGTGACCCATCTTGTATCCAAATTTCACCCTCTGCAACTATTTCATCTACAGCTAAATCATCTATAGCTTGAACAATAAAAACCTTAGACGGCGTTGAATTATACAATCTACCTAAATCAAGTTCAGCAACATAAAGACTTACATCATCATCACCCATGTCTGTATTTTCAACTGCTTCTAACTTTGGATCGACACAGGAACCTAAATCTACTTCCCACGTATCATCATCAAAATCAAAAACCTTATCATTAGACGGATCAAGGAACCTAAAATATACAGTTTTTCCAACCGTATACTCAGTAAAAAAATATTCCAAATCACCAATTAATGGAGTAGGCGTAGTACTACTTGAACTAGACGAACTACTACTACTACTCGTGGGTGAACTGCTCGTGCTACTGGAACTACTGGACGAGCTACTTGTACTTGTAGTGCTACTTGTGCTGGACGAACTACTTGTAGTGCTACTTGTGCTGGACGAACTACTTGTAGAACTACTTGTGCTGGACGAACTACTTGTAGAACTACTTGTGCTGGACGAACTACTTGTAGAACTACTTGTGCTGGACGAACTACTACTAGTTGTTGTAGTACCACCGCCTTCGTTCAGGTCCAGGTTGGCAACGTCCATGTCGCCTTTGCGCGTAGAGTATTGTTTGCCGTACGCATTGCAGGCGTACCGATAGCGGTAGCTGGATGGCGTGCTGCAATCAGTTACGCTCAGGTCGCCACCAGATATCAGGCTCGTACGAGCGGCATTGTCGTATACGTCGATTTCGCAGTTAGTACCGTCCCACGTAAACGTAGTGTAGTACCACGTGTCGCTTGCTGCCCCTATGCTGACACTATCGGAAAGGCCATCCTCATTGTTGAATGCTCGGATGTAGACAATGAATCCGGCGCCGTAGTAGACGTCACCACCCATTGCCTGATCGTCGTTCACGTTCCAATTATCAAACGTATCGTGGGTGTTGCTGACACCAATAAACACGTGCCCAAAATACGCATTGGTCTGGGCGGTGGCCCTTACGTTCACATCCCAATCGATGCCTGATGAGATATTGCCTGCGCCCTTATCCTCATAGACATAGTTCGCAGTCGCGCCGTCCGTCAACTCTATGAGGTTGGCACCCACGCTTATTTGCGTGCCGGATTTCGACCACGTTGTCCAATCTACGTATGCCATCTATCGCCTCAACTCCTCGACCACCTTCTCGATGAACACCACGTCCAGATCAATCGTCGCAAGCTTCGCCACGTCCGCTGTGGCGTCTGCCCGTGTTACGTGCTCCACCTGCACGATGTAATCCCCATCGAGCAACTTGACATCTACCTCTTTCAACGACGAGGACAAGTTGGCCACTGTGGCCATATCCTTCAGTGTGTCTACCTTGAGCAAGTTCCTTAATAGCGCCTTATACGTGTGCTTCCGTGGACGCCAGACTGCTTCTCTCCATGCCCGAAACGCCGCAAGGGGAGCGGGAATGTTCTTCTTGCTCTCTATCGCTTCGGCAAAAGCCTTCTCGCCAACCAGCGCGATGCTGGCCAGCCTAGCCACTTGCCCGCGCGAGTTATGCTCCTGACGGCACTTCTCTCGCACGGCCTGAATGTAGCGCAGGCACTCCTCCGGCGTCCCGTCCGGCACGGTCAGTTCATGCGTCAGTGCCATCATTTTTACATACCCCCTATTTATTAATTCGTAACCCACTAGCTATAACTAACTCTATTTCACTTATAACTTCATCTGTGCCCAAATCATCCACAGCTTGACAAACAATAGATTTAGCCGGAGCTAGGTTATAAAACGTTGCCAACTCAAAACTACCAATATACAAACTCTCATCCGCATCCCCCATATCTGTATTCTCTACAGTAGTTAATTTAGGGTCTGTACATGCAACCAAGTTTACTTCCCAAGTATCATCATCAAAATCAAAAACCTTATCATTTGATGGGTCAAAAAATCTGAAATAGACGGTTCTACTCGCAGTAAACCCAACAGTGAAGAACTCTACAGCCATATACTCTCCTTATGCAGCATCAAAAAGTCCAAGATTATTAGCCCAATTGTTATTGACTTGACCGTCAATATGTGCTACACTATACTTACTATGGCAAACCAAATAGACATTACTGGACAACGCTTTGGTAAATTGGTTGCACTTGAACGCTTTCGGCACCCTACAAATCCCAAAGGAAAATGTAAATGGCTTTGCAAATGCGACTGTGGGGTCGAAAAAAAGATTACTCTTCACCACCTTACAAGCGGTGCCACAAAAAGTTGTAGTTGCTTGAGAAGAAAACCCCAAGCCCCAGAACGATGGGTTTGGTCGTCCTACAAAGCCAACGCGAAAAAGAGGAAAAAAGAATTTACTATTCCACTTGAAACATTTGCCTATTTGCTTCACCAACCATGTTTTTACTGTGGTAAAGAACCTGCCCAACTTATTCCAATTACTTACTACAAAAAAAAGAAGCTTGTTTACAATGGTATTGATAGATACGATAACTCCAAAGGTTACATTACCAACAATTGCGTACCATGCTGCAAACAATGCAACTATGGAAAACAAGAATTCTCTGCAAAAGAGTTTCTTGACCATATTAAACGTATCTATAATCATTTTAATCTTTCCTCAAGCTGTATCAAATAAACCAAGACTAACTAATGCATCAACAATATCACTAAAATTTGCCCAATTATTAAAATTTGCTTTAGCTCTCTGATTAACAGGAGTCGCACTAAAAAATCCAACAGTACCACCATCATGGTTTAAAGCACCCGTCATATTTACATCTTTAATAAATAGATCACCATCCTTATCCCATTCAAATAATGTTGCTACAAGTATTTTTGCAGTTGCTAATGTAACAGCACCGGGGGCACTCACTCTACTGCGTAAAATCTTAATCCAATACCCTGTATCACCAGTACCCCCCGCAGGGTCTTCACTAGACCAATCTGTCAATGTACCACTTGACCAACGTATTAATCCATCTTGTTTCCCACCATCTGTATCATCAGCGGGATAAAATTGTACCCATGCGGGACTACTATCATAATACCAAAACGTAAATTTTTCATCTTTCGTAGCAGCGACTGTAAAAAGTAATTCAAGTTCATCAAACTTATCCGCATTTCCTACTAAAATACCATCCCCATTACTTACCCAAATACTTTGACCATCAATGTTATCTGTGTACGTAGGACCAGAGGTCAACCGACAAGCGTAGTTTGCGCCGGGAGAGGCCAGAGCACCCGAATGCTGGTGAACAGGAGCTATCCCCGCATGAACACCTATTCCCGATACACTTCCTGCAAGCACCCCTGAGATAGCAACATCCACTCCATGCACATCTGAAGATGCGTCAAGTGCAGCTACATTTAAAACAATATTATTGGCAGTATACTCTGCCTTTACTTCTGAACCTGTCGTAAATCTAGTTGTCATGTATCCTTCTACAATATCCAAAGCTTGCTCACCAACTGGCATGACAAGTCGAAGGCCCTCTAAGTCAGGATTATTTGTTACATCCACTCCAGACAAATTAACAGCTATCCCCCTAATTCGAGTATCAACCCCACTCGGATCAAGATTATCACCTGTTACTCTTAAACCTACCCAATGCACACCAGCACCAATAGCTACACTTGCACCAATATCAATAACTCGATTTGTTGCTCCCGCTAAAGTACCAGATTCAAATATTTGAGCAGCAGTCCAAGTATAAGATTTATCAGGATTAACGCCGTCAGGATCAAGGTACATTATTCTCCTCCCACTCAATAGTAATAAACCCCCGCTTATCCGGCCCATCCTCAAGCTTTACATTAAGAATACCCTTATCTAATGGAATGCCAACAAATTCTGCGGCACTCACTAATTGTTTACGCAATCCATCAAGACGTTTTTGTGCATCTTGTACTACTGCATTCAATTCAGGATAAATTGCCAACCACGTAGCCAATTTTAATGCTTGCTCGTACGGTATTTGCTTAGTAGCCATCAACCCCGCCTCCATCGCCTATTCAGAAATCTTAACCATAACTTCGGTACACCATGACGCGCCCAAACACCAGCCCAAACACCTAATCCAAATGCGATAAATACACCTGCAATTTCCATAAACTCTTTCATAATCATTCCCCAAAAAGAAAACCCCATGCTGGCCGGATAGAGCCAACATGGGGCATCATCTCGACTGCTCTACTACCGCCGCTAATTAGTATAGCATATAGATAGTAGTAAGACCAACAAAAACCAAGATATATGCTTATTCTTGATTAATTTCAGTATTATTTAATTGTGCCATTTCCTCATACTGTTCAACATCCCACGAATGTCCATTTATACAAGTTTCTGTAATACGAAGCCTCCATTTCCAAAAGCCATCTTTCGCTCCATCAAGAATACAATCACGAACTGACTTCTCACGTACAGCACCACATACTGGACATTTTCTTGGTTCCATTACTCACCCCCTTTATCATCCCACTCCTGTGCAATTTTAGAATGTGACTTCCACTGCCAATCACCAGTATCGGAAGCATACTCAGCATAACCTAATTCCGCAGCATTACTTTTCATAGCATTATTACCATACGAATAACCAACACAAAAAATAAATACAGCCATAAAAAGAACAATTGCTATTTCAGCCCAAATATCACGAATATATTCAGCATATTCATTCATTCTATCATCACCTTTTCTTAACAATAGCATTAAGACGACTCATACAAAAAGCAACTCCCCAAAGACCGGGCGTAAAGGCTGCCATTACAACGCCGAAGAATATGTAAAAATCAGAGGCAAACACATCCTCAGAAAAAGCGTAATTAATAGCACATATCCCAAAGACAGTAAGAAGAAGCCCAACAACAATACACAAAGCCTGCACAGCCGTAAAAAACAAACCTGTTACACGATTCTCCCAAGTGGGGCCATTATACCTTGTCATTTTACTTACCTTTCTATATTACTTATTTAGAATCCAAACCAACAGTCAAAATAGCCGGATTAAGCACACCATTCGACTTATTAGCTTCTTCTCCCTCATGGCTAACCTGTTGTTTTACATTCCACCACTTACGAAATTCATCACCACGCGGATGAAAATATGCAATCCACTGAGCTACACATCCTGCCATAAATCCAGTAATGCCAAATCCATTCATTTCCTTTTCTGACTGTTCACAAGTTTTACCTAAATCCAAAGCCTTGCCAACAGCAACAGTTGCCTTAACTACACCATAACCATAATCATCACGATTATTATTTACAACTTCTACCCATTCCTGTTCCATGCCTTCTTTAACGGTCAAATGCTCATCCATTTTACTTACCTTTCTACTTTATCACTAGTTGGGACTTCCCCATATTCTTCCCCATAATACCCATCAAGAACTTTATGAATTCTGCCAAGAAGTTCCGGCACGTCCTCCATTTCTTGTTCTATTTGCTTATCCATTAAATTTATAGAACTGTCTACATCAACTGATTGATAAGCTGTCTGAATTCTCTCCAACTTAATCAAAGCATCCAATAAAGACGACGCCAAATTACTATTACCCATAACACCCTTCTCCTTTTCTAACTTTATTATAAAATGGTGGGCAAGGTGGGATTCGAACCCACACGGAGGATTGTCCCCCGGCGGCTTTTAAGGCCGCTGTCTCTGCCTTTTGACCACTCGCCCATATTGGTGCATGAGGCGGGACTTGAACCCGCAACCTACAGATTAAAAGTCTGTTGCTCTTATCCAATTGAGCTACTCATGCTTAGACATATCCACTTCATAAAAAGGGCCATTTCCCTTACGCAAACTACAAAAAGGTATCCAACCCCCATCCCTTAATAGACATAAAGAATACGCATCATACATCACTCGCATCTGATAAACAGTCTTTAAAATAGTTTCATCTCTTACTCCCCCACCATGCTGAAGAACTTCTATAGCTTCATCAAAATCTAACGGAGTTATATCTTCATGCCCCATTTTCTTTTTCCTCCTTTGCCCTTTTACAAATATTATAAATAGTTGACGCCGACCAAGGGCCACCACTCCTATTAAAAATTCCAACCATATTAAGATTATCCACAATTTCCCTATAGGTACAACCCCTTTTCCTCATATCCAAAATACGTGACACCGTACCCACCTCTCCCTCTTTTGCACCAAAAGGCTTACGCCCTTCACATCTACCAGTTTCTCGCTTCTTAGCCTCTCTAGCAATACGCAACTTTTTAACAAGCATGGACTTTTCAAGTTCTGCAAACACAGCCTGAATTTGAATCAATGCCCGCTTCATAGGATCGGACATATAAGCCTCAGTTACGTTTTCTCCTGTATCCGCAACCATCAGAGTTACCTTGTGGGCAGCAAGCCACATAATAGCCTGCTCCTGCACAATAACAGACCTAGCTAGCCTATCAAGCCTCTCAACAACGATAATACGCACACCGTTCAAACTGGCTATCATCTGACCAAATCCCGGCCTATCCAAAGCATCACACGTTCCGGTGTGTACATCTTCAAAAGTTTCTGTAATATGTATATGCCTAAGAGCAGCAAACTTATTTATACCATAAATCTGCCGATCAAAACCATTTCCAGCTTCTTGTCCCTTACCACTTACTCTAATATAAGCAAATGCTTTTTCCATCTCTTGTTCTGACATAATCCACTCCCTTTCTTTGTTTCAGGGTTACTATAGTATTATACCTATACATCCCAGGAAGTGTCAGGATTTTCCCCATTTTTATCACTTTTAGAAAATTTATAATATTCTTGCAGTAACCCATCCAATTCTTTATCTCCAGATTGAAACTTAATATTAGAAAGGTTCCCCAAAACTGTTTCTTGCCCACCTAACAAATCTATTGATCGCAAACTCATCTTAGCACCACAAATCTTATAACCTTCTTCCCAACTTTCATTTTTACCAGTATTAGACATTTTATTAGCAAGTCTACTAACAAGTTTCCAAAAAGTAAACCTATACGCTTCTCTTATTCCATCCACTGTATGCACATTTTGAATTAACAACTCAAATGCTTGCAATATAGTTATAGTATAATCTGCCCACTCATCACTACTTGGCTCTCTGCTCAACGTAGCAAATGAAGTAAGCTCATCCATTATTTTACTTATTTCATTAGCAACCTCTTGATTTGCAGCATTTTGCAAACCTTCCCCATCAGAATTTTCCTTCTTCTTTTTAGAATCATCATCCTTCCCATAGTCCTTATCAGGGTCAAGCTCCATATTATTATAATCCATAAATTGCCTACCTTTCCTTGTTACAGGTGTCATTTGTATTCTATCTTATTATACACATGAAGCACCCAAATAGGCACTACCTATACTTTCTATGCCGATTAGGAGAACTCAAAGCCCTACGAAGCCTACGCCTAGCATTTCTAAGTATAGTAATAGCCTTTCTATACCTCCTACGCTCCCTTGCGGAAAGATATTTTATCTCTATATCAAAATTTTCCATTTCCGCAATAACAGACTTAGCATTCGTCAAACCCCTAATAAATGAATTCTTTTTATGCACACAAGTAAAAGAAGAATCATCATATGAAAGAACAAACCTATTTGGCACACGACAATTTAATGGACACCCAATACAATTACGTAAATATTTTTTACAAAAAGCACACACACCTTTAGAAGCTACAATATTTTTTATCTTTAAACTCTCAATTATCATTTCAACGTCTTTACACTTAACTTTAATCCTATGTTCACCAACACCCTTCTCTCTATGAATTGTAATCCACATTTTAATTATACTTTCTATGCCGATTAGGAGACTTCAAAGCTCTACGAAGCCTACGCCGGGCAGAATTAAGTGTACTAACAGCCTCAAGATGTTTATTTATTAAATCCCACTCACCATGCAAAGCACACTCATTAAAAACCTTGTTTGACAACAAAATATCATCTCTAGCCCTTGTAGTATTCCAAATAAAAGAACCTTCAACATGAACACAAGCACTCACATATTCACCCACTCTATTACCCAAAAATACCTCATGCACATTATAAAAAAGAGGACATCCTACACATCCTTGTTTATAATCCAAACCTTCAGAATACTTCTTACACAATGGACACACACTCTCAATACTTTCAACACTTGCCACTCTAATAGCTTTTACTGTTAAACTATCAAGAATCATTTCAACATCTTCACGCTTAACCCTAATTCGTTCCTCAAATTCCTTAGTACTATTAATTGTAATCCACATTTTAATACTTTCTATTTCTTCCGGGATGCTTCAAAGCTCGGTACAACTTCTTACGCAAATTAGACAAATCACGAATAGCCTTAACTTGCGAACCATCTGCTTCCCCACCAGTACCATTATATTTAGTATAAGTAAATGCATCAAACTCACGCACAGCCTTTGTAATTTCATATGACAATGAACCTTTAACATGCAAACATACAAAAACATCAATATTCCTATTCGGATTATTAGGATTCGGTATTGAATCAACTATATCTAAAGGACAGCCAAAACATGAAAAACCATTTTTCTTATTTACTCTATGCTCATACTTATTACACAATGAACATCTACTCTTCCCACTTTTATAAGCAGCTACAATATTCTTTATCCTAAGAGAATCAATAACCATTTCAACATCTTCACGCTTAACTCTAATCCTATGCTCAAAATCCTTCGTCCTATACACTGTCATCCACATTTTACTGTACCATCCTTTCTACTATATTATACACATGAAAAGTACAACAATTAGTGTTATAAAAAAGAACTACTCTAGAAAATCCTTTTTTTCAACTAATCTTTTTCTCAGTAACTCACACTTATGCTCCAATGCACGATACTTACTTCTCATAGCACGTAAATCCACACCATGCTTATATTTATCACCAGTCCCCCAACATTCATCACATACATCACCCGTAATCATACAACCACCAACACCACCCGACCATGTTGAAGTAGATGCATAACTATGCCTACCAGAACCCTGACATTTATCACACGGTATATCAATTCCCCGCCACGACAACATCCTTTGCCAACAATCTTCACTAGTTAACATATTATCTTTTTATCCCCACTACTCTGGAAAATCCTTTTTTCTAGCGTTACTATAACCCCTTTCAAGAATATCAAGTATTTGATCTACCCTAATACGAGCACTAAGCAAATACTCTTTCAAAATAGACCATTCAGACTTAGAAAGAAGAATATCATAATGAAGAAAACGAAATAACCTATATTCAGCAATACCTGTATTAACTGCCACTTCATAAAGTAAATCCTTATCATCAAAAATTTGTAGAGCAGACTTAACATTAACATTTATCAAAGCTTTTTCACGTTTTTTATTCTTTCCAGATACCCTTACCATATTCACCTACCCCCTTACCCTATCATAGGAGTATATTTGTGTAAAATAGCATCAAATGCACTATCACATATTCCTACAATCCGGCGTAATTCTGAAAGAGGTACATCAGCGGGTGCATTCTTATACAAAGATATAATTATATCTGCCTCAAAATCATTCAAAGCCGTATCCCGTGCTTCTTGAAGCTCATTTTCAGTAAAACAACTATCATTACTTATTTTCTTTTCTGTATCCATTACCCACCTACCCCTTTCGTAACATCATAACCTTGCATTTCCTCATATGCAAGCAAAGCCCCCCATAAAGACTTATAATTTAATAATATAGCTTGGTGTGCAATATATGCTTCCCTTTCTGCTTTATCTGCCAATTCCTTTCTACGAACTTTATCAAGAACACATCTCTTAGCTAAATGCATTGCATCTACCGACTTGCGAAAATGCATAAGTAATTCTTCAAATTCTGTCAGACCAAGAGCAACTTCTTTCTTGGACTTAGACACCACAGATGGCCTAGGCCCTTTACACAATGGCGTACAATTTAAACTATCTCTACGCATCACCTACCCCCTTTTATTCTGGCCACAAATCACCCGCAGACGCATTACCTTCATTTTCTTCAAATTCTTTAACTATCTTTTTTAACTGAACTACCTCAGCCTTAACTTTATCTATTTTATTTTTTAACTTCGTAGCTATCTGTATCCATTCCTCAACAAAACCTTTTACTTGAACAATATGCTCATTCAAAAACTCCTCTTTTGCACAAACACTACAATACTTCTGCCCATCACCACGCATTTTAAGACACGCTGCCGGATGCCCGCAGATTTGCACAATAACCTGCAACCGCAACTGTTCAACCTCAGTCTTTAACACGTCACGCTCACGTTCAAGCACACCAACCCAACACTTCTCAGTATGGCCCCCTTCATCCCCCCCGCCACAGAAGGGGCATGTCCCGTTGCCCACGTCATAATCCGCCAACTCCACCAGCCGGTCGCAGACGGCGTCGAGAAGATCGAACCTCCATCTAGGGTCGCCATCGTGGTAGACTTGGCTCAGCTCCGCCGCCTTCGGGCACACCTCCGCCAGCCGCGTCTCATCAAGTTCATTTTCACCCATTATTATCTTCTTTCATACCTTTCCTAAATTTAATAACTATATCAACACTAGTAAGTATAAAAGCAAAAATAAACACTGTTAAAATCATACTAATACCCGCAGAAATAAGATCAGTAACAACTTGACTAACAGGAGTATGATAAAGATAACCGGGATGAACAAACATAGCCGTGGGTAAGTCCATTGTTATTTCTCCTTTAATTTATCATTAAGCCATTGAAGAACAATAGCACGAATAGAATCTTTTGCTGCTTCTTCAGCAAGAAATATCTTTTTAATATTCTCCAACGTATAATAACCATCACCCGGTTCAATCGTCACTGATTCCAAAACACGTACATTCATTAAAGCTTCAAGGTACAAAGGAAAATCTTCTGTACTCCTAATATAAACATCAAACTCCCTACAATGCGCATTACAAAGCCGAACAGACACACCACCAGCAAGATTATATGACTCTCCAAACGTATTACATAACTCACACATTGTCTTTCTCCTTTTCTTCTGTTTCTACATCAGAAATCTTCTCTTGCCGACCCCTAATTGCAATTGAATGTGTAACCCCAAGCATAAGACCCAAAACAAGTATAAGAGGCCACACTAACATAGGCGCAATCTTATCTACATCGGGTAACGGTGACACAGGCTCTTTCCTACTCGCCAATCCTACAACTATTGCTCCAATAATCAAATACACTAACACACTTATAATCCATATCCACATTGTTATTTCTCCTCTTCCTTATGTTCTTCTTTTATAATAACTCCAAATTCACAAGCATCACAAACAATACCATGTTCATCTTCACACTGGTCATTTACTGTAAAATAAGCATCCAACAAATGCCATCCAAATGGACAAAATAACTTACGCCATATAGCCAATACAAAACGATTACTCAGAATACCAGGGTAGGTCACACGCACTAAACTTGGATCAAAGTATTTCATTATTTTCTTTCTTCTTTACTATAATTATCAGCCAACATCATAAGAAGATTTGCTACATCGGCACATTCATTTTCCACGACACAACTTGAAGCCCGCATTGCAACGGCATAGTGTACTTCCACCAGTTCCTCTTTAGCGCGTTCAAGTAAATAGGCCACTGACATCGTACTCCATGCACCCTTATGCGCGTGCTTATAGAGCTTTCGTAACATGGCTTGGCGAAAGTGTTCAGTGGTTGTCTTATAAAGCATCACATCGTTTGATGCCTGTCCGTCACCTTCATCAGGTCGCCCCATTATTTACTCCTTTCTTTACAAACATTGGAGGGCCAGGATGGAATTGAACCACCTACCTTGTGTTCCTAACACACGCTCTAATAAGCAAGCGTCCTTGCAAATAAGTTGCGCAACTTATCTCATTGAGCTACTGGCCCTGTAATCTATTTAATTATACTTTCTATGTCGATTAGGAGAATCCAAAGCTCGACTTAATTTACGCCTAATATTTCTAAGACCACGAAGAGCTTTAGCATATGTACGCTTATTACAAAAAACATGTTCATTATAATCTGCAACATCTGCTCTACAATCTATAATCTTTAAACCAAATGCAGACGCTTCACAAATAAGTTTATTTGACCAATCCTTTACAATTACATTAAGAGGACAACTCCCACAATTACCATCTCCTACAGTTCCCTCTGGATTATACTTTACACAAAGTGAACACTCTGAAGAAATCTTAATTTGTTCAACTGTCAAAGAATTCATCATTTCTTCAACATCTTCCCTTTTAACCCTAATCCTAAGTTCTTTACCATTCTTCTTTTTATCAAGTGTAATCCACATTTTACAATTCTCCTATTTCTCTTTTCTACTAAGAACAATTCAAATTCCTACTGAGTCCCGGATAGTCTACTATTAGGTTTTGTCGCTCTAGTTCTGTCAACATATTTACAGGCCACTCTATTAGTTCTGCCTCTTCAAGATTAATTACACGATCAGCGTAATTACTCCCTGAACTTACACTTGAAGAAAGTATACCTACTCTTACAAAATTCTCATAACAAGCAAGAACCAACAAACCCTCTCCTACCCATGCATAATTAACAATATTATTCGACATCCTATTTACCCAACCCTTAACCGTCACTAACATTCCACGCTTATACTTCATAATAATACTCCCTTTCTTTTTAGTTACCCCCCTAATAGAATAGGGCACAACTCCTAACTAATAGGGGGGCAACACAGCGTAGTAACGGAAGGGCCTTATCAGTATTAGAAGCAGCCCATAAATAGTCTATGCCTAGAACTATTTACATTTGAGCACATTACTCCCATAACCCATCAGTTACTCACCTACTCTATTACACACTTACCTACACTCAATTATCTACACTCATCTGTATCTACATTCAATTGCATTGTCTTTTCTTCTTTTTCTTTAGCAAGTTCTTCTATACTAAGAATATCAAACTTATCATTAAGCCATTTATGAGCAATATTACGAACTTTTTTTTGCAATTCATATTCCCTAATAAGAGCCTCCCCAAGAGCTATTGTAGAATCCCCTTTTTCAGCAACTTTAACAGCAATAGCAGTGTAAATCCAACTATTATAATCTTCACTATTAACTAGAAAAACATCAAATTCCCTACGATGCTTATTACACAAACTCACAGCAATACCACCAGCAAGCGAAACATCCTTACCATACCCATTACACAGTTCACACATCATTTTCTTCTCCCCTTTCAAAGTAGTAGAACAATTTCCCATTCACCCTATTATACACTTACCTATGCTCAATCTATTACTAATATCTTTTTATTCCATCTTATTAAAACATCACCACTTCTTGGGATTTCCATTTTTTCTTCTTTTATTTCCATACCCCCTTTATAACTTCTCCCATGTATGCTGCATGTAGAGCAATCTGCACGCTACGATTCCTTTCCCTCTAGGGTCAAACCCAATGAAACGGTGCAAAAAGGGGGTATTTTATACATATATGGGCATATTTTATACATATGTAGACATTTTAGGTTCCCTTTTTTACAATATACCCCCCCTATTTGCCCATTATCCGCATTTTACTACGACCCCTGTGCATTGCTCCATGTGTTTTATACTTTTTCAGGTATAAATGACCATTTATTGTAATATATGGGGTGTTTTTGGGCATTTTTATCTATTTTGAGCTATTTCGGTCCTTTCCCTCTAGGGTCAAAGTCAATAGACTGTATGTATTTTTATATTTATTTTGTTAGGTATTGGGGTTTACGGTGTTATAGGTTTATATTAAATAGAATTTTTTGTCAAAAATCACGACGTAGTGGGGTTGTAGGCCCGCGATGTGGGGGTGCCGTTTTTTCTTGACCGTCCCCCCCATGTGGCAGCGATAGCAAAAACATTTGTATAGTGTTCTCTTATACTTAATATATTGCACATATAAGCTGCCATTAGGGCATAAACTATACACCTGTATAGCTATCTGTCCACCAATCTACGGATTCATGGACATAGATTATTATTATCACATATATAGGGCGGCATTCACCTGAAATATTCACGTCATTGCCCCATCTACCCCCCTTGTGGCAGTGCCGGCAGTTGCCCCTTATAAGAACCTTGTGGCTGCCTGGAAATACTATTTTTTGCATACTAAAAACCCCATTGATACTACGTGATAGCCAATAAAATATAAACTGCATAACATGGCTACACTACACCCCCTATAATGCATCATGTATATCAATCCATAGTAATAACAGTAATATCTCCCTGAGAACCTACTAACCTTATCTCTCTGCTATGGTCTATCTACCTATGATGGGCCTTGACAATCTCTGTGGTGGCCTTGACGGGCCTATGCTGACCTTATCTCGCTATGCTGGCCTTGACGGGCCTATGCTGACCTTATCTCGCTATGATGGGCCTTGACAATCTCTGTGGTGGCCTTATCTCCCTATGCTGGGCCTTGACAATCTCTGTAGTGGCCTTGACGGGCCTTATCTCTCTGCTATGGTCTATCTACCTATGCTGGCCTTATCTCGCTATGGTGGGCCTATGCTGGCCTTATCTCACTGTAATCACCTATGCTAACCTGTGACGGGCCTTATCTCCCTGTGACGGGCCTTATCTCCCTGTGACAGCTATCTACCTATGGTGGCCTTATCTCGCCTTGACGGGCCTGTGACGGGCCTATGCTGGCCTATTACCTACACGCGCGCGAAGAGGAGTACAAAAAGAAAGGGCTCTCCGGTTAAGAAGAGCCCTTTACTACTATCCGACTACCTAACTAGCCTACTCATGCCAAAGACATACTCGATAAACCCTTAACCACAACCCAGCGATAACGTAACCGACATGCCTAACACTACCTTGTTCAGTATCTACATACATTTTCTCCACATGCTGGCGATCAAAACAATCAAGTAGCCATTTGCGCGGCGGATTGTTACCTATGTGATAAGTTTGCCCATACTGGTCAATTGCCATGTACCCGATAACCTTATCCATCATCTTACTCCCAATCAAAAGAACCCTTTACCACTATCCAACTAGGATCCTAGCTAGCCTATACGCAATCCCATATCAAAGCTCCAGCGAGATCGTATAGCGACATGTTGCCGTGATCATTCACTACTAGGGCATACTCGACACCATCGGGCATTGTGCCAGGTCTCTCGTCTGCCTTGTAGACAATACCGTCTTGACAATCCCATTCAAGACTATGATGGTCAATCCAAAAACCATAGTCCGCACCATCGCCTTCAGAAGCCCCAAAATACACGTATGCAGGACAGATACCATCTAAGGCGTCGAACAGTTCGTTACATATCCATCCTGCGTTGTCCTTATCGGTGTCGAGTATGTACCCATCGTCCATTCGTTCAGCTATCCTATCCCATTCCGTTTGCTTTTCCTTAACGTCTACTCCAGCAGTAGTCAAGACGTCCAGGAATGCCGGTATCAAATCTCGCTCCAACATGGTGCCAGTGGAGATACTTCCCAATCCGGGCCATTTGGTTTGCTTTTCTACTTTTGCCATAGTCAATCACCTGTTTCAAAAAGAAAATCTGTTGCGCCGAGAACTATATTCTTTACCCGACCAATCTGGCCAGTGGGAAGTACTTCTTTCAAGGTGATTCGCAGATACTCAGTTCCTACCGGAGTTGTATCGGGAATTGCGACTATCGGACAGTGTTTCCAGATATGTACTTCCACTGCTATGCTCTTTCCCCTTACTTCCGTAGTCATCATCTGATTACCAGTGCGAGTAACTGCCTTGCCTTTACCCTGTAGTGAGCCCCTAAACCTACTCATGCCATAATCCTCCTATAAGAGGCAACCAGTTCCCGCTCTCTCCGGTCCCTAGTTTTGACACTCAACAAGTTTCGCTTTTCCACCATGCTACGCGCGCAAGCTTCGCAACAGACCTTGTGACCTATGCTTCGCGCGTAGTTAACATTAAGTACCGGCACGTACGCCCACCTACTACCTTTGATATAGACTTCGTAGGGCACGTAGGGCGGGCAAGAATTGATAATTTTGCCGCAACGGTCGCAAATCTCCCTATAATCCATCTTTGCCATATTTACTGTCCCTTTCTCGCCTTGATAATCGCTCGGTTCCTATTACTGGCGACAACACAAGCGCATCGTTCACAGTAGATTTTACCCACGAATGTACTGGGCGTAGGCTCAACGTACCAAAATCCATCGTACTTGCGATAAACACAATAGTTAGGGTAAAACTCGCCTTTACAGGTAGCACACACTTCATATCTCACATTTACCATGTTTACTGCTCCTCTCTTATCTTGATTTGCTCAGCGGCGCAAAGACAAACGCTTATAGGCGCGTTCATACAAACGGTTGACACGGCGTAATTCTCACTTCGCTTCAGACAATCCGGCTGGATTACATTTGCGACAATAGATTACCCATCGGATTGCTTTTTGCACATTGTCACAAAGCCTATTCACAGTACCGCACATGCGCGTTTCCATGTCCATACTACTTTTCCCCCTGTTTGGTGTCATAGTCTATTTCTTTGAAATCGACCATTCCCTATACCACCACGATAATAGTAATCACTATGCAGGCGAGTACGACTATCAGACACCATTCCAACCTAGCCACCATAATTTCATCTTCTTGGTGCATTAGTCCAGTTCCCCACCAACAAGGTAGACGGTATCGTCAATGTCAAACGTCCCTATGTCCAGTGCAGACCAATCCACCCGTTCCCCTTCTTGCAACAATTCCTCAATTTCTGCCCGTTCTGCCTCCGTGTTCGCCCCCACCATACTTGCCATCTTTGCTGCCATTTCCCGACTCCCTATTAAGACAAATCGAGTACACGATTGTGAAACGCCATGAAAGCCGAATTGTAGCGTTTACGCGCAGATTCTACCTTTGCAGGACGTACGGCCTTTGTCCATGCGAGAAACTCGGTTGCACGATGCAATTTCCGAAGCAATTCGTCAAGACTAATCCGCGCCGCCATTTTGTCCATCTTTACTCCCATTTCCCGACTCCCTATCTAATGGTAGATGCAATCCTATCACGGATTGTACCTTGTGTCAAGGAAAAAAAGAAAAACTGTATCAAGGCCAGTAGGTCGGGCCAGAGGCAAGGCCAGAGGCAAGGCCAGTAGGTCGGGCCAGAGGCAAGGCCAGAGGCAAG